TTACTGTTTGGCACCATCTTTTCTGAATATACTGATGCCTTCTTCCTCTTCCGCTATCTCTATCATCTTCTCGAAGGCACGGCTACGCATCTTCTCCAGCTCCAAAGAACGACGCAATTCCTCTATGCGCTTTTGAAGGGACTCCATATCTGTCAAATCCGATTGCTTGGGAACCATCTGTAACCTCTCTTTTGTTTCTGATGGCAAAGGTAACTGGTCCGATCCCACTGGGTATTCTTTTAGCCATCTATATATGCAAGGAGGGCTCAAAGAATATTTCTTCGTTATCGCATACTTGCTCATTCCGCTACTGTAATACTCGCGTAACACGGATAATTTAAAGGGTTCCGTGAACACTCTTTTGGGCTTTCTTTTGATCATTTCTATACTTTTTAGCCCCTTAAAAGTGTCAAGCTATTTCAGGACAAGACACAGTCGGAAAAAGAAAGAACCTCTTGTCGATCCCTCCCCCCAAAAAAGTATCTTAAGTACATCGGCTCACGCACCTAAGATACTTTGCCAACGAAGTTATGACACAAAAAAGGGAGACTCTTTTAGAATCTCCCTCGTGATCGGGCTGGGATTCGAACCCAGGACCCACAGCTTAGAAGTATTTCTCCATTTTGTATCGTATCGATTTATACATCAAATATTTATTATCACGTTTTAACAGGGCAAGGATACGCTAAAGAACATCATATCATTTTTGCGTATGGCTTTCTCGTTAAAATCTCACGACTTTAGGCTTTTTCTGTAATACATAATATAAAGCCCTCACGCTATCTAGCGGTAAAGAGAAATCGGAAAACTCTGGAGATGGGTTTAGTGAGTGCAACGTTATCTTACCCTCGTCCATATCGCAGCCTGTCATCTGCTTTATGAGGACGGATGTCCCAAACACGACAACCCAATAAGGATGATCCTTATATCGCAGCCCATCTCTCCAATGCGATCTATCCAGCTCCCTAACAAGGACGACATCGCCTTCCTCAAAACTCTCTCTCGTCCCGTTGTCCATGCTGTCCCCTTTAACCTCAAAAGCTAAATATCTCCCATGGACAATCCGATCCCATTCGAAAGACTCGGTCTCCCAATCCTCCTTATCCGGATCAAGACGATCGCTTTCGTTAGCAAACCTGCCATAAGCGCAAAACGGCACCTTGCTGACAGTCATACGATATCGACCATTTCCTAAGTCATAGAATTTAACGCCATTATTATTCTCAATTAAGAAATCTCCTTTTTTATCAGCAGACGCAGACACAGCTTCGACAACCACAGGAGAAGATTTTAGCATATCACCCTCTCCAGTAAAAAGCCATCCAGGGTTAACCGAGGGAAAGGTTGTCAGTATTTTATCCAATACCTTTTTACCATTATCCCTATTTATCCAATTTCCAACGACCTGCCTACTTACTCCTACCTTATCGGCAAAATCCGCATTTGATTCACAAAAATGTGTGATAACTTTTAAAATCCTATCTCCGTTAGCTTCCATATTCATATATTTGTTTACACACATCCACTATAAATGATGTAGTAATGATTATTCTGGCATAACTCAACAATATCCCGCAATCCTTCAACGACACAAGCTAAAGCCAATAAATTCAATAACAATATATTAATACCATATGACAACATAAATAATCATTACGTAATAAATATGGTATCAAGAGATAAAAACAGCATCTTTCGCTACATATATTTTAACAATACAAGCCTCATATAGTTAAACTATACTTATGTAAACATTATTGTTTAAAACAAACTTGCCATGTTCACATTTTTGTTTACCTTTGCAGTAAACAAAATAGATGAACATTGTTTACTGCAAAAATAATAAAACAAATGAATAAAACAGCAATAAAGACAGTAAAAGTTAGAAGCTTAACATCAATACTGAGAGATCTCGGTATTGGAGACACAGTAAAAATCGATAATAATATATTGAGTGTCAAGTCTATTGTATGTAGACTAAATAAAGAAGGATACACATTCGTGACTTCGACAAAAGGCTTAGAAAAAGGTATAAAGGTAAAACGGGAAAAGTAATGATAAACGAGGAAGCATTAAAAATAGTCCTTAACGATAAGACCTTTGGGCAAAGGACGGCAGCCTCCATAGTAGGAGGACGTGGAAGGCTCTACGATTTGGTAGGGAAGGGACTTATCAGATGCGAAAAACCAACAAAATCTCAGAACGGGAAATGGTTTTGTAACGCTTGGGATTGCATCAAATACGCCACCTTAAAATAGGTGGATAACGCCGGGTAGCACGTAGCAGGAAGCGTCCCTCTCTCCTAAAGAGGAGTAGAAATACCCCGTGGGTTCGAATCCCACCCCGGTGACCAAAAAAGAGTTCTTTGACTTATTGAGAAAAATCCTTATGGCTATCAAAAGGTATACGAGATATAAACGGGATAAGCGTAAGGTGAAAATACAGGAATGGACGATAGTCCTTGCTCCCGATGTAGTTTAATCGGTTCCGGTATTGGATTTATACATATAATTAATAATGTATATATAATAAGTACGATCCCATTCGGGTATCCTTGCGGTGGTTGGTAAAGAAGACCGTATCGTACTAAATAATACGACTTTTCCTACGAGTCGTATCTAAGATATAGCAGGAGGTTAATACGCCCAAAAGTATGACAGATTGGACAGACAATCATAAGATGACGACAGATCGGAAAGACGGTCAATCCGAGAACTACGGATTTACATTAGTGATTAATACTCCCCCACCCGTCTATGATTCGAGTTCGAAACCGTTGGAGGTTGTGGGGGAGCGAACATTAAAATATAAAGAATATGGAAAATGAATTACAAGGAAATATCCTTGGCACAGGATTTACCGGCAATGGATTCGAGATCTCTCGAAATCCCAATGTAAGCAGCTTAGACGGTTTTTTCGTTAAAGAAAGATGCGATAGATTTTCAATGGCCTTTGCCTCATTATGTACAACGATCACTAGCGATAAAATCCATTTAATAAAAACGACAAAATTATTGAGAGTATGAAAAAGATCCTTTCTATCCTTAGGGGTAAAAAACAGACAGATCGACTGTCAGAGTTAAGGAGTCAAGAGATCATGAGAGCGCTTGACTCGGCGTTAAACAACGTAGAGGAGCAAAAGGTATTAGCCGACATCCGGTATCACGAGGAGATAAACAACCTAGGTGACGACGGGGTAGATTACAAGAGCAAGATCAATCAATTGATCGAGTATAAGGAGACGATTATCAACGCGGAAAACACCATCCAAGCTATCAATGAGATCAAGAACGATCTCGAGAGCGAGGTTGAAGACATCAATCCATGATACCATGAATGAGATTTATTGGATCACAAGGTTAGATGCCATACAAACGTTGGCGATAATCGCAGTATTTATCTTGGGGATATTTACATTCTTGTATATTCTCTTCTGGATTATGGAAGATGATGAAAAAGACAAGTCTAAGTTAAAAAAAATCATCTTAAAATTCGCAGCCTATATATCAATACCTGTTTTTTTACTAGTATTCATTCCGTCTAAAAGGGACATGTTGATGATTATCGGAATAGGCGGGACTATAGAATATCTCAAGTCTAATGATACCGCCAAGGAGTTGCCGGATAAGGTCATCATGGCTATCGATAAGTTATTAGATGATACAATAGAGGAAGAAAAATGAATAAGACCGATTAACCAAGTTTTATAACAATGAAAGAAAGAAGAATCCCACCCTAGGAAATGGCTAGGGCAGGTAGCTAACCATAATAAATTCATATTATTATTCAGGGTTACAGGGGGGTCGAGTTCCCCCGGCTACCACATTAGCACTGTTTGAAATGTTTATGTGTAATAAAGCTACCAAGACCTTACAATACCGCCGTGAGGCAGGCAATTAGGGAATATTAGTTTTTACTTAAACTGTGCCGGGGTGGGATTCCCCGGCAAACGCTCCCTTAGCTCAGTTGGTCAGAGCCTTTGGGGTCGCCGGTTCAAGCCCGGCAGGGAGCACGTTTCACCCTAACGGGTGCTTATTCAATCAGAAAATCAGTCACAATTTACAAAGCAGGTCTCCGTCCGTGAGGATATGAGACCTTTTCACATCAAGAAATTTAAATCAACAACATATGATAAAGAGAAACCAAGCATGGTTCTGGAAGATATTCCGGGCCATAAAGAGCATTACCATCTTTACTTTTAGGATGGTCTTAGCTACCGTACTAGGGCTAATGTCAATAGTGTCAATATTTGAGTGGTACGATAAGCCATTCAATATCCACCTCTTGATCCTAGGGATTATATCAGTTTTTATTGTGGTACATCAAATCGTGATCATGACCTATGAATCAGAAAAATGATTCCGGGGTATTATACGTGGTACAAGCCCCTTCAAGACTTAACCGCTCAAGGAAAGACTATATACTAGACGAGTTAAAAGAGCTTAGTAAAGAGGAGCTTATAAAAATAAGAAAAGACATTGTAGAACTAATAAACGATAAATAAAATGGCTGCTATAAAATCTTACAAGGGATTTGACAAAAATTTAAAATGCCGGGATTTTCAATATGAAATAGGCAAGGAATATGAGATGGATGGAGAGATCAAGGTGTGTAACAGAGGGTTTCACGCTTGCGAAAGCCCATTTGATGTTTTTGATCACTATACTATGATAGACTCTAGGTTTTGCGAAGTAGAGCAAGACGGGAATATATCCAAGGAGGATAGAGGGACAAAGATTTGCTCCTCGAAAATAAAAATAAAAGCAGAGTTAAAATTGGCTGACATGATCTATCTTGGAGTCGAATGGCTAAAAGAGATCACATCACCTGAAAAAATAAAAACGAGCATAAAGGATAATTCATCCGGCTACGGTGCCAAGATAGGATCATCCGGCTACGGTGCCAAGATAGGATCATCCGGCAACGATGCCAAGATAGGATCATCCGGCAACGATGCCAAGATAGGATCATCCGGCAACTATGCCCAGATAGGATCATCCGGCAACGATGCCCAGATAGGATCATCCGGCAACGATGCCAAGATAGGATCATCCGGCAACTATGCCCAGATAGGATCATCCGGCTACGGTGCCAAGATAGGATCATCCGGCTACGGTGCCAAGATAGGATCATCCGGCAACGATGCCAAGATAGGATCATCCGGCAACGATGCCAAGATAGGATCATCCGGCAACTATGCCCAGATAGGATCATCCGGCAACGATGCCCAGATAGGATCATCCGGCAACGATGCCAAGATAGGATCATCCGGCAACTATGCCCAGATAGGATCATCCGGCAACTATGCCAAGATAGGATCATCCGGCGACGGTGCCCAGATAGACAGCACAGGCGAAGGCTGTGTCATCATGTGCGCAGGTATTAACTCTGTAGCAAAAGCCTCAAAAGGATCATGGATAACATTATCCGAATGGTCTTATTCTGATAAAAAGCAAAGATATATCCCCGTTTGCGTAAAAACGGAATTTGTTGATGGGGAGAAGATAAAGGCGGATACATATTACAAATTAGCTGGAGGGGTATTTAAAGAAATACAATAGTCCCAAGGCATTGCTTATCGGAGGATCGCATGAGAGACATCTACATCAAAGACCCCGACGGCGAACCGGAGTACGACGGGGAGGAGGACAACGAGGAATATGAGGAGAGCATGGAAGAGCTTAGGTTCCTGTTTGATTCTTATAATTGGTAAACCTGCCCTTACGAGGTGCAACCCCGCCCCAGACCGGCAACCGATATCCTAGACAAGTGGTAGGCCATGACGATATCATTGGCCCGGTGGAAAGGGACACGGTAATAAGGGCAGGGCGGCCGATGGTCTTAGTCCGGGTTCGACTCCCGGAGGCTGACGAATTTAAATACACGATAACATGGACAAATCAGAAGAGATTGACAAATTAGCGATAGCGTTGGCCAAGTTCCAAGGATCGCTAGAGCAACCAAGCCTCAATTCCGAGGTTGAGGTAGAAACTAAAATGGGAGGAAAGTACAAGTTTAAATACGCAGACCTATCCGAATGCAAAAGGGCGGCGAAACAACCATTAGCTGAAAACGAACTTGCTGTATGTCAGCTAATAGAGGATGATTACTCTATCCGTACCATACTGCTTCATTCCTCCGGTCAATGGATATCGTCCAAGGTAAGGATGCCATCTAATACGGCGAACGCTCAATCCATCGGATCGGCCATCACGTACGCCAAGAGATACGCCTTTTGCGCCATCCTAGGCATCGTGGCTGACGATGACGAGGACGCTAACATAGCGAGCGGTAATTCCGCCCAAAAGGAGCAGCCTAAGGAGCAGCCTAAAAAAACGGCAAACTCCAGAGTAAAGAAAGAGCTTACGAGAGATCATCTAAACAATGAGAGCGCAATGAAATCCATATCGGAGTGGCTATACAATAAAGAGAAGATAGCCAAGGAGGCCAACCAGCCATTCTCCGTAGAAAGCGTTATCAGCAATGCTTACATTATAGGAAAGGTAGAGATGGATTCTTTCGTAGAGATATATAACAACTATAAAATAAACAATAACCTGTCATGAGCAAAGAACTAGAGCTAAGCGGCAAGACCCCGCTAACGAAAAGCGATATCGAGGCTTTATCAGTAGACCTTTTGAACCCGGTACTAGAAGGAGAGGTAGATCCCGTATCACACGTCGTCAAGTTAAAGGCGATGCAAGAGACCATCAAGAGGACGCTGGACGATGACCGGATGAAGGACGCCGTCCTTTCCGAGATCGAGAAATACGGGAAGGAGCGCTCTTGGAACGGGGCCACGGTCAAGATAAAGGAGACAGGCGTATCCTACGACCACTCCAATTGCAATGATCCGGTCTACGCTAGGCTGATCGAGGAAAGGATGCTTCTCGATGCCAAGATAAAAGAACGGGAGGCGTTCCTGAAGACGGTGCCGGATAATACCACGGTCGTTGATGACGAGACCGGGGAGATATACACGATCCATCCGGCGATAAGGATGGCTAAGATGTCATACTCTATAACATTCAACAAAAAATAATCCACGCATGCCGTGGCTACGGGACGGTGGTTATCCCCGCCGTAGCGAATAACCGACCGCCCCGCTTATAAATCTAAAATTTAAAATCATAAACATTATGGCGAATTTATACGGCTCAATCTGCTTGAGCGACATACCGAAGGAGTTGATGAAAAAAGTAATGACGGCCAAGGGAGAGAAGATCTTCCTCAATATCTCGATCGGGGAGAAAAAAGAGCCTGTCACGTTCGACAACCGCACCTATACGCATTATGTGTCTTGCGCCCCAAGGAAAGAGGAGCGAAAGGAAGGTGTTTATTACGGCATAGGTGACTTGATGGAATCCACGTTCAAGAACAACATCCCCTCACCGGAGGATATCAACAACGCCCCATCGGTCGATGATTCGGATCTCCCCTTTTAATCATGGAACTATACTTGCTCAACACCGCCAGCGGATTGAGGCCATGCTATGATTCCGACTATGACGAGAAGAAAAAGCTCAAGCTAGGCAAGATCTACAAGGCCAAGATAACGCTGGCACGGAACATAGATTTCCATAGGAAGTATTTCGCCTTGATAAATTGCGCATGGTCTTACCAGAACGAGAAGACCACGGCGCATTTCAAGGAGAGCGTGGAGTGCTTCCGGAAGACTGTAGAGATCGCCGCCGGGCATTGCGATACGGCCTATAGTATATCACGTAAGGAATGGATAGAGATCCCGAAGTCGATAGCCTTCGACAAGATGGACGAGGCCGAGTTCATGGATCTCTACGAGCGTGTGAAGGACGTGCTTTTCTCGGTATTCCTTCGGGGGATATCAGAATACGATTTCATGAGAAACCTATCTAATTTTTAGTCATGAGAAAAAGCGACAGGCCTCCAAATTACCTTATCAATAAGATCGTGAGGCATGCAAACATTATTATTACCGCTCCTTATGGCAGCGTCAAATACATGGATGCGGCCAGACTCCTTAAAAAGGAGGTCAAGAAGCTGGAAACCTATAAGATATACGATAATGAGAGATCTTAAATACTGCCTCAATGAGGCTTGCTTTAAAAGACATTGCCTCTGTCATCAACGACAAAAGCATTGGAAAGACCCGTCTAAAAAAGATGGGGAAACTGTAAGGCCGGAATCGGTCTTACTTGACGGGAATACTCCTTGCAAAGGGTATGTCCCACAATACGAAAGAAAGAAATATGGTATTAATTATTAATAAGTTATGACAAATTGGTTTGAGTGCAAGGTCTCTTACGAGAAAATGCTGGAAAATGGCACGCAGAAAAAAGTAACCGAGCCTTACTTGGTAGACGCACTGTCTTTTACGGAGGCGGAAGCTCGCATCACCGAGGAGATCCGCCCCTTCATCACGGGTGAGTTCACGGTAACAGACATCAAACGAGCTCGTTTATCCGAATTATTCTTCAACGAGAATGGTGATCGGTTCTATAAGATCAAGGTTTATTTTATCACGTTGGACGAGAAGAGCGGAGCGGAAAAGAAAACCGCCGCACAAATGCTTGCCCAAGCCTCTAGTCTAAAAGAGGCCATAACCGTGCTAGAAGAAGGTATGAAGGGGACAATGGCGGATTACACCATAGCCTCTGTCACGGAGACAATGATAATGGACGTATTCCCGTTCAACGCCGATGTCAACAAGAGAGTCGTTGACATAGACAAAGAAGAGATAGAGAGATCATTGTCTGACACCTCTAAATCAATAGAGGATAAGATGAGAGAGTGCAAGGATATCATAACCCGTGATCCCAAGGAAGGGGACGGGGATCTTATAACTAGGACGCAATCCTTCATCCGGCAAAAGGCCGGGCATGACAAGAGCAAGTTCAAGGAGGCCGCGATAGAGATCGCCTTGCTCCAGAAATCGCCAGCTTCCCAAGTATGGTTCATGGGATGTGGACAGCTATTAATCGAGGAGTTGGAGGTTTAATAAATAAAAAGATCATGAAGAAATTTATCAACAAACACTGGATATTGATATTGGCCATAGCCTTTATTCCGGTAGGGAACAGAGTTTTTAACCATGTTGACGCATGGCTAGGAATAGTCATTATGTTAACTAGTTCATTATTTATAATTTACAAACTATTTAATTTTATCAAGAATGAAAAGGACAAGTTTTAAGTTTTTTACTATAGCGATAATCGCTATGGTATTTTTATCCTCTTGTGAACGTGTAGCACCTAATTACGCCGGGGTATTGATGGAAAATTATGGGAAACAAGGGAAGGAGGATTTCAAGGTCGTATCGGGCAAGGTTTCAACTTGGGAATGGGGCACGGAATTATTTCAAGTCCCGCTATTCGACCAACGAGGCGAGTTCGGAAGCCCTGTCACGTTAAAAGCCGCAGACAATACGGAGTTTAACGCACGCCCCACTTACTCCTACAAGGTCATCAAAAACAGGGCAATAGACGTTGTTTTCGATAACAAGCACATAGACAAGGCTGATACGGAATCAGGCAAAGACGGTTTCATGCAATCATTGGAGGATAATATACTAGAACCTCGCATCTATGATCTGATCAAGGAGGAAAGCCGTAAACATAAGACCGACAGCTTAATGGCTGACGGAGGTTCGCTTCTTTTTGAGAAACGCCTTGAGCAGATTGTAGATAAGGAATTCGAGAAAAGAGGTCTTCAATTACTCACATTCTCAGCGCAATTAGAGTTTTCCAAGGCGGTTCGCGAGAAAATTGATAGTAGGAATGAAGTTAACACCAATATTTCGGTTTTAGACCAGCAGATAGCGGAGCAACGGAAACGCAACGAGTTGGAGCAATTGAAAACGGAACAAGCGTTAATCACCTCGAGAGGATTGACTAAAGAAATTCTTTATAAGCAGTTTATCGACAAATGGGATGGTCGTACTCCCATTTATGGAGCGATACCCGATTTAATAAAGATTCAGAACTAAGGATATTAATATTAGAGTGTGTTTTTCATGGTATTAGATTTAGTTTTTATCCCCGCCGTCCGTGAGGATACGCGGGGATTTCGGGCGGTAAGTATTCCGGGATGAAACGTTACGGAGTGCGCATGACGTAAAGAGGCCGGTTCGATCCCGGCACCGTCCACGAATAACAAACATATAATTATGGAAACAATACAGAATTTAGATCACTTGACAATGGCCATATACCTTATCACCGCAATACTAGGACTGATCGCATTGATATTGGCCGTATTCTTACTAATAAACGATAAAGAAAGGAGGAATTCGTGGGAAAGAAAAAACATGATTTAGTGATAGCCGTTGACCCGGACATAGATAAATCCGGTATATGCGTACTGTCTCCTTCAACGAGACAGCTAATTCTAAAGAGCCTCCCCTTCCCTGTGTTGGTCGATTTCATAAAGGAGGCAAGAGAGAGATACAAGGGGGTAGACATAGTGGTCATTGTCGAGGCCGGATGGCTTAACGAAAAAAGCAACTTCCATAAATCGAGGGGTAAATCCGGCGAGAGGATAGCCAAGTATGTAGGTCGTAACCAGCAAACCGGGATATTGCTTCTCCAGATGTGCGAGCACATAGGTATTCCCTGCGAAGAGGTAAAGCCTTTGACCAAGCATTGGAAAGGGGACGAGGGCAAGATAACCCATGAGGAACTCTCCTACATAGTCGGTCCCTTGCCTAAGAGAACGAACCAAGACCAACGTGACGCTACGATTCTGGCTTGGTGGTACGCCGATCTACCAATAAAAATAAAGACTTGGTGATATGGCGAAGAAGAAAGACGAGCAAGAAAAGGTGAAATGTGGCGATTGCGCCAACGGACATCCTCACAAGGGGCTATGCGTTTGGTGCATCATACATGACGCTGGACGGGTAGCTAACTCCACGAGATTTTGTAACACTTTTAAAAAGAGAAAATAATATGGAACAAGAGAAATTTGATTTATGGTGCGTGGTCGAGTTATTCGGCCATTCAAGGATAGCGGGAAGATGTACGGAACAGAACGTGGCCGGTACCAATATGCTTCGGGTAGACGTTCCGGATACGAGTAACCAGCCCGGTTTCACCCGCTTTCTCTCATCGGGGGCCATATACGCTATAAATCCTGTCTCCGAGGAAGTGGCAAGGCAAATGGCGGAGAACCTGCAAATACAACCTGTAAACATATGGGATGTAAACCACCTTGTAGACCAGAAACTAAAGTCCTTGCAGGGAGGAGAATCCCCAGATTTTGATTTTTAGTATATGGATAAGGGTTTCATAATGCTCTCTCGTAAGTTTTTTTCTAATGAAATGTGGGAAGCAGCCCGGACATTCTCGGAGTGCGAAGCGTGGCTTGATCTAATACAATCGGCACGATTTGAGGCAACCGACACGATCGAATGTATCGGAGGTAGAGAAATAACATATGGGAGAGGATAATAAATCCTCTCTATTTTATAATAATCATTTAGATAACTGTATGAAAAGAGGACTAAGCAAGCTTACCCCCAAGGAGCTATCTATGTTAAATAAGACTATTAAAGGGAAACGGATAGTATCCTTTTATTCTGAAGATGGGGATATAATTAATGAAATGATGCCTTCTTGCGATAAACTTCGAAAATTCAAAATTAAGCATGCTATCATTTATGCACTTGATGGAACAATAGTAAAGCGCATTCCAATCGGTGGCAGAGCAATATATCTTTTTGCAGAGAATCATGGAATAAGCTCAAGAATGAGAGAGGCAATTCGTGAAGAGGCCATGAAACTAAATGACAGTATAAAAAGAAAAGTATTTGAAAGAGACGGTAGATATTGTGCTGTTTGTGGATGTTCTGAAAAACTCTGCATAGATCATATTATTCCTGTATCAAGAGGAGGCTTTACAGTTTTGGACAATCTTCAAGTATTATGTGAGAAATGTAATTTACAGAAAAGCAATATGACAATGGAAGAATTTAAATTATGGAGAAATAAACATGGCACGACCAAATAAAGAAGGGCTAGACTATTTCCCTTTCGATGTTGATTTCTTTTCTGATGAAAAAATAGGCTCAATATCGGGTGAATTTGGCATTAAGGGTGAGATCACCGCTATAAAGCTGCTTTGTGCGATATACCGAAATGGGTATTTCATATTGTGGAATGATGCGTTAAAGATGTCACTGCTTAGAGGTTTACCCGGCATTAGCTTAGAATTACTGGAGCAGATAGTAACACGCTTGGTTAGGTGGGGATTCTTTGAACAGACTCTGTTTAGCACGGTAAGTGTTCTAACTAGCAAAGGTATTCAGGAGCGATATTTCAAGGCTATAAAAAGAAGAAAAGATTCATCTAATTATCCTTACCTACTAGTTAATGTGGACAATAATAAGGTTAATGTAAGCAATAATGACATTAATGTAAGCACAAACCCTATAAAGGAAAGAAAAGGAAATAAAAATAGAGAGAGTCTTAATACGCGTGAGACGCTTTTCGAGAATTTCAAGAATGAGTTATTGGGGGACGAGGAATGGCGCAGATACGCTTGCCAGATATCAGGATTGAGCGTCGCTTTCAATGACCTCATTCCCGGCGAGCTGGATAACTTCCTCGCTTGGATGGTATCCACCGGGGAAGGCGATACGCTAAAAACGATAGATGACGTTAAGAGACGATTCACCTATTGGTGGCAGGGAACAGGACTAAGGGCTTATAATCAAAGACATAATGGAGGAACAAGAAAAGAAACTTTCGGAGGCTATACAAGCCATGCGGGGGCCTACGGAAAAAGAGAGGCTCCAGCAAAAACAGGTGTTCAACCTAGTGAAGAAGCACGCAAGGACTATACAGAACGTTTCTAGGTACGATCTCTCGGACGATACGGAGTACATCAGCCACGCCCGGATGATAAAGGCGCTAGGTTGTAATTACCTAGGGATCGAGAGGCGGCAATTCGAGACAGACAGGGGGAATGACAAGGTTTTGAGATTCCTGTTGTATTATTTCAACGATTGCCCGTTGGCCGAATCCGTATTCCCGGAGGAGAACTATAAGCTGCACAAGAACCTCCTTATCGTGGGAGATCCGGGAACGGGCAAAACGCTCATGATGCAGATATTCGCCGATTACCTGAAATTGACGGATAACCCCAAACGCTTCGTGAACCTATCCGTGACCCAGATGATGAACTATTACAAGATCCATGGTCACATAGACAGGTTCACGTACAACGAGGAGGCCGGGAAAGGGAGCATGGAAGGGAACCCGTTCGATATCTGCCTTAACGATATCGGTCTTGAGACGGAGAACCAGAAAAGCTACGGCACCAGCCTTAACAGCGTAATAGACGAGTTCCTATACGCGAGGTACGAGATATACCAGTCCCATCAGAAGAAGTATCATATCACTTCCAACCTGTCCGTCACGGATTTCAAGAATCGGTTCGGAACTAGACTGGTGGACAGGTTCAAGAGTTTTAACGTGATAATCCTAAACGGAGAAAGCAGGAGAAGATAACATGGAAATAACAGAGAGATTGAGAAACACCCCTACCGGGTTGATCGTGTTGGTAGGAGACATGAAAATTGTCGTGGAAAAGTACAGGCCTTACTACAACGGGCAGAACAAGATCCCGTGCAGGGGATGCGTCTTTCGGGACGAGGGAGCGAGATTCTGCGAATACTCATCTGCTTGCATGGCCCATCTGAGGCCGGATCACGAGAGCGTAGTTTTTGCTAAAACGAGAGAGACATGAATGTTTTATCCTTATTTGACGGAATGTCTTGTGGTAGGATCGCATTAAGAGAACTCGGGATTGAACCGGAGCATTATTATGCGAGCGAGATCGACAAGTTCGCCATATCCCAAACGAGGCTGAACTTCCCGGACACGATACATTTAGGGGACGTGACTAAGTGGAGGGAATGGGAGATAGATTGGGGAACGATAGATCTCATACTGGCAGGAAGTCCTTGCCAAGGATTCTCTTTCGCCGGCAAACAACTGGCTTTCGATGATCCTAGAAGCAAGCTCTTCTTCGTATTCGTGGACATACTGAGCCACGTGAAGGCATTGAACCCGGATGTGTTCTTCTTGCTTGAGAACGTAAACATGAAGAAAGAGCACATGCGGGTAATTACTGAGTATTGCGGTGTTCATCCAGTCAACATAAACTCAAATTTGGTGTCGGCCCAGAACCGGAACCGGTGGTATTGGACGAACATAAGGACAAAGAAGGTCGGACTGTTCGGGGAGATCCACTCCGACATACCGCAGCCAAAGGACGAGGGTATATTGTTAAGGGATATCTTGGAGGAAGAGGTTGACGAGAAATATTACCTAAGCGAGAAGGCCATTAGGTATATCTTAAACGATAAACGTATGGAGAAACGATTCACCCAGATCGACGGGGATAAAGCGGTCTCCTTGATGGCCGCTGGCACATGCAATAACACCGGTCCCTTTATCTCGGTAAACGGGAAGGCACCATGCCAACGTGCCAGTGGCAGAGGGGGACTTTCCCCCAGACATAATTACGAAATCATAAATACTTCCGGTATGCCAAGAAAATATCAGAACAAAGCCTCATGTCTCTTAGCTGGAGGCCATGGAGCAGGAAACCATTCGGATATGGACTTGATCCTGCAAAGACCTAGGGGCAATAATAAGGGTAATGTTTTCCGTGGCAAGGCACCAACCTTATCGTCAAACGCATGGGAACAGAACAATGTGCTCCATAAGATTATCCAGTTAAATGAAAGTAAGGAAAGCGGGGGCATCCAGCCATATCAACAAAACAGGGTATATCATGCGAATGGACAATGTCCGGCCTTGTTAGCCGAGATGAGTAGAAGAAGCCATGCCATACTTAGTGTACGACAAAAAAGAAACTTGAAAGATCAAGACGGAAAATCGAGCTCATTACTTGCCTCCTCATATAAAGGATCACAAGCTAATGGCATGACCCTAGTGGAGACATCATCTATCCGGAGATTGACCCCGATCGAGTGCTCTAGGCTACAAACCGTTCCTGATTGGTACAAATGGGATTGCTCTGATACGCAGATATACCGTTTGTTAGGCAATGGATGGACTATCAAGGTTATACGACATATACTTAGTTTTCTAAAGAAAGACATTCATCATAGTTGAAAGCTGCATTCATCTATGATGAGAGCAATAAAAATCAAATATTATGGCTATAAGCGAAGTTTACAACGAGGATTGTATGGACTATATGAGAAACATTCCTGATAATTTTTTTGATCTAGCTATCGTAGATCCACCGTATGGTATAGGAGAGGACTGGAAGAAAAGGAATAATGGGTATAAATTCAAGGATACATCCTATAAGAATAGCCCTATCAAGGATGCGTCATACTTCGATGAGTTAAAAAGAATTAGCAAGGATCAGATCATATGGGGATATAATTATTACACCCAATATCTAGGAAATACCAACTATTTGATTGTTTGGGATAAGATGAGCAACAATAACGATGTGTTTAAATACTCGAAATGTGAGATAGCCTACGTGTCAAAAAAAATCCCATGCAATCTTGTTTCCATTCCGTGGGATGGATATAGGATGGGGCATGAGACCGGAAAGAGAAAGATACATCCACACCAAAAACCGCTCTCATTGTATTTATGGATTTTGAAAAATTACGCCAAGCCCGGTGACAAAATTTATGACTCTCATTTGGGGAGCGGAAGCAGCCGTATAGCCGCCTATAAAATGGGTTTTGATTTTTACGCAACCGAGATAGACAAGGAATATTTCAATGCCCAAGATAAAAGGTTTAAGGAAGAATGCCTAGGTGAAATCATATTACCTAGTGGTAAAAAGATAATACAGACATCAATGTTTCAATTATAAATAAAACGATCATGAAAATGGAAAAAGAAACTATAAAGAACAAAGTATTTGAGATCATTGAGAGTAAACGTTATCACAAAGGTCAGCCACTTACGATGGAATCCAAGCTGGAGGATGATCTATGGATGGACAGTCTTGACGAGATAGAGTTATTAATGGAATTAGAGAAAGAGTTTGGCATATCGATCCCTGATGATGATCCCGGACGATGCCTTACCGTAAAGGACGTTGTTGATTATATAATCCGGAGGATGAAAGAATGAGACAATACAACGATTGGGAAGAGATCGACAAGGACACGAACGGCCTTGTCACCTCGCTAACATACATGGTACTTTTCGTTAACGACCAAGCGTATAACTACACGGTATCGCTCATGGAGGCCATTAGGAATAGCGAGCACTACAGGCATAACGCCAAACGGACGGCCAACGCTATCGAAAAAGAGATAGACGCTTATAACACGAACATCTTCCGGATAGCCAAGGCCAATAAGGAGGCGTTCGCCGAGATAACGCAAAGCATGGAGGAGGACGTACAGCCTCATATTGAGAGGTATTATTACACGATCAGCCAGATATTGCTGGATCACGGGGTATCGGGCTCATCTAACCGGATCGCATCCCTGTCATCCACGATAAACATGCTGGCGCAGATGTCTAGGATCACGATAAGCGATTTCGGCGACAGGATGCGGGGGATCGTCCCGTTGGCGTACAATCCCCTTTCCTATCTGGCACTGGACAAGGTGGAGTACCTGAGCGATCGGTTATCAAGTGAGGTCACGGGGAAGGACGTGAGAATAAACTTAAATGAGCAGCCCGGGATCGTGAAGGCGTTCACGGCGATAACGAACGCTATACTTAGGCCGGAGGTCTTTGAGAAGGCTTTTGACAGGGCGGGATAATTTTTCAAGGATTTTATTTGGCGTTTTGGAAAGAAGTGGTACATTTGCAGCGAACTTCATACACATAGGCAAGCGGAAGCCTGCCATATATAGCGGGCATTTTTTATGCTTGTAAGATCGTTGCATCTATATGATATAGCGGTTGTTTCTCCCGTGTGGAGCGTTAATGCGCCCACTGCCTATGTGGTGAAGTTCAACGGGTCGGAAGCAACCGCTTTTCGCTTGCCCTGCTAAATAGGGATGCAGCACAAAACTTTCCTGTAATGCCTAAAGAACTTCAAAAATGGCAGAAATTACAACAAACGTAGGGGCGTTAATCCCCATTAATGAGAGTAATGGCAAGAAAGCCGTTAGCGCAAGAGCTTTGTACGACTTTTTAGGTTGTACAGAAAGATTCCAGTCTTGGTTTGATCGGCAACTACAGTACGGTTTCGACGAAAACAAGGACTATGTAGGGTGTAAAGTATTTAACACCCTTGCGAATCAAGAACTTCAAGATTACGCAATGACATTAAGCATGGCGAAAGAAGTATCAATGATCCAAAGAAGCGAGAAAGGGAAGCAAGCCCGCCGTTACTTCATCGCTTGCGAGGAAAGACTGAAAGAAAGCAAATCAATTAGCCAATCCAGACCATCGTCCGTCACCCCGACAAAAGTCCGTGCCGGAATCGAATGGGTGAAAGGCGTAAGTGAGATGCTGAACCTCAATGACGTTTCCAAGTTGTCATTACTGGAGAAGGTAGCCACGCCACTTGGATTGCCATTGCCCGATTACGTGCCGTCAAAAGGAGTGATGAAGTCGGCTACCGATCTACTCAACGAGAAAGGTTACAAGGTATCACGGAATCAATTCTACAAAAGGGCTATCGAGCTAGGATATATCGAACGTATATCACGTAAATCATCTAAAGGCAAGATCAAATATTTCAACTCCATATCCAAGAAAGGACTCGAATACGGAGAGAATCAGATAAACAAGAACAACCCGAAGGAAACTCAACCGGAGTGGTATGTGGACAAATTCGATTCTCTTATGCTAGTATTGGGATTTTCAAAGATGGAGGAGTTGAACTATGCAGGCTAAAGAATACGATTTCACGTCCTTCAACGAGTTCATTAACAAGGTTATCAATCCATCGGAAATGTGCGAACAATTGACAGACCTTGTATTCAATTACTCATGGTGCATCAACGAGGAAACGGTGGATCGTTTCAAGGACGATATCGCCACGATCTATATGTTGCTAGGGGAGTTCAAGAAACTCGCAGAGCAGAACTAATACTTACCCGGGGTATTCCGTCCAAGGGATACCCCCTTAAATCAACAGGAGAAAATTAGCATGAGAAATAAAGAACTAATCGCTCTATTACAAGAGCAAGACCCGGAAGCGGAGGTAATGATCCGCACGTCCGATGGAGAGTATGAGTACGATCCGGTGGATGTAACATGGGACGAAGAGATAGAATGCACAATTATTCAGGAGGGGTAAATATGAAAAATGAAACAAAAATCCTCAATTTATTTGTCGGTAACGACAAGTATAGACCAGCATTAAACCAAGCGTTCAAGCAAGGGGACATGGTATGTGCCACTGACGCTATCACGCTTATAACAATACCTATATCCTTGATAGGTCTTAGGTATCCGTATCAAGACAAGCCAGATGTATCATCTGTGTTGAATATAAGGAAAGAATGCCATGAGATCATAGAATTGTCTTGGTTGAAGGAATTGTACGATGACGTTCCGATGATAAATGAAACGTATAAGTGCGATGCTTGCGCAGGTACCGGGATGGTTGATTATGAGTTTTGTTTTGATGATATAATCTATACAGAAGAGGAGGAATGCCCCGTATGTCGTGGAAATGGTCATTTAGGCGAGACTGAGGAAATGATAAAAGATCCCCAATATGACATTGACATACACGGGAATCCTTTTAAATCCGGGCGTGTGCTTAAAATGATAAATCTCATGAAGCTTATTGATATCACCTCTTGTGTTCTTGTTTCGAACCCTTCATCTGAACCTAACCTGTTTAGGTTCGAGAATGGGATAAATGTAATATTAATGCCAAGTTTTAGATGATATGAATCAGATTTGCACGAATAAAGAACAATCATCCCGGCTATTAGAGGCCGGGGTGAACCCGAAGACGGCGGACATGTATCTTGACGAGTTCGAATGTCCGGTCGCATTTGAATATAGAAGGATTGAAGGGCACGTGGGTCAAGATATGGCATTCCCGGCTTGGTCTCTATCGGCTTTAATAGACATGATGCCAAAATCGTACCAAGACGATATAGACGGAATGATTTATTACCTATCCGGAAATTTCGTTGAACTCATGTACGCATCGGACAAGATCGAGGATGAGGAAGGCGACAAGACTTATACTTGCGCAAACTCCTTCAACAAGGAGAACTTGATGGACAATGTGATTGACGCTATAGAGTGGCTCATCAAGAGAGGTCACTTGAATAAGAAATTCCTAACAGATAAATAAATATGAGCAAAGAATATAGAGTCGTAAGATACTTCTATGGTTATCCCGAATACACCATGTGTAAATGTGATACAATCGAAGAAGCGAGAGTTAAGCGCAAAGAGCATAACGATAAAGAGAACAAGCCTTATATCAGTTATCATATATTGGTAGATGGCGATGAGAAATTTAGTGGTAAATCCTATAGAACTGAATGATTATGAATGAACAGGTATTATCAGTAGAACAAATGCAACACCTTATTAAATTAGGTATTGACGTGAGCAGTGCAAGCATGAAGTTTATAAGCACCCATCCAAGTTGTGATTATAGCGAAGATGATGAAATCGAGTTTATACCAGTCTGTGTTAATTTTTATGCTAAACAGTATAATGAGAGTGGCAAGACATTTACCTTGCAAGATATGTTGGCTCTCATGCCAAAACAGATAGATGACTATACATTGAATTGGTACATATCAGAAATGATTTTCAGATATGATAAAATTGATTTATTTGGTAAGTTTGAGGTGTTAGAGGATTTATCGTTCTATTTCAACGAGAATGTAACAATCTTAAATGTAGCCTATGGTATGCTCTGTAAGCTTGCGGAATGTGGATATTTAAACAATAAGCATTAACAATGGAAAGAGATATTGATAAGAGACAGACGGTAGAAGAAGCGGCTCATTTCTTCGCTGAAAGCAGGAGTAGCGGTAGTGCATTCCCTGCATATTACCACGGCTTTATAGCCGGTGCCGAATGGCAGGCAAAGCAATTCCCGTGGATAAGCACAAAAGATAAGTTACCTGATGATGAAGATCTGGTAATAACTGGCTGCTGGTGTACTGATTATTTTAAATACTTACAACAGGGTTGGTATTGCAGAGAATGTAATGAATGGTATGATACTAATGGTGATAAAATTTGTGTTACCCATTGGATGCCTATACTCGATCTGAGGAATAGTATTAACCGAGCCTTCATGGGAAGGCCCATAATTTAAAAGATATGACTTGGAAAGAATTAAGTGATAAGATCTCCAGTATGACACAGGAAGAGCAACAGCAAGATGTCGCCATTTGGGGAGAGGATTTTTGTTTACGCAAGCAATGCACATTAGAAAAAAATTCAGAAGATATGTTCTATAACATCTTATGGGATGTGTGTATTCCAAAAAGTGATTTGGAGGATGGCGATCTGGATGATCCTTCTACAAAAATGGTTTATGAGGCCGGAAAATATTACATATTTGGATGACAGTTATGTGCGTACTTATTTACGACGGGGATGTAGAAATACAATCCCCTAAACAACTAGAGGATCATTTCCCGCAAATCACGAAAATGATCCCAGCGGAAGGGTATGACAATATCATACCGGAATCTTGCCTGTGCCAAGTGGACATAGAGAATACTCTTGATAGTGCCGGAATAAAGTATATTGAAGATTGCGGGGATTATATAATCATTAATTCATGGGAATAAGCCAAATTGTCCGGGACGAGAGAGGATTGAAAAAGCTTCTTCGATCGTCCACTGGATTAAAAGTATTCGAAGCTAGGTACGTCGGATGTTACAACGGATTTATAAGCTTGTCAGACGAGGCGATACTAGACAAAGCCCATATCACTTTTTACAGGGGAAACTGGGATTGTAATAATGGAGGAATATACAAAATATGTATTTATACCCCTTCCATTGGGAACAGGGCAAATGTACCATACATCCAGTCTATCGTGCGTAAGATAACTAATGCCTTGGATATCCGCTTCGGAAAAGATGGATGGAATGAGTGTAACCGATCATTGCTTGAACGATGGAGACCGTTAAGCAGATTCTCGTTCTATTTGCAGTTGCCTAATTTCAGAGATATCATAACAGGCACATCAAGTGCCTAATTCTGGCCATAACCTCGTAGAAGTTGACAGGCTCGAACGACAACGATTCTATAAGGCGGTCTATCTCCCGTCTTACAGAATCGTTTCTTTTCTTGTTATGTGATCGTGTCTTAGTCATCCATGGCACACATATAAATCCAGACCTTGCCTTCAGGAGCGTCATCGTCAAGGAAATAGAAATTTATAGCGTCCTCGATGATTTTCTTTTCAGCGTCATGGTCAAACCATTCCGAGAACTTCACCTCCTTGTCGTGCCAGTTCGCGTTAAGAGCAACGTACACGTCCCATATGTTGGTATTTCCCGGGATGCTCATACCTTTTATAGCGGTAGCCACCTGCTCCATATTCCAGTGCTCACCTTTATGTTCTCCCGCCTTGCCTTTATGACGCATTGCCGCCACGTCCATCCTAGCAAAGCACTCATTATAATGAGGCCCACAAAAAACCTCATGTAAATCACGCATAGTCTCGTCATACGCTTCCGGGTCTTTCTCCCTTAACTTTTCCATAGCCTCCTCCATCACGTCTATGGAGGCCCACATCTTCTTCTCGGAGCCTAGTCCCTTGGCTTGGTACTCCCTTATCTGTTCCTTGTATCTCATATCTCATATTATTATTCGGTAAATATTGATTTCAACTCCAAAAAATCCGCTTCCGTTATACGGATAGCGTTCGTTTCGCCTAGGATAAAATTCATAAGAGCATTATCCGGAAGTTCCACCAATATAGATCCCTCCCCTATCGTACCCTTCAAGAATCCTTGCTCAAACTTGTAAGGTTTCATGCTCTTGAATACGTTCATAGCGTCATCGAATAACTCTTCCTTATCATAATTGCCGTTCTCGTCAGCCACGAACATCATGAAACCCTCCACCTTCTCAGTGATCTCCTTGTCCTTTTGCACGAGGATGTTGTGGACACCTCTTTTCAGATACTTGCCAAGGGGCTTGAAAGCCGTGTTCCCGGAGACGAAAGAGTCGACCCTTTCCTCCGCCCATATCTCCACCGAGTTAATTAGCCTGCTTTTTAGCTCTAGAGCTTGTTGCTTTAGTTCCATATGACTCTTTCTTTAATTGTTCCACTTCCTCTCTTAAGGTATTGATAGCATACCCTTGTCTCTTGACCTTATCGATCAATTCGATAAGCATACCTTCCTCACGTGTCATTTCTTACCTCCTTTTCCGCTATTCTTCAATTTAAGGAAGTCGGCGTATGGCATATCGGCGTATTTGGCCGTGTACTCAGCGAACAACGCCATGTTCTTGTTAACCTCCTCTGAGGCCGATTTCTTTATCTTCTTGGCCATTCCCAACAATTCCTCCAAGGCGGCCTTTCCGTCCTTGCTCTCCTCCACCAACGGACGCATGATGCGCATGTATTCACGGTTAAGGATAGCCATTACCTTCTGGTAGGACTGTTGATACTCCGGATTGTTATTGACCATTTCGAACTCGCTATCCGACATCTCGCTAACGAGCTTGTCTATCTCGTCCCACACCGGATTACGGCTTTGGGCCTGTTGCGCAGAAGGGTTAAGCATACGTTGCTTCTGGATCTCCATCTGTTGCTGCGCTTGCTGGAGACGCTGAATGTTTGCTTCTATCTCGCTTATATTCGGATTATAAGGATTGCTACCTAATACAGGGTCACTCCCCCCTAAAAAAACATTTGTCTGCATGATAATACTGTTAGTGGTTAAAAAAAGGAAAGCGGCAAGCGCCCCCTAGGGAGCACAAGCCACTAACTTTACCTTAAGCCGTAGGTGCCGGAGCGGATGCCGGGCATGAGCACGGATTGTAGCTAGGATAGCCTGTTACCGTAGGGGTATTTGGCAATACCAATTCTCCCGTGATCATACGGCTGGTTCTACGATCGGTGTAATTGACACTAGCCGTGAACGCCTTCTCGATCTCGCATTGAAGCAACTTGTCTTGGTAAGGACGAATCGCCGAACCTACAGCCACCTGACACCTCAATTCATCGATCTGAGCCTTCAAGACATCGAACTGGTCTCTTTGGTTCTTGTATAGACCAAAATCAGCGTCTACCTGTGACTTGTACAATCCGAAATCAGCGTCTACCTGTGACTTCCACAAGGCGAATTTCTCGGCGATATCCGTCTGGCGGTGATCGTAATCGGCTTGCATACCTGAGACTTTCAATCCCCACATTGCGTTTGTAAGCGATAACGCCTCCTCACAGCCCTTTTCCCAAGCCATGAACGCAGTCGGAGCGCCTACCCCGGAACCACCACCGCCTCCTGTGGTCGTGTTGATGTTAACGTTCTCTGGCATACCGGCTCCCCAGCCACCGCCGAACAAGCCGCCACGGTTACGTGACACCGCCCAAGCTCCAAGAGCCGTACCAATGATACCCAATGTCAAGCCGGCGTTACCCACGCCCTTGCTTGCGTAATCCTTGTGCTCATCCTCATGGACGATCTCTTTCTCCTTAATAATTTTCTCTGCTTCCATATGTGAAGTTTTTTATGGTCATATCCGGGTTATCCCGGACACCACAAAAATCCAGAGAAGTGCCTTGCTAAATAAATATCTCCTTGCTAGCTTGTTGCGAGGTTGTTGCTAGTTCTTTGCGGAAGGGGATGAGACAAAAAAAGCGCCGCCAATTTGTGTTGACGACGCTTTCACCTTTTAAGGGAGGCTTTATAATGATATGGAAAGGAGCTCTTCTCCTAATTTATGCAAGGCTTATTTTTTATGGTTGGTTACTTTTTATATCTACCGGTTCCACCTGTTTCCAATACATGCATTGTAGCGTGGTTGGACTAGATATATGTTTTTTTCTATCTGAGTATTTATCGAAACTATTCCTTTCTAGGAATTCATCATACTCCTTAGCTTTTGGTTCATCTAAATTTTTCATATCATTCTATTTTATATAGCATGAAATAATTTTATATGGTAGACAGGAACTCTGACAATGAATCCATGTCCGAAAATTCTTTAACCTCACTGTCCTCATGCATATTCCTCGGTTTATTTCTATTACCTTTTACTATTTTCATCATCAGATCTATAGAGTCGCTCTCATTCTCCATAGAGACCCTCACTTTATCCAAGGCCAAAGCCTCTATTGTATTGCATAACTCATCCGCAAATGATCGAGACATAAAATATACATCCTTAAAATCTATACGTACACATGGGCTATTCAAATCCTTAGCCCTCATATAGATTTTTTTAGCTTCTGTCCTAGAACGAAGCTCTCCCCTTATCAATTCTGATATCACAATTGTCTTTTCCATGATCTTCATTCTAAATATTCATAAAAATTAAACATCCTTTCCTCTTTATATGGTATCCTTAATGCCACTATAGTTCCATCCCATTTTATATAATCAGGAAGTCCTATATATGATGTCTCTTCCTCTGACATAAGATGAAACGCTTGCCCAGACAGCAAAAAATATGTTCCTCCAAGTCCCTTAGACAACATTCTCTTGCAAGTACTTATACCATAACCACGATTCTCGGTATCTGGTAAATTTTTAGTCGATATACCCTTTCCAGCGCTTTTTAAAGCCTCCACATCGTTAGTTATACCTCCCTTGCCAGACTTAACATAACTACCCAGTATACTTATACCATTATCCGCTATGCAAATGTCTATATAACTCTTTGACGGATAATACTGAGCAAATATATAACCAAATTCACTCTCTGAATGTTCAGATATATTGTCAATCGTCTCAGTCAGCATATAAGATAAAGCCTTTCTCAACTCTCCTTCAATATTTAATTGCCTTATCATTATATTCTCTGCTACAGACAGTATATCGTTTTTTATGCTATCCTTGCTTTTACATCCCGGAAACTTTATTATAGGAATATATTTTTTCATAGAAAAATATTCCATATAATTATGAAAATCACTAACACTGTCAGCTACTACACCTCCTTCAAAATGAATAGAGTCCAGATAGCTTTTAACACTGTCCGATATATTCTTGCAAACCACATTCTTACCGCACTTATCTCTATAAAGCATAAGAGGCAATAAGAAAAATGGAGTCACAAATGCCGTATATTGGAAGTTCCATATGAAATCATCATCATCGGAATTCTCCATTTTCAGGATTATCCTGAATAGATGATTGAAGGCTTCTCCTATCCTAATATCATTTACCGCATGTGGCATATATATTTCCATAATGAAACTTTTCGTATACAACAAAGCCTCTGCCAAGGCTGGTTACTTGACGAGGCTACAAAATCACCTTTTACGCCGCAAAGGTCGCACAAAATTTTGTTATATGAAAATTTTTTCATAGACAAATCACATGCCTTACAACATAACGCACCCTCAGAGCGTACCGGATAGCTCCTCTTTGACGCTCTCCACCGTCCTTCTCAGATAGTAACTCCTCCTTATCCTGTCCGGATACAAGTTCCGCATCCGGTTGACGGCTTGCCTCGTCATTCCCGTCAGATCGGATATGATATTGTCGCTCAACTTGCGATCGGCCAGTATGGTTATAGCCACTCCCCGAGCGTCAACATTGCGCTCCTTGTTGTTGCTAAACATCATTACCGGATCGGTCCCGCACTCCTTGCAGACTGTCTCTATCACTTTTTTGTAAAAAATTTCCACCTTATTCATAAACTTTTTATTTCGTGGTTTGTTTTACTATCAAGCCGGGCAAAAAAATGCACGGCAGAAAGACATATAAGAATCTTCCCGTCGTGCGTGGCATGAAAAAATAATCAAACTTCCGATCCGATTATTTAGGGAAGATTCTTTTTCTTTATCCTCCCTTTCCGGCTCGTTCTCACGAAGTCACCATCAAACTAATATAAATTATCATGAACAAAAAACGTCAGCCCTTGTTATTCATATAACGCATTCATTCTATTATCAGAGGTTTCCCGGGTGTGAGCCACGGAAGCCTCACCAAATCCTATAGAACCCGCCTATCCCTACATAGGGAGACAACCCGTGTTTACCGATCCCATAACCGGCTATCGCACCGATTCCCCATCTACGTGGGGTGATCGTCTTGGTTATATACTCAGTCTTGCGATAAACCTCGATGTAATCAAGATTAGGCTTGTAACCCGAAATCGACAGTTTATAATCATCCGTCTTGTACTCCTTTTGAGTTATCGGTACCGGAACATATACAGGTTCCTTAATCGTGTCACCGTCTAATGTAATGTAGACAGGAAAAGGCTCAGGTATTGTTCGTACCAGTGTCTCATAGACCGGGTACGGGATGCTGTCATGGATCGTATCCACCTTGGCGGACGTGTCGGTCTTGGATATCGAATCACTGGCTACATTTCCCCGGACATGGTAGCCAGCCGTGAAACTGGCTACCAAGCACACTAGTATTAATATGATATGCCACGGTTTCATCTATCGAACGATCATCCAATCCGTAGCTAGCATATCCGTTTGAGATGCCAACCAGCCATTTACGATAGTATCATCAGCGGCTTTCATACACAAATAAGCCGTGAACTTGATCTTGTCCGTTTCCGAGTCTCCATATTTACTAGCAACCCATTTCTTGACAGCATCAGGTAGGGATTTAACCTTATTCACGACCATGTCCGTAGACAGACAATCTTCAGGACGCTGAAAAATAAACATGCCTTTCCCATTCCATCCTTCACGACAAACCAACTCTCCTTTTTTGATAGCCTCTAAAGCTTCTCCAAATGTCATGTTTTTAGTTGCCATTTTATTTTACGCTTACCTCTACAGCATTAGGTCTTGTTATTGTTAAAGTAAATTCCATCCAGCTATAACATCCGACATATCAGCCTCTATCCCATTCTCGACCTTGCTCATCCCCGCTACTATTCGGATCATCTGCTCACGATCGTTGATGTTGATAGGATCATCAGCCGGGATACCGGCGTAATCGGATACGGCCTTAACGTAAGCGTCCGTATCATTCTCGTTTTCTGGCGCCCATCTTCCTATCATCTTGCGAATCGTGTCAAGCTTATAGTTGTTATAGTAGTTCGACAGGATCTTAAAGATCGCCCGATAGCCATAGGCCATAGTCTCGAACTGCTTAAACGACTTGTCCTTGCTAGGTCGTATCTCGCCTTGAAAGAGATCACTATTGATCCGAATGTTTCCCGGGTTGCAGTTTCGCAACCCTCTAGGTAATTTTTTCTCTGCCATTGTTATTTGATTTTATTCGTATATTTGTGACGCTTTGTTAACCTTGCTATCCTCCCTTGCGAAAGACAGGAAGCTAAAATTTATCCGGCTCCCCTATCCTTTTGGATCTGGGGAGCCTTCTTTATCGCAATCTTTATCCTCCTTATCCTCACTATTTATATTGTTCTCGATAGGAGGATTCCTATTGGTACATTTCAAATCTCTGCATTTAAGTACTTTGTATACCGCTATCTGGGTTGTAAGACGGTTATTCTCGTCACGAAAATGTCCCTGATCGTCGTATAGTTTATCTATAAGATTGCTCAAACCTTTCTTTTCCTCCTGACTTTTGATATACAATTCCTTCCATTGCTCACTCGCTTTCGTCTCATTCTCCAACTCGGCCGATTTCCTCTTTTGCGGAAACATCAGCACTGCTCCAAGACCACCTCCTCCAACAAAGGTTAATACGGCGGTTAACATCATCGTCCAATCCATTCTTCCGATCCTTTTTTTTAATTAGTTAAACAACCACTATGCTCTCATCCTCTCTCGCCGCCTCCCACTCGGCGAAATCGCTATCCACACGGTCTTTCAACGCCTTCCTTTCGTTAAGGAACGTCTTATAAGACTCCACGTATGACAAGTCCAGTATGCCCAGCTGGGCGGCGTTGTAGTCGTTCAGCTTCTTTTGCTCCACGTCCTTGTCCCATAGGGCGTTGATACAGGCCTCCAATATCTTGTTGGCCGTCAACGTAGGCCATACCCTGACCTCGTTGTAACTATAGGAGATCACGGGGGACATATCGTCACCCATCTCCCTTGTCTCCTCTCTAACGTCCCACCGGTACAGGTAGGAACCGTCACCGTCCCGCTCTATTTTAGGCGGCATTGTGTCGCTCCATGATCGCTTCATAAAACTCTGGTTTTAAAATTTTCTTAGCTAAATGCTTGCTATCGCTATCATATATCCAGCCCAGCCAACCGGCTAGACCTGCCTTGTATTCCGTTAAGGATATATTCGGGACTTTATTCAATCTAGCCGCCGCACGGCATAGATTTTGTTTTGTCCTCTTCCTTATCCGTATATGCTCCTTATAGAAAACGAACCCCACGAAATCTATACCACGGCCGCTTTTATCCGATCTTCTCTCAGCGATCTTAAATATCTGGTAATTCCCTTTCAGCTCCAACTTCAACACGGCCAATCTATCGATAAGCCACGGAAGTAATACGTTTCTCAAGAAACACTTATCATGATGGAAAAAAGTCATGTCATCCGCGTATCTGATATAATGCCTTATATCTATAATCTCCTTTATCTCGTGATCCAGATAGGCGAGATAAAGATTCGCAAGATATTGGCTAAGATAGTTCCCGATCGGAACGCCGGGAGCGGAATCGATGATCTCATCCAACAACATAAGCAAGCGATCGTCCTTGATCTTCTTCCGAGCGATGCCTTTCAACACCTCATGGTCTATTGACGGATAGAATTTGCGGATATCAACCTTGAGGCAATAGACGGATTCACGATCGGACAAAGCCCGTCTTGTCCTCTTATACGCCTCCGTTATTCCTCTTCCCTTGATACATGATGTCGTATCAGCCGTGAACACGGAAACCCATATAGGTTCCATGACGTTCATTATGGCATGATGCAATATCCTGTCCGGATAATAAGGGAGCTTGAAGATGATCCTTTCTTTTGGCTCATAGATGGTATCAGTCCGGTACTTGGAAGTCTTGAATGTGCCATCCAGCAGAGACTTTAGCAAACGGCTTAGATTACCCTCTTTGTCCTTGTCAAACAACCTTATGCCGTATGAATCCTTCTTTCCCCTTCGGGCTTTCATGTCCGCAAGTATCAAGTTGTCCATATTCGCTATCTTATCAAATAAATTCCCTATTCTCTTCATTTTATTGTCATTAATTTGCTTTTTATCATAGGGAGTCTTCGGTTTCCCTACCAACACCCTTTATATGGGGAGACTTTTTTCGCCAAGAGGCGAGGCCACCATCCCTGTTTGTTATCTAAATATCTTTTCCCCTCTCTAAAAGTATAGGCGCGAACCGATGTTACGATTCGCATCGGAAGGCGCATTATTCGTATTCACGTTAGCGAGGCCTGCATTCGACCTGTTGTCCGCATTACCGCCAACCAGCACCACCTAGGGATGATCGACCCTCATTCCGTCATTCGAGATAATACCTGTTCCCGGAGGCTCGCATCGTCACTTTCCTCGGGAACTTGTCCATCTCCTTTATCTTACCAAGAACGTACTTGATCTCTTGGGAGTTCGTAAAGAATTTCTTGGCATCACTATCCTTATCCTCTAGATTCTCCTTGATCATGACAAGCGCCCTGTCTTTCCCGAACTTGGTGGACACGCCATCCATGTAATCAATTACCCAGAACGTGAGATTCGTCAACTTCTGTTGGGTGATCTCCGGACAATTAAAATGCCTTGAGTTCTTATCCCTTGGGATATTCAAGAACGACAAGCTGCCGTCATCTTTATTCTTTTCTTCTTCCATTTTTATCCTCATTAAACGTTATACAAAAAAATCCCGACGTGATACGTGCGGCTACGCCGACGTTTTACGATATTCGGGGAAAAAGCAAAGGCGCGAACCGACGTAACGAAACGCAGCGGAAGGCGCATTAGTCGCATTCACGTAAGCGAGGCCCGCATACGACCCGTGGTCCGCACTACCGCCAACCAGCACCACCTGCATGCGGTTAGCCGATGTGCTGGTGTAATAGTAGTCGCACCAGTAGGTAGAACTACTACCGCCGATCTCCGTAGCTACGATATCACCATCCTCACCTAGGAGCATCTTCTTGGCATAACCATTGGTACGGCAGATGTTGCCTTTCTTGTTATAGCCTGTGTAAGATGTGTCGCTGAAATTCGATGGGTCATCGGTAGTCCATAATATGGATAATCCGGCATCGCCTGTGGTGACCTGTATATTGGCCCCGTCAGTATATTTCCATATATGGCCGAACGGATTCTCTATACCACGATACCTGTTAGCCATCAACGTGGCGTGAGTACCGCCGGAAGCGTTCTTCACGACATATGCCTTCTCTCCCGAGCCGTTCCCGAACTCGTTGGTATAGCCGCATGGGATAAGTGGATTGATCTTGTTGAAGTTAGTCCAATCCGTCATTTGCGTTGGTCCCGGACCTAGGCCGCCTTGTGCGAAGCCGTTAGCGTCCTTCTGGGCGTTGAAAGGCTTCTGGCTGTCCAGCGTGGCGTACTCGACGGCGAATAGCCAGAACAGTGTCTTGTGGGCGTTATAGGTATACATTTCCCATCCGCTGCCTCTTTTCCTTGCGGCTTGCCGGAATTGGTCTCGGGTAAGGTTGGTGACGGGACAACCCAATAAGGAACGGTAGGTGTTGTCCCATTCGGAGGTGTTGTCGCCGCCTCTTGTATCAGTAGAGTTTGTTTTATCCGACATCAATAACCCTAAAGATCTAAGCATTTGCGCCTCACTTGAGCCTATATAGAATTTGCTTATATGCTTGTATCCGGGCAATGGAATCGAAGATAACATCATTCTAAATTTAGTTCCAATTATATATAATTTATACCAATGATCGGGAATCTCTACCATTGACGCATAATCTTTAGACGCAAATGTCATCTTCCATGCCGTTGGTTCATGATAATAATATACTCCTCCATTATTATCTAACACGACTCCTCTCATCCCGCTCTGCACCGGCAAATCCCTATGCAATTGCATATTACCTACTCTAACTCCATCAGGACTAGATGATGCAGTATCCCATTCAACACCGTATGCATATCTTTCTTCTAGATCTGGTATATCTTCCCAAGCTGGAGACCACTCGGTCGAAATGTCACCATATTCAAGTTTAATCTTATGGATGGTGGAAGTTGATGTGCCAGTTTTAGGAGAACTAAATACAACCATATGTGTATTATCAGCTACTGCATCTCCGATATTAGTAATCCATTTAAAAGTCTTACTGGCCTTCCCATTCACAAAGTCAGCCTTACTGAACTGAGCCATAGAACCTACTGCACCAGTAGAGTTATATATAGTGAACATTTCCTTATCATCACCCAATTCTCCAAAAATAGTCAATGTTACTTGTGTTCCTTTAGATATCGGTTCAGTTAGCCAATAATCAGCGATATTGTAATTCGAGTTGCTAACCTCCTTCCCTGATCCCAGCAACAGGTTCCTGCCGTACACGGGCAGCTTGCGGTACTTGCCATCATCCATTAAAGATTTAGTACCATCACCTGTAGTATGTATTGTTAACTGCTTAGTATTACTCCCAGAAGGACCACTTGTTAGATTTGTAAATACATCAATTCCATCATTTACTGGTATTAAATAATTCATACCAGAAGTTATAGCAACAGTTAAATTTTGATATATAGAGATTTGTATAGAAGAGTTCTGTAATATTCCCGCATCCTGTTTTATATAAAGCCAAATAGAATTATCATCATTAACATTATACCCACCAAAAATACTTGATATGTATACTCCATTATCTCTGACTGGAAATATATTAACAGCATTGCTTGGAAGTTTCTCTAATAATTTATTATAATTTTCCTGAGATATAGATAGGTTACCACTTGATGATATCTCCATAACAATGTCAAACACTGTGTAATCTGGTTTGACTACCACATCCTTCCACGTGCCATCTCCACAAAGAAACCTACCCTCATCTCCCTTCGCCGGAGCCGGCACCAATCCCGCAGCGCCAGCCCCGGACGCCGTGGCGCCAACCATATCCTTGACCTTATCAAGTCTACTGTCTATTTGACCTCCATTGTACTTACCAATAAAATCTTCCATATCGTTTTAATATACAAGGAAGAGGCGGCAAATACCCCCCCCCCTCCATATGTTAATAAATTAATAAACTTTCTCATCATTGCTGAACCAATGAACTATCATCTTGAACCGGCTCTCGATGTCGTTCACGAATCTAGCCAAGAACCAATCGCCACGGAGACGATCGCGCCACCTCCGGTGATAATCGACAGCCCTGGGGTCGATCTCACGGCCAATATCGTTCACGTCCTTAACCCATACCGGTAGGTTATTAGTATCGTCCTTAACCTCGTTGAAGTAGTCGTTGATGTTGATCTTCTGATCCACTTCCGTCACCAGTATCTCACGGCTATCGTCATTGGTTACAGGATACCTTAACCGCTGGCTCATATCGTTCTTGTCGGCGATAACCATCCTAAGCTCTCCACTGTTGTTGGTATCATTATAAAACCATGCCTTATTAAATCCAGTTGTTCTTCTAACCTGATAATTAACCTCGTCCTGATACCTTCTGGCATCCATCCGATATTGGTAGTTCGTGAGGATCTTATTCACATACTGCTCACGGACAGGTACCTCTATGACGAACGGATATAACTTACCGTAGAATACTTGATAAGATTGGTTGGTTAGACCATGCGACCATAATCCTATCTCACGATCGTCGTTAGAGTAATTCTTACCAGACTGGAAATAATGCTGGTGCTCGATATAATAGTCAGGGGTGTAGGACAAATATGATTTCCACTCACCCTTCAGGCAGTTATATCCAACGGTGAACGAGACGTCCGTGAAATGGCTGGCGTCCTGTAGCTCCACCGCCTGCCCGTTCCTGTAGAACCGGCCGCCACGGAATTGGTACTCGCTTGGATTCCCTACCGGTATATAATCCTTCTTGGTTATCAATACCCTCTTGAAACGATTATCCCAGCCCATAGACAGCCCTATACCAAAGAACTTGTTATCGATATCATAATAAGACAACTCAGCGTCCGTATCAGCGTTATATATCCGGCTACGGATGATCTTCATCTGAAGATGTTCCTTAAACCAGTTCCTAAGCCCCGGTGTGACCTCCGTAAGATTCCTACCATTAGAATCTACCTTAAACACCTGACCACGCCTTAAATCGACCCAAAAATGCCCAAACTCGCAACTGATCATATCCCGACTCTGGGTCCCGGAATATCCTAACGTCGTATTATTATACTCGATACCACGAGAGGCGAAAAGACCACCTGTCCCTAGCTCGCTATTCTCCGGGGATATTCTCTCCGCCAATACGTCTATGGCGTTATATAACCCTACCTGATTCTCGAAGCGAGCCAGTATCTGATCCGACTCTATCCCTTTCATGCTTATAAGTTTCCCGAAAGAGGTCTTGAACTCATGGTAATCCATAGGCTTGTACGACAGCCAAGGATCGGTCATGCCGTTCTCCGACACGTCGGCGGTGCTCCATATGACGCCGTTGGGTCTTTGGTAAGCGCAGTCCCAAAAATTGCTATCATACGTCTCTGGTAATGACCTTCCGCCTAGCGTAAAACGATTCTTATACACAGGACTTATCTTAAACACATTATCCCTTGATATAGGGACATTACGCTCCTGAGTCCATGATATATAATCCCCTACCTCCGGATAGAACCCCTCGTAAGGCTCAGGCCCGGCTATACGGAAATTGCAATTGATCTCAGACTCCACAAGAAACTGAGGTATGCCATAGAAGTATAGGAAGAAACGACCGCTAAGATACATATCTCCGGTCTTGCAAACCATCTCATAAGCGCTCTTCCGGCTAGGGAAAGAGTATAGCGATCCGGTATCCGTATCGGTCTTATTAAGATAATCCTCCCCGGTATCGTAATTAACGAAATAACGGGGATACCCGATGTTCCGATAATCATAATAAGGGAATGGTATCATGTCCCCCTGACCGAACTGAGTCAAATAAAACATAGGCATCTTCCTCTTAAGCGAGAATCTTGATATAAATACATCACCTCCAAAAACAGGTTTACGCTTATCCTTATCCATCAACCCGCAACCGCCTAACGATACCCACCTGATATCCTCTATCTGCCCGTATTGAGCCGGAGAATATTTCTTTATCCTCATATAGGGGCAGGATACGAAAGATTCACGTGTCATAAAATGAGGCGTCATACCAGCCACCTCATCGTTACGAATATTACACTCATCCTGAATACGGCTGGTATCGTAACTTGAAACCAACTCCGGATATTCAAGCATATACTTATCCATACCAAATGACATGAACAATGAATGCTCACGATCGAGGTTGTTTATGATAATAGGCTTACCGCCTACGGTCTCCCCTTGCGAAGAGATATCTGTTACCGGATATAACCCGCTCTTGATATATTTAGCCGTTGACAATCCACGTAACTCTGACTCCCCTATTTTTTGGTAAAATAAATTATAATGAGCGACAGAAGTATAGTAATAAGCATAGTTCCGTCTAGGTCCCCTATCTATCAATGCCGTTAACCACTGATACCTATACTTGCCTATATCCACCACGGACTGGGCTGTGGCCTTGGCGATACCTGTAGCCAGACGGATAGCCGTCAGCGCTATGCCGACAGGGTTGGCTAAAAAGAACACACCTCCACCGACATATTGCTGTGAAGCCGACTGATATGTATACTCAGCTATAGCGGATATTAAATTAGCCATAGCCTCCACCGTAGCCAATGATGTTGCCATACTGTAAGCCTTACTCCCTAATATCGTCCATTTAGGATGATCCTCCACCTCCCTGAATATACCTGAGGATTTACCTAATTGATAACCATCAACAAGGCACTCGGTGGGAGCGTCAGGCTTGTTAAAGGCAATATCAGGGCTTAAGAATGAATACCAGATATTACCCTTCCTGTTAAACGGATGCGTTATAAATTTCTCACGATTAATATCCTTATAGATATACATATCATCAGACAAATCGTTGTAAGGGTAATTAGGATAAAGGTTAGCCGATCCGTCGGGATCATCGTACTTAAACATATCATAAGCCAGACCGGTCCCGATAACGCTCTTATCCAACGTCCTATCGCCCCTATACAACTCATATCCTATTATAGAATCTCTTCTAGCCTTATCTATAAGACCGTTCTCTACCGCTATATCCAGAAACTCATTAACGATATCGTCATCAAGCATCACCCCCATAGGATAAATATAGGAGTCAACTCCATATTGACCGGTCAGTTGAGACGGATTACCCATGAAAGGAGCGACAGAGTTATCCGGAAACTTGTAATGACGTATAGGTCTCTGACAAAACGTGGTTGACGTATTGGGGTACTCAGCGTTATCCCCATTACCGGTGAAATAAGACTTACCCCCAACTGATTTAGGAGACCCATAGTATTTCGTCAAAGAATCTATTATGTCCTTCCTCTTTGATCCTCCCGATGATATCCCGATCTTACTTGAATCATACAACTCAAAATTAGCCGGGTACTTATTAGTAGACTCCCAATATCCGAAATCACCATACTGATATGGCCTGGGAGCGCAGTCAGCGGGTTTATCCCCACATGAGACACATTTCGCCTCATAGGTAACAAATCTCCTTAATTTCAATTCTTTCGTGAAGAAGAACACGTATTTCACCTCCAGTGGCCGAATGCCAAAACAGAACGGGGCGGGGAAGATGGCGGTGCCGGCCGTATAGAATCCGGCAAGCTCCTTCATATCCCGCCTCATGGCGAAACCGGTGAAGAACACGCATACCGCAGGCTCGATGCAAACATATATCTTATGGAAAGTAGTCTTGTCATCATTCCAGAACAAGTACTTTGGCATCATAAATATCTTATGATCCACGTAATTCACTATAACACCTTTCTTGGCATCATTAGCCAAAGGATTAGGAGCCACGGTACCTTCCTTGTCCGAGAAAAACGTTATACGAACCTTATTGTATGATGATGAGTCGCCGATCGGATAATTATAGTTACCCATCATCTCTATGTACATAATACCGTTATCAGGATCGGATAAACCACTTATGTATTTCTCGTAATCCAACTCCACCCATCTGGCGTATGAGGATACATGTGGATAGAACTTGAAATAAGTCAAGTTGCTTCTGCCGAACCAATTGGTCTTGGCATCAATATCATTCTGCACAGACACACGATCTTCCCAGTCAGTAGTTATACCGGTATTAAACTTAGAGTTATCACCATCACCAAAAAGACACATGGCATTCTCGATACCAAACTGACTCTCGTATTGGGGGAAGTATTTTTCCATCGTATCCATCAACTTATCAAGCATCGTCTCTGTATGATGCTTACCTTCCCATCCGTCATGTTGAAACAAATACGTGCACTTACCCAATGACCTACCTCCTTGGAATGTAGGAAGTTGAACATCATTAATAGTAGGATTCACGTAAGGATCACCTACCGAACAGCCATTAGCACATATACCCTCATCATATAACTGCCGGACATTAGACATATCCTGACACAAGACCAAAGCGGAGGAGTCTATATCAGACGGGAATTTATCCTCATCCTGACCATCCAGCCATTCTTGAACCAGATCTATGATATTCTTACCTCCACTGGAGTAATTATCGAAATCACACAATATAGAGAACTTCCTTTGTGACTCGGCGTTACTTTGTATTAAGGTGGTTGGCTCGGTCTCCGTATAATCACTAGCCAGCTTATACGTAAAATCAATCCTAGAATCCACCAAAGAGTTTTTATCCAATATAGTCCTGGTCTCTATTCTCTCGATATCATCACATCCATTAGGGAAATCGGGAGCCTTTATACCGTCTTGATCCTCTGGCAATGATATAGCAGCGCATAACTCGTCGGTAATACCTACATTAGATTCTATGATATCACACAGGTTCTCTATATTATCAGCGATATAATCAATAGCATCATCTACCGTAACATCTTCCCCCATCGTGTTGATAACGAATTGGGTCTCTCCTACCGTGGCATATTCCTGCTCTACATATCTGAGCTGCTTGACATCTAGCTGATTCTTGCATTCTCCTCCAAAATCATCAAATCCCCAAGACGGGTCGTTTATGATCTTTGCCGTATTCTTAAACTGCCAAAGATGACGGCGGCTGTTCCCTGCGCACTGCGGATTGTTCTCCAGCACCGACGCAGCCGACAGGTCGTCAGAGTTACCGTCCTCATCAACGATAACCTCCATCTCCTCCCTTGTGGCCGGACGAGGGATAAGCGGGAATCTAGCCGTCCTGTATCCTGTATTGGTAAAGAATCTTATACCCAACGGATATACCTCGTCACGCATGAAAGAGGCGTATTTAGAGCAAGCCACACCGTCTTTATATAGATTCTCCGTGGCTATCGATGTCTGCCATTTAACGAAATGACCCAAGAAATTAACGACCGGTTGAAGATTCCATTCATTCTCCACGGTCAAGCCGTATTGAAGAAGACGATTCCCGACAGACGTCATGCCTCTGGCTGTCTTATATACCGGTATTTCCTTGGATAACTTCTCCATGATCGTACGCTCGCTATACTGATCCGTAAGGTAATAGATGGTCCTTTCCGTTATCGGATGTATACCTTCTATGAAATACTCAAGAACCGGGCTTTGCTCACCATTAAACCCAACCGTGTTCTGTATAACACCTATCTTATAATGAGATACCTGCTTATCTATATTAGACACGGTAAGGCGGATACCCATGTTGGTTGACTTACCCCATAAACCATCGCGGATAACCATATCTTGACGATCGAATAACATGATTGGGTTGGTCAATGAGCAATATCCAGTCTTCTCAATCCCGAACTCATCGCACAACGCCACGCAGAACTGGTAGGTCCCGGCACGCAGGCTCCCCCCGAACTCCACGACCTCAGGCTCCACGCACGGGGCCGTCAGCAACGGGAACACCAGCAGCTTCTCGCAGGCCAGCCTACACCTCTCTATTGGTTTGTCATCCCCACATGTCTTATACCCATGGTAATGATACCAAAAGTCACCATCATCATCCGGGTTAAGGGCCTTATCGACCATAACATATCGCTGAGGATTATATCCATCGGTCCAGTATATCACCTTCCCGCATTTCTCGTCCTTGATCTCTATATCGAAGATCGGATGATGAATGGAGAAATTAAGACAAGGGTCATCAACCCAGTCCTCTATCAAGACCTCCATCAAATCACATATCTCATCAAAACGACCATCCGACTCCTCAAGCCTCTCGCCAAGGATACGATGGATGTCCTTCCCCGATCCAGCTAGCTGATCCTCCACGGTCTTGATATAATCCAATGACCGCATGAATGTGATCTTAGACGTATTATCATCCGGATTAGATAGAAAGAAATAAGTATTATCACCAGCTATGTCATTCTTATACCCAATAACCTTATAGCCATCAAATCGCTTACATAAAAGGGTACTAGGCTCGTTCTGGATCTTAAGCTGGCTTCCATCGTCACCCTCTATGGTAGCGTTCAAGGCAAAGCTGTACTCAGACGGGGATAGATCCTGTGGATGCTTATCCCTGTTCATCCCGGAGTCGGGAACCGCTATGTTAGAATTGTTCTGCACGATGTTATGTTTTTCGCAAAGATAACAAATCCGACGGATAATCACTTACACGCCGGATCTAAGTAAAAACCATACGTATTATGCGAAAATATTCAAATCACGCGAATATAAAAAATCCCCCTAACTTTCACAAGTCAGGAGGAAGACTAAACACTTTGCAACGTTTACCCTTAATGAAAATACAAAAACATAATAATTATAGATTTTTCCCCATGTAGCTTGATTGCTTGTCGGCGTCCTCTACGGATATGTAGAAGAACCCGTTAGTCACGTATCTCTCATTGACATCCACAAAATCATTAGATCCTTTATCCACTCCTTTCTTCGATCCCTCATCACACACAGCTACCAGACTATTAAAGTCATTGGAATAACCTACGACTACACCGTGTATATCCCGATTTCGAGGATCGAATACGTACCTCATCTTACACCTATCGTAAGCTAACTCTAAAGAGCTTTTGCTTAGCCTCTCATCTAATCCGGCACCCGCTACCAAAGCCAAAACGCTCTTTGATATATCACTCATGGTAGTGTCCTTGGCCGGAACCTTAGGCATAGAAACGCCTTCCATGACAAAATCCAACGCCTTATCTACAAGGCCATCGAAATCATCATCTCTTATATAATCCTTAAGCACCTCCAGTATATATAACCGGACATGGAGTTCGTTATTTACATCATTTAAAGTTATCATGATCCTAGTTTTCGGCAAAGCTAGATTATTCCTGCACAATAAAAAATCAAATATGTCATAAGTAAAGGACTAAAAAATAAAAAACTCCCCCATCCTCACGGACGAGAGAGCTGATAGATATTTGTATTATGAAAAAGAATAATTACTCACCTATTCTTACAATACAGTCACGAGACTCCTTGTTGTAGATCATCGTGCCTACCTTAGAATACAAGGTCTTTATATTTTGCCAATTATCCTCACCATGGGCGGATACGTTGGTAGGGGCATCACCGGTATAAACCTCCTCGCCTCCGATATTGACAAAATCATATCCACGTTTCTCCATAGAACCGCCCTTATATGCCGTGAACCTGATAGTGACATTGCCTTTCTCACGACCACCATACCAGTTACCGTATATACTGCACCTGATCTCAAGAGGTAATTTATCGTAATTATCACCATCCAACAACGGCCCCATCTGGATCAAGGCAGCCTCATTACCTGATTCCATGTTATCACCGCCATGGATAAGATAATCACCTACCCGTTCCTGCGTGGTCTGATACTGTTTACTCCAACCAACCAGCTTGCCGTCAACATCCGGGAGGCCGGTGTTATCGAAACCGGTAGCCGTGTCAAAGTCAATGCCGTCCTCGTCAGCCCAGATATACCTAAGCACAAGGTAATCGAACTCCGGGATGATCACCACCGGGACGGACTCCTGCCTGCACACGAACGTCTTCTCCTCCTTGGTGCCTTCTTTTATAACCTTGTACGTAGCCTGACGTATCTCTCCAGTCTCATTGATATCAGCGGTAACCCTAACCTCAGCAGGGCCGGTACCACTTGTCTTATCTAAATGTATCCAATCAGCCATATCATCGTATTTTGTTAAATCAATTTAATATACTTATCAAAAGCGTTGGGCCACATACGCCCATAAGACAACATCCTCCTCCTGTTATCTTCAGCCAGCTCCCGATAATCATTTAATGTAATCATCGACATCTTAAGCTCCTTCATAGCCCTAGCGAACTTGCCCGGCTCCTGCTGAGCATATAATTTATAAGCGTCACCAGCACCCTGCATCAAGCCATTCACAGCAGCGTTCTCAAAGATCTTCATCTTAATATACGTCTCGACATAATCCTCAAGGTATCCTAACGCCGTTTCAGGTATATATGGGAGACCGTCATCATCCTTAGGCGTAGCACGATATATGATATAAATAAATCCATCAAACCCGGTATACATAGTATTGCCAGATATAGTTATATCATAATTATCCCAATCGTACTTATCCCGATACTTGTCGGCGGCGCAATCACGCCTCAACCCACGACCTATGGATAACCTTACGGGATGATGATAATGGAAACGAACCTCATGGGATCCAATATAAATCTTCTCCGTGATCGTCTTCTCAAATTCCTCCTTGCAGCACTCGGTGCAGGAGTTCCAACGGAACCCACGCTCGGTGCGCTCGACCCAGCCGATCTCGTGTTGAAGGTCAGCCTTAGCCTTGTCGCCGCCCGGAATCTCACAGACAAGAGGCTCACACCTATAGGCATCAAGCATGTCGAAAAAATCGGAAGGCAATACCGCTTGTTTGTTGTTGGTCTTGACAACCGCCTCGGACATGACCGCTATAACACCCCCGAACCTTTTCAAGGCGATCTCAGCCCATCTATAAACAGACGAGGTATCTATAGCCCCGCTATCATCGTATTTATGTAAATCGGCCTTGATCTCGGCCAACAACCCTTTTATAGTCATATTCAAGTCTTTTGCACAAAGATATGTATTTGAATCCGTGATACAAAAAAAATCCAGTCTACCCTCACGGGCTAACTGGATCACAAAAAACTTCTACAGTTTGTAAACCCATTTAACCCCAAATACCTTACTCTCCGACTCAACCTCCCGATACAAGAACTTATATCTCCTACCTGATTCCATAGCCAACCTACATTCCTTATTCAAGGCCGGAGAGATATATAGATGAAAATACTTATTCCTAGGCATAAAATCCATACACGTATGGACGTAAGAATATCCACCCGTCCCACGCCTATTAATAGTACCGGTAAGTTTATTCAGATATATCTTGCGGTTAGGATTAATCTTATGACATAGATAACCGATGTTGTTTATATAAACCCCTCCCTCATCCTCCAGATACCTATCACGTATGACTTTCCAAATCAACGACTGGCACTCAAGGATATCATTCTTATCCACGATCGTATGCTTCCTCCTTTTCCCGTTCTTAGACATAATAGATCTATAGAATCGAAGAAAGTATTGATCAAGTATTTTAAATGACTTTGTTTTCATGTCGCAAATATAATAATTTCATCCTTATTCAAGAAATATTTGATAAGTTTTGGTGTAAGTGTAATGGTGATAAGGCCGCACTTACCGCCGCGGCACAGGCTGACGCACAGAGACTAGCACAGGAAAAAGCCAACGCCATGGAGTGCGATTGCCCCAAAACATGGAGCGCTAGTGTAACGACGTCTAGCGGAAGCGGGAGGACGATAAATTACACCATACAATATAATAATCCATGTGGATCGGAAAAGACGTCTAGGATGACTATAGGATACAAAAAAAACGAATGGTCAATGGGAGTATGAGACAAGAATAGTCCCTATTCCTTCCGGATCAGGAACTTTCTCTGATTCTACAACAACCAACTACGGGATATCATCTGGAGCTTATGCTTATTATGAGGATGGTCAAGGGAGTGGATCTTGTTGACAATAAAAAAAGGAGAGGCTTATATAGTCTCTCCTTTTTGTTACGATTAGATGAATCTAAGATCTTTCCTCCTAGTATGATTCAATATCCTACTAATATGTCTGGTACTTAATCCTGTTCTTTCCTTTATCTTATCATAGATATAACCTTTGGATACGTAAGCTGACATATCTCCTAGATCTTTTATAATCTTGTCATACATATCATGCGCCTCATTATATCTTATGATAGAGCTGTCTCTCATCCCTCTTTCGCCTATACCGTCAACTATGGCATCATTGAAACCAAAGAAATTGATTATTGATCTTATTAGATTCATGTTATTGAATTTTTTGTGTTTTCTTATTAATATCCATATCCGGGTTCTCATCCGTAGGGATCTGCAATTTGGTTACAGTTTCCCTTAATGTTTCGGAAACCACATATTCAAGAAGTTTGTCTGGGCATATGAAATCATAATCCCATTGAGATGTACATGGCTTATCTTTTTCAGCTCCACATCCCCCTAGCTCTAACGCCGCTTTTCTGTCGAGAGTTATAAGATCAACATTTATAGCCTCTATGTTAATATCTGGTATATAGATATATCCATCATTGACATAATAATAGTATTGATCTATATTCCCGTATTTACGTTCCTTGTTGTTAGCGTATTTTCTTAACGATATGGAGGTAAATATAATATCATCCATGATATTTGATACTTTGATGATAGCCGGACCTATACGGGTATATATCATATCGGGCAATCTTTTCTTGGATCTCATAAGTATCCTGCATAGTTTAAACTCATCAAAACAACAATCAATTTTCCGAACCCTCTCCATCTCCATGCAATTGATATGAGTGTACAGTGATTCCTCGCCAAATAAGGTTCCATCGGCATACTTCTGGGCTATATATGATCTTGCCTTCTGCCTTCCTATAGATAATATCCATCTTCTACTGACATGAGCGTCCTTATTGATGGAGTTCATATCATTTATGATCCTAGATACAAATTCTGAATTTTTCATATGCTAAATACTAAGGAGGGGATATACCCCTCCGGTTATTACTTCTTTTTCTTAACCTTGCCTCCACATTTCAGTTGAGGTTTCTTTTTCTCGGAGACTTTGCCTCCTTCTGCCATCTTCTTTTTCTTAGCACATGCCATAATCTTACTTTTTTAATGTTAGTGATACAATATTAGTCATTTCTATCGAAAATAGAATAAACAAGGTTGATGAAACTACCAACTTACCGCCGCGGCACAGGCTGACGCACAGAGACTAGCGCAGGAAAAAGCCAACGCTATGGAGTGCGATTGCGTGGAGCCAACAAAGACGTGGTCATGGTCGGTATCTATGAATAATGATTGCATGAGCCATGAACAACTTGTCACATCAAGAGGATTTACAATTACGTATAATAATCAATGTGGTAGATCTATATCTGGTTCTGTGAGTGGTATAGGATATACACAAAACGGAGAAGAGCAGGTCAATAGCGCTAGCTTTACAATTCCCGCAGGATCCGGAACCAAGAGTGGAAGTGTATATTTTAGCCGAGAAGTGGTATGTGGAGATGTAACAATCTCTGGTCATGATTCAGGTAATTGTTGACAATCACTGCTGTTATGGTTTTTAATAAAAAGGAGAGACTTATTAGCCTCTCCTTTTTTTTGTTATACATCAGAATCTTAACAGTTCCCAGATCCTCCTCCAGAAACACTTATAGACCCACATTGTACTCCTAAATCAAAACTTATGACACCGGTTTTGTTACCAGACCCAGTAGGTATACTTACGGAAGTACTTCCAGCCGTAACAGTTTGCCCATTATCATTCCTGCCAGTAACAGTTACAGTTATTGATTTAGATGATCCACATTGATTATTGTAAGACACTTCATAGGAGCACCTTAATGCAGATGTAGAACCAGACAGACCATTACAAGGATCACCGCTCAGCATAGCGTTGGCGCTCCATGTTTTGGGGCAATCGCACTTCATAGCGTTGGCTTTTTCCTGTGCTAGTCTCTGTGCGTCAGCCTGTGCCGCGGCGGTAAGTGCGGCCTTATCACCATTACACTTACACCAAGCGCCATTGTTTCCGCCAGAAACCCAGTAAGCGGAAGCCGTCGGAGCCGTACATCCTGCCGGACAACCTTGCTTGGTAGCAGTAGCCTCTACATAATCATTACATACCCTTCCACTACAACCTGCATCCGCTAATGTCTGAGCTTGAGATCTCAACTTATCTATCTTATCGCTAGCTTGAGCGTTGGCAGAAGACGTGCTAGAAGCGCATATAGATCCAGAAGGTACATCCGGATAAGTGATCGTTACTCCACAAGGTCTATCAGATGGACAATTTCTACTAGTAACAGAACCTCCTTGGAAACCAAGCGTATTACAGCAAGCTTCTCCACCACTAGACCAATATCCAGAACAGTCACTACAACTTCCAGAATCACATTCATAATATACCTCACTTGTACCACCATTACATCTTGTCGTGGAAGTGGGATGCCATGAATTAGAACAACAGCTATCGCAAGAACCACCGGAACATCCACAACTGCAAGACTCATGTAACCTGTTCTCAGTCTCGTCAGAGTGACATCCAGTGCTATCAGTCCTTCTATATCTAGCCCAAACATCACCACCTGAGCAATAGTTTCCGCCATCATAGCTCCAACCACTCCAATTAGGAGGAGTATCCTCGCAATCTCCGTTCTTGTTAGCGTAAGCTTGAGCGGCGGTTCTGGTAGCCGAGTCATTCCTGAAAGCGTCTTGAACCTTGCTGTTGGCGTCAGCCTGAGAAACCGTTGATGTTATAGGGTCTAATCCTAATGAGCTATAAGGAACTGATATAGCCACACCTTGTCTACAAGAACCGCAATTATCCTTGTAGAAAGTATAACTTCCGGTACCGGTCCATACACAAGTTCCATGTTGGTTAGCGTAATCCTGTCCCTTCTGGTCTAAGATCTGCTCGGCCTTGCTCTTAGCATCAGCCAAAGAAACCTTGCTGGTGATGGCCTTACCGTCGTTAACCTGCGTGGAGGTCACGGTAATCCTCTGACCTACCCCGCCTTCGGCGCAGTTGTTCTTATAGAAGTCACGGCTTGCCACGTAAGTCCATGTACATCCTCCGTTCTTGTTGGCGTAAGCCTGCCCCTCAGCTCCACGAACGGCATTCTCAGCTTTCTTATTGGCGTCAGCCAAGGAAACGGTGGAGGTGTACGGGTGTCCCGGAAGCTTGCTGCTGCTTACGGATACCATGTCTCCTACGCCGCCATCAGCGCAATTGTTCTTCTGAACCTGACCGGTATAGCTTCCTGTCCAAGTACAAGTACCCTTCGAGTTAGCCACGCTCTGTCCCTGAGCCGTAACAGCCGCCAACGCCTTGGCGTTAGCGTCAGCCTGAGATACGCATGACTTGAACTTACCATCAGAGCTAGGAGCCGGATCTGTAACATCATTCTGAGTCACAGTAACAGAGCTTCCAACTCCACCATCCGCACATTGACGGGTGAAGGCCTTAGATGCCGTACCAAACCAGAAGCATGTCTTATTACCACCAGCTATATACCGCTCTTGATTCTCAGGATCAGTGTAGCAGGTATTGGTATTACGTTGATGTAATTTAGAGATACAATCCTTACATACGGTCTCGATAGTCTCCCATACCGGTTGCTCGGTCTTGGTATGACACGTGTCATCATAGTTCTTGTTAACGAACGCCTGACCCATCCTATCGATGTAGGCCTTAGCCAAAGCGTCAGCCTCTTCCTGAGAACGGGTTGAGGTGAAGAACTGACCCATAAGATCCGGGGTTACGGTGATAGGATCTGCATACTGACAAGTAGGACACTTAGGAGTGAACTCCTTGCTATAATTACCTACATATATCTTCAGTTCGTCGCAAGTACCACGATCGTTGGCTATAGCCTGACCTTGCGCCTTAACAGCGGCCTTGGCAAGCTCATCGGCGGCGAACTGGCTCTCGTATGAGTAGAATGGACCTCCGGTCACGTCAGCCTCAGTAACGGTAACTGAAGACGGGATAAGACCGGACGGACAGTTATTCTTCTCGAACGCCTCACTATAATGACCGGTATATTTAGGAGCCTCATGACAAGTACCTTGTTCATCGGCGATCTTCTGACCTTGATTCATGACAGCGGCCATAGCGACTAAGTTAGCCTCATCCTGTGATACGCAAGACTGGAACGGATGACCTTCCACCATATCTTGTGTCACGGTGAACGGATCTCCTACCTGATTAGCGCCACAATTGCTCTTCGTGAACTCGAAGCTAGCCTTACCGGTATACATAGTAGCGTCAGAACAAGTACCCTTGGTATTAGCCAAAGCCTGTCCTTGAGCCTGTACGGCGGTCATAGCCATAGCGTCAGCGGCGGTCTGGGAGTCGTTAGACTGGAATGGGTGTCCTTCTACCATATCTTGGGTGATCGTCACCTTAGATCCGATCTTACACTCACCACAGTTGTTTCTCGTAAACTCCAAGGAAGCACGGCCGGTGTACGTACAAAGGGCGTGGATATTGGCAAGAGCCTGTCCTTGGGCGTCAACGGCGGCCTTAGCCTTGTTATTGGCATCCTCCTGAGATACGGTAGACGTGAACGGATAACCGTCAACCATCCTATCATTTACCGTATAAGTACCACCAGTGCCAGCACCACAATTGTTACGGGTAAACGTACGTGTATAAGTACCGGTATATACAGGCACCTTCTCGCACTTACCTTTCACGTTAGCCACATCCTGACCTTGAGCCTCGACGGCGGCCTTAGCCTTATTGTTGGCGTCTTCCTGAGATACGGTAGACCTGAAATCTCCTGTCACCATAGTCTCATCCACGACAACCTTGGTGCCGTATTGGGTCTCATCACAGTTATTACGAGTGAACTCCTTATTATACCTACCGTAGTAGATCGTCTTCTCCTTACACTCACCTTCTAGGTTGGCTTGTTGCTGGGCGTTAGCCTCAAGATCGGCCTTAGCCTTATTGTCAGCATCCTCCTGAGAGATAATAGAGAAGTACTTACCAGCGGCTACAACATAAGTATAAGGTTGGCCGATATGGAACTCATCGCAATTGTTTCTAGTGACTGTCTTCTCCATCCTTACGTTATAGTAGACGTTAGTCTGACAGTCGCCACGCTCGTTGGTGATAGCCTGACCTTGCGCCTCGACAGCGTCCTGCGCCAGCTTGTTGGCGGCATCCTGCGATACCGTAGAAGTGAACGGATATCCAGAACACATCTTCTCGTCCACAGTGAAGTCAACAGGAGTAGAACCCTCAGGGCAGTTGGTTCTCTGGAATACCTTGGAGTACGATCCGGTAAATACCGGTATCTTCTCACAGTTACCCTTGATATTCGCTATATCCTGACCTTGAGCCTCGACAGCAGCCCTTGCTAGGCTATTAGCGTCTTCCTGAGATACGATGGATCTGAAGTCTCCTGTAACCATCGTCTCATTAACAACCACATCCGTACCGTATTGGGTGGAATCACAATTGTTACGGGTAAAGGTCTTGCTAAACTTACCATAATAGATATTCTCCTTAGGCTTACACTCACCCTCCAAATTGGCTTGTTGTTGACCGTTCTTCTCAATATCCTCAAGAGCCTTCCTATCGGCGTCCTCCTGAGAGATGGAAGATACGTACTTGCCCTCAGGAATGATATAAACATATTCCTGACCGTCACTGAACTTATCGCAATTATTACGTATAAACGTCTTTCTCTGCTCCTCGTTATACCAGATATCGGTTATACACTCACCATGCTCGTTGGCGTATTTCTGACCGTTCAGGGCTATATCCTCCATAGCCTTGGCGTCTGCGTCCTCCTGCGAGATAAACGACTTGTAAGTCCTTTCCTCGACCGTATACAACACCACCGATCCATGCTGGTTGGCCAGACAGTCGTCCTTGGTGAACGGCTGAACCATCTTGATATTATAATAAACGGGCTTGGCGTCTTGGGCTATCATATACTCCTTGACAATATTACCGTCCTTTGACGTTATACGGAACTTAGCCGTACAGATCTGACCGGTATAATTAGCCTTGTATACGATATTAAGCTTATTATCGCCTACCCCATGGCTCTTGTCGTTAATGGCAAAGCAATTACCCTCGACACAATTCTTATCTATTTCCCTTGCCATATTATCCTTCAGTTATTCTCCATGAAACATCATCTCCGGCCTCTACCCTCACGATTTGGGTATCACCATCCTTATTAAGCGTCAACCTTTGCGGATCCACGTTGAAGGGTGGTTCCGGCTCCGGCTCACTACCATCACCGCAAGTGCAACATACCAGCTCGATATCATACTCGGTATTGGACTTGATATCGATGACAACCTGACCGTTCTCGCTAGTCACGTTATCGAAGTCATGATCAAGTATGATATAAGGTATATCATTAGGCTGTTGATTGATATTAACAACCTTACCGTTCAAGACAAACATCTCATGATGCTGTTCGTTATCCATATTCTTAGGCATAGCTATGACAAAGCTAGCCTCATACAAATCAGTAGCTCCGGGATCCTCAGGATCGGCATACACTATATATCTGCTATCCTCTTCCGGGACTTTCATGGATAAACCGTTCACGTTCATGGAGACTATATAAGACTTGCTCACCGAGCCACCAAGGGTAAGGCAGGAAGCCTTGACCGAGGCGGAGTTGAGCTTGGCGTTGATGGTCGCCGTCCCGCCCTCCATGTCGAACATGACACTGGTAGGATCCACGCTTACCCGCTCTATACCCTTCTGGGTTATAGTAGCGAGCTTCGTAACCTTGCCTTTCTCGACCGCTACGTAAGTCTCCCTAGGCAACCTACCCATCCATCCCGGCTCTACCTTGATAGCCACCTTGTCGGGGCCGGTACCGGAAATCTTGTCGTAGGACACCCATGAGGAACCTTGCTCGATCTTGGCAAGAATATCTTTTAAATTATTCATATCATTCCGCTTGAGTTATAGTCCATTTATCACTCTTACCTACGATAATCTCCAGAATCTGCTCGCCACCCTCAGGAGGATACTCGAAGTTAGTAGGCTTAATCTCAAACACGCTGGCGCCACCACAACCAAGATCACAGATCATGTCCGGCAACCATCCCTCCTCGAAAAACCGTTCTATAAGCTCCCTGACAGCCTCTGAAAAAGAGTCAAGCTCTAACCTGTCTACGGGAAGAGATCCCTTCTTGAGGGTCTCACCACATACCCAGCCGTCACACTCGGAAGCCAAGACCGTATCGTACACTCTTTTAGCCATAACATGAGGTATTTAAAATATTACTATTCAATGTAGTATATACGATATTAACATCAGTGAACTCATCACCCATGCAATATTTCTTCTTAAACTTAACGGACCTGCCAGAAACGACATATCCGTCATTAGGGACGATAGTACCACAATAGGTAACGCTGAGCACGTTCAACGGCTCGTATCTTAATCTGACAGCTTGAACGCCCTTGAACGAGTCACGCTGGATGGACGCCGTGGCGCCAGATACGGCAACCAGCTTCCTTACCAGAGACTCGATTACGCTATTCATGCCATCACCGTTCCTGATATCCGCCTCAGGGAACGACTGACCGTCATATATGATCTGGGAACTATAGATACTGCACTCGTCCCCCGGTCTGTATTCCGGCTTACATGGATTACAATTATTTCTCATATCAAATCAATTTATTGATCATTCTTCTTAATTCAAGTATCTCGGCATCCCTATCCCGTATAGCCTTTATCATAGCGTTAAGGGTATCGGACATATCACAATTAGGGGACAATCCCAATGATTCCACACGTACCTTATCACCGGGGTAAATACAATCGGTACTCATGTACGTAGAGCACGGTACTTTCGTGTCGTCTACAGTAGGTCTGTATTGTTTTTTGTTGCAACCGTTCATCACCAAACCTCCTCTTCAGTTCCGCTATCCCCGCCGCTACCACCGGCGTTGACAAGCTCGTTTATAATCCTCTTCAAATCCAGAACCTCACGATGGTATAAATCTATCTGCTTATCCCTAGACGCTATAATACGCCTCAATGAGTCTATAACGACAGAGATATCAGTACCTTTCTCTATACCATCCACCACCAACTCATCGCCTGAGTACAAGACGCATTTATCATACAAGGTTATAGGACATCCATAACCAACACAAGGTTCGTTCTGACAATCCCGATCGCAAGGATCACAAGGATCATCATAACATTTGTTAAGAAACTTATCTATCTTAACGCCATGACAACACTCTTCGGGACATTCCCGTGAATGATCATGACAACAACCACCTGTATTACACATATTAATAATATTAATGTTTTTAGCAAAGATACTTATTTGGTTTGGAAACAAGACAACATACGTTATTAAACAATATAAGGGACACGTCATTCGCATCCCCTATACCCATAAACCATAACAACAAGATAAGATCAGGACTTCAATTTAAGAACAGGATTACCCCATCTGTCTTTCCACTGCCTTCCCAAATCGTTTATAACGCCATCATAGTCTTTTATATATCCAGCCTTAATAGCATAAGATATATTTCTTTCTATTGATACTATCATATCTAGCTCCTCGAAGGAGGCTCTATTTCTTATTCCTTCCTCATGCACACCGAAAACAACGAAATTAATACCCTTAGCAATCCTTGATAGCGATTCCTTTAAATTGCTCTTATCGCTTATAAGCGAAGATACACTGCTGCACATCTCTATATAAGCGTCACCAGCTGCATTTCTTACCCCTACGATATTATCAACAAACCACATTACGACATCGGCACAAACTTCAGGACTCATCTCCATAGCCACCACGAGGAAAAGATATGGATTCATATACCACATTTGGCCATCCCCCTTACCCTTTCGGCATGCCAACCCCATTTTGTTTAAATCACTAAGATTTAGGGTCTTGTTTTGTAGGCTGATATTTATCCGCTTACATAAATCCCTGTTTTCTAGTCTACTAATTATTTCCCTGCATTTCTCCTGAAAGCCATCATACTTAATAATATCATTAAGCTTCTTAGGAGATAAACCCTTTTTAAGCCTATCATCAGACAAGACTCTCATAGCTAAAGTGATGTTAACAAAACCATTATCACTGAGCGCAGGTATAACAACGCCCATCAATCTCCTATCAGAAGATTTGATTTCAACCCGACTTTTCATAACTTTGAACAATATTTTAAATTAAACATAATACCTATCGGTTCGAGATGAATAGATAGGTATGCAAATATAAAATATATTCAACATATAAGCAAGTGTATTACAGTATATAAACTTATCACCATTGATATATATACAAAAAAAATGGAGGAGACACACAATCCCCTCCAAAACACTAATATAACATTATGGAAAACACAAACGCATTCTTACCAATAACACTGATCTTCTTGATCGATATTCTCAATCCATTTCTCGCACTCAAGATTAAGATCAGCGTACTCCTGCCCCTCTACCATCAAAACCTCACGGGCTTTGGCGTTGGCATCCTCAACCGATATCCATGACCTAAACCTGTTGGCTTTGATAGAGTAATATACTTTACCGGACTTATATCCGAATGGACATATCTTCTCGAACCAATCACCGATCATAGTATTATAGAATACAGGTGAGCAACTACCCTCGGCATTAGCCTTCTCCTGACCTTCTTTCATGAACTTCCTATAGGCTAACGTATCGGCGTCTATCTGGGATATATCGGATATGACAGCTCCGGCTGGTAATTCATATACAATACCTTCCTTGCCTGATGTGCCAGCCTCACAATCGTTCTTGTAAAACAAGCCACGAAAAGGCTGTGAGGCCCAGTCCTCGCAGCAAGCCCCGACGGAGTTGGCCTCTCCCTGCCCGATCCGTCCAAGCTCCACCCTGGCCTTATCATTGGCATCTTTCTTAGATACGTAAGAGACAAACCTGCCTTCCTCTATACATACCTGCTCCTTGGATCCCTTACCGCTTACGCAATTGTTCTTGATAAACTCATCGCATACCTGATCATTATACCATACAGCCGGTATTATGTCGGCATATGTATTGGCGTAGTCCTGACCGTTGGCATTGACATCATCCTCAGCCTTGTTGTCAGCCTCCTCCTGCGTATCGCCAAAATAAACATCGGCCGGGACCCGGTAGTCAACAGAGCCGCCCACGTACCCGGCAGGTGGGTTGTCTCTGGTGAACGTCCGTACTATTTCTTTGTTACCGTATACCATTGTCATTCACTTTGTCACAAAGATACAATTAAAATTCAAATCACAAAGGAAGAGCCTTTTTGCTTCTCAAAACCTTATACAGATAATCCCTTAACTGTTCTTCTGTGGTTATATATCCAAATTCAATCATCTTAGCTATATCAATCTCCAGCTCCATCAATTCCTTAGCCTTGACCTCTTCGCCTACGGAATTTCTTATCATGCTTTGATGCAATCCGTATATGATAATATTTACAGATCTCGCCAGATCTTGAATCTTATCCCTTAATCTTGAAGGCTCAATTATCCTAGACAAAGCAGAAGACATTCTCTTATAAGCATCACCGGCCTTATCCCTATAATCTATAAGCTGGTCATGAACAAATCTGATAACCTGAACCTCAAACTTAGGGTTTATCCACATAGCAAACTTGATAAATAAATAAGGATGCATCCATGCCTTACCAATAGTTTTAGATCCATCTCTCAACGTCTTTGATTTTATAATCTTAAATACCTGTGTATCTGGTAACTGCATTTTTGCCCCATGGCTTAAATCACTTATTAAAGCGTCTATAAACTCCTTTGTTTTAGGACTCTCTAAAAATCTCTTTAAATTTCTTTCCGGATTACCCTCTACAGCATTCCACTGCCTCAACAATTCGTTAGCATCAAAATAACCATCACTAGTTCTTTGAAAAACGTTAAAATCACCCATTTTTCTCGTCAAAACATTAACCGTCTTCATTTTTTAGTCTAATTTTGAGATTAATAATTAAATAGTTTATGTCCGCTCCCTCGTGAGAGTCGGCGGACATACAAAAATAGCCAATTGGTGTGACAAACACAATCCAATTGGCTATTTTTAATATCCTAAAATCAGGACATTAATTACCCATTACAAATCTTATCCTCCAAAGCATAAAGAACTTTCGCTACGGTCTTATCACCACTTACCTTCACGCAAGACTCGCCGAGATCCCGGACGTCTATAGCCTCCCTGATACGGGTAAGCTCGTCATATATCTCCTCTATCACGTCAGAGATCATAACGCACTCATCAGAGTCCTTATACTTTGACCACTCCGGGAGATCGCCCTCGTAGGGTACGCAAGTGGACGGGGTTATATGTGAACAACTGTATTTTTTCATGCCAGTAACTTATTAACACGTTCCTTTAACGATCTTATCTCATCCGGGCATAACCCGCAATCATTATCACACAAGGATCTTTGTAAACGAATTATCTTGCCCCAATAGGATACATCGGGCTTGTCCCCGATCCTATACCTATGATACCTCATGTATCTACCCCATTGGCAAGATAACCATTCGTCTACGACCTTACATAGATCTATCCTATCAAGGTTTGATATAGATTGAGCGCCCATCAAGTATCTCCTTTCTCATTTCTTGTACCTCCTCATCAGGCGGGCATCCATATGGCAGGTTCTTGATCCACTCACGGATCTTCTTCTGCATATTAAGATAAGATACACCCACGCCACCACCCTTGGTACGAACTTGTTTATATATACTAACCACATCACGCTCCATGGTCTGCAACGGATCAAGCATGACCATACAACCAGCGGTGCTTCTAGAAGCATATTCCCTATCACTAATAACAGTGGAAGAAACACGATTCATCATGCTTCTCTCAATTCTTTCCCTCTCGGCCTTTAACGCCTTTTCCTTACAAGTATTACAACCCACGACTAAATATTTTTATGTTCAACAATCCACGCAATTAGTAGCCATCTCAAGAAGCTCTCCGACACGATCAATGATCTCATGAGCCGCCTCTATATTATCCAACCTGACGTTAGCCTCCGCTACAGCCATAAGCGTCTCCATCTCCTGTATCTTATTTATAAGATCCTTATCCTTGTCCTCGCATAGGATATCAGTCTTAATCCATAGCCGATCAAGACGTCTGCGTATAAGATCCGTCTTAAGATACTTGCGACTGAAGTTGTAAGTAGAAGGGCTACCTATGATCTTGATATCATATATACCATCAGGTAGATCAAGGTACTTTACATTACAATCATCGTAATTAAAACAATTGAGGCCTAATGTTAGGCTAGTAAAGGTATTGACCTGATTCTTGCCAAGGAACAACGTAACGGGGTCGGACATGCCCGGCGTAGTGATCTCGATAATCGCCTTCCTGTCCTCCAGTAGCCCCCACTCAGACTCATCCAATACCTGAAGCACCTTGGGATCACGTGTCTCTAGCACCTGAAATGACAGCCGAATATCATTCATGTTAACCTTCTTATCGTACCGGCATAAGCTATCGTCATAACGGGCTTGCATATCAAGATCCGGGATATCGGTATAATATGTCTTAACCTCATGACCGTTGATAAACACCGATGTTATCTGACAAACATGAGACCTAGCGACATCAAAAAACACCATCCTTACATTACCCTCATAATCGACTCCCGATGTCGGGTATGTCAATATCTGGGTATTATACTCACCATCGTTACGCCTAGCTACGACAGTAATTACGATAGGCTTCTCTATATCGTAATCATCCATGATAATCCTAGCGGCAAACTTATCATGAATTATCTTCGGTATGATATTGATCTGATTCATCTTAATATCTTTTTCACAAAGATACTAATTTGATCGATAAAACAAACGAGGCTATAAGATAAGAGCATCAAGAAGATCCTGCTCGCTTAGAATTATACCTCCATTGATAGCCATAGACATAGCTAAATAAAGACATAAGCATGTGAGATCATATCTAAGCATTCTACTCCTAAGAGATACAATAAACTTTTTAAGGTCAGGATTATCCCCAGCCAAAGACATATAGCCGCTAAAAAGGAACGTATTGTATATAGGATCGGATGTAGATGATTTGATATCGCTGTAAGACATACCACAAATATCTACCCACAATCTTATAGATTTGACGACTATCTCCTTTACAAGAGACTTATTCAACAAACATCCGAATCTGACCAAAGCCACTATATCTCCCCACTTCTGATCGGATATCTCTTTAATAACATACATCGACCCATTCAAAGGATCTTTTACGACAGATGACAGTATATTCTTACATCCAATGGAATCCGATAGCTCTTGGATATTAAACATATTATTATCGTGGTTAAATACGATGGACATATCTCCACCTCTTATGATACTAAAGCTACTCATCACGAATCCTCCACAAAAGAATTAATATCAAAACAGTCATCATAAGAGCATAGGCCAGGCTCATATCCTTCCTTGCCATCCTCTATGTCAGAAATAGCTCTATCAGCAATAGATCTTAACTCTAATAGACTTACACCTAAAAAATCTAAGGCCTCTTTCAAGTACTTATATAAGGACGAGGTTTTAACTTCCTTAAACCCCTCGTGAATCAAATGACTATTGAATATACTGAAAAGAACTTTATCATTCCTACCGTCAAACCTTTTACCATTGTTTTTAAGACTACCATCAGAGTCAATCATCTTCCTTATCTTACTCGCAGATCTGGTATTTATGATATTCACCATAATCATAACTTTGTAGTCAACAGCGGCTCTTCTAGCTTTATTAGCCCTCCCCTTTGAACTTACAGGTGCATTGTCCTCGCCGCCAATATACCTGAACTTAGCCTTGCCTACAAAGCATGATGGATAAACCTTGCGAATATTCCACTTATAATTATAATCACCGATTGATCTCATGATCGACAACTCGCTATCAACTACCATCGATATCATCTTATAAGCCTTCTCAAAACACTTAAACGATCCTACATACTCATAGATAAACCGGTACGTCATACCTAGCTTAAAATCTTTATCAGATATCCTATTAAACACTATAGCTCTATCAAAGTTGATGATAATAGCCATAATAATCTTAAGCCTAAAGTAGGGAGGTATATAAATATCATCAGGACTGATGTTCCTAGGATTAGCCGTGGTATAATCAGCGCCAGCGAAAGTACCTCTACGTTTCTTGAAATTACGCGGATATATAGGCTGACCTTTAGATAGCTTAATGCAAGTACGCCCCTCATCTACCTGCTTCTTCTCAGCCTCGGTATACACCGGAAATTCCTTTATCATAGAAGAGCATTTCCTTATATAATTCAAGTCGAAATTCATATTGTTCATATTTTGTCCACTTCAAATATAAGCAAAATATAAGACCTTTAAAAGAATAAGATGAATTAATTTTCCCATATATCACCATTATTATTTCATTAATAACATAACTTGCTGAAACACAGTTGTCCATTTTGTGACATGTGTAATAAGAAGCTTCGCCTCTTTCTGAAGCAAATCTCATTATAAAGCATTCCTTTATTTAATTCTTACCAATTTCTAATTAATAACCCTATTAATGAAATGATGTTAGCTAACGCCTTTTATTATCTAAAGTAGACATCCAAAAAACATTAATTTAAAAATGAGTAGTATGTTGGCAGATAAAGATCTTAATAATCCCACTCAAGACTCTTTATGATTGTATTATTGAGATATTTACTATATCCTTACATTCGATCTTATTTGGCAGATGACTACTATCTTTAAACATAATGATCCTATATGTTTACTTCTTTTCTGCGCTAAAGCGTGAAGTGCCAAAGGGAATCGGCAGGGTTGGTCGTGAGTCGCTCCGCTCCTGGCCGGCCATGGAAGGCAGCCACCAGCCCCACGCCATGACGCCGCCACCTTGTTTATTGGCTTCCAGCAAGAGTCACCTAAAAACAATACTTGTCTATACAATTATCTCTACGGTTCCAGAAGTTAAATAAGAACTATTTGGCTTTAAGGAAAGTTGTTAGTTAAAAAGATGGTCAATTAAGTTATCTGGTCAAATAAAATCTTTATATTCGCGTCACGGTCGGTTGGATGAGTGGTTTAGTCGGTGGTCTGCAAAACCATATACCCCGGTTCGAATCCGGGACTGACCTCATTTTGGTTTTGGTTGATACGTGGGTAAGGATGAATGTAGGGGATTATGGTAGATCATAATCCCTTTCTTTTTGGAGGTTCAAAATCTGACTCCCATCTAGCTATATCACTTATCCTGAAATCGTCCATCATAAAATTTCCGTTATCCATACCATCACCTCGTGTATTAATACCTAGGTTATAAGACCTAAGGGAAAGCGTATTATTGATTTTCGTGTTAATAATAAGTATACCATTAACAAAACATCTTAATATGTCATATTCATTACTGCTTCTGACTATAGCTATATGATACCATTTGTTTGCCTCAACTCTATCAACATGCCAACCAGCTTGTTGAGCTTGAAATAAAAAATAAAAACCAGTACCTGTTAAAACTACACCAAAATAAAAAATACCATTAGGATATTCATGTTCAACCAAACAACTTGTAACAAGATTGGTTGACTTATACCAAAAGTCTATAGTAAATGGATGACCGTCATAAAACAGCTCAGGCAATAACGATTCTTTGGTGTTTATGATAGTATAAAGAAAAGGATCCGTTTTGTTATATTGGGCACATTGTATTGAGCCATCGGTGATAAGATTGGCGTTATTGGCTATAAAGAGATTGCCAGAGGGAGTAGGATTTCCCTCTACCTTAAAATTACCATTGAATCTCATCAAAAACCTAGTATGATCATCAATTACCCCCCCTAGTATATTCAATCATTCTTCGTCTCATAAAACCTTCATCTTCTTTAGCAAATATATTAAAACCAATAATATCAACAACACACTAATTGATGTGACAGCTATTGGCCATCTTGATTCTTTCTTGTCATCTACATCCTTATGTTCGATGTCTGTCTTCTTATCAATATCCTCAATACCGGTGATCGTCTTATCAATGCCAACGGAATCGGCCGTCACCGTGCTGTCCCGCCGGCCTATGACGATATGAGCGTCCGTCTGGGAGGACACGGGTCGCTCCCCAGTGGATGGATCCACCTCCTTCGTAGTATCGAATTTCCTCTCAGTTATGACAATATCAGCATTAAGATCAGATGTCCTGATCTCTACGATCTTCCGGTCCATGACCTCATCTATCATCGTCTCTATCCTGCTTATCAAACGATTATCTATAGACGTGTCGCTAACCTGCCTCCTGCTTCCACAAGAGGACAGGAATAGCGACAGACCTAAACAAAAAACAGCCTTAAGACTTATCCTTAACCTTATCATCAGCAATCTTCTTTATATCGTCAAACATCTCGTCAGGTATGTTTTTAGAGAAGCCAAACATCTTGAATACGTTTATCCTCTTGAATACAGCCTTGAACACCTTCACCAAATAAGCGTCAGCGAAAGCATCCCCTATCGTATTCAAGAAAAGCATCACATATCCAACAAGGGCTATATACACCCCATATTTGGTAACGGTAAGTATCATGCTAGCCTCCTCCTCGATCGGGTATAACGTCTTATATATAACACATAATGTCATTACTATAAAACAAGACAAAGCGAACTCCTTAAGAATATCAGTGAACCTGACCTCCCTAAGCCATCTCTTGAAACTAAACCTCCTCCTACGGCTTCTACGGAGCTTCCAGCCCCTTACGCTTTGCGCTAACCTAGCCAAAAGATTCGCTATTAATACTATAAGTAATACGGTCAATAAATGATGCACTGGCTGGAAGTAAGCCCAGCAAGAGGCACCATACGCAAGCGCTATATTCCATAAAGCCCCCACTCGCTCTATCATGTCTTTGTCTTTCATTTTATACCATATACGCAAAGTTAACCACTATACCGTTAAGTACCTAAAACACCACGGCGTGTATACCGTTCCTCGTATCAAGGCTGTCAAAATGTAACCAACCCACCTTCCCCTCAAGCCGGAAAGGATATGGTAACATATCTTGATGATCCAAGATCAAGCCTCTAGCCTGTTCCGCCGTCATCGACTTGACATCGAAATCCCCAGCCTTACCCAACACATGAGCGGATAGATAAACATCTTTCTTATCCTTAACTATCTGGCAGATGTTGCATCTAAGACCACGTTGGGAAAACTGCCCCTGCTTGTCCCAGTTATTACAATACATAGGCTGTTTGATTATATCCCTCCGTAATATAAGAAGATTATGGAGAAACGCTGTATCAAGAAACTGCCACGATCTGTCCTTCCACTTATTGTATGTATGAGGACACACCAATTCCACTATATCAAAATACGAACCTAGTTCTTTTATAATATCATTTCTATTCATATTATCAATTTTTAAAGTAATGTAAAATAACAATACCACGATAACCTGATCCTCCTCGACCGCTCGTAGCCCCACTATTAGAAGCTTTAGAGGCTCCTCCTCCACCACCTCCATAATAAGTGGCATTACCTCCATTTTTGCCATTAATAGTAACACCCTCAATATCCTCGACTCCAGCTCCATCACCTCCCCCGTGATTTCCGCCTTTCCCTCCGGATAAAAAGCCCATATTCCATCCTCTTGTATAAGCTCCCGATCCACCACCAGCGCCCATAGGATAAGGATATCGGTCAGGATATTTGTTATTAAAAACATATGATCCATCTTGCCCTGGATTTCCCGGGGAAGGATCATGACCATCCCCTTCAACTCCATATCCGCCTCTTCCACCTTTACCGGCAATAGCCTGATATATACCGAATATACTATCACCACCTATATCTCCAACAACCACCCTATATGTAACACCTGGATTTACGGATATAGTCCCAGTCAGTACACCACCTCCGTTACCGCCACTCCCGGCATTATATATATCGGAAGATTCTCCATTAAGACCTCCGGCGACCAACGCGAACTCAACCTCATAGACCCCATCAGGAACCGCCCAATATCCATTATCCTGAGGAGATAGTTCCTCGAATACCTCTATTATCTTCCTTTTGGGTAACATTCTTCTTCTCATCATAAGGCAAATAGGATTTTACCCCCCCCCAATTTAATTTTAAAATATTGATATTCATAATATTATTCTGGTTTAATCGTCCATCTCTGGGCGTAGTTATTTTTTAACACATATATCTTCTCCATAGGTGTAGCGGGAGACCCGTTGGACGAGCCTTTCACGAATCCCTCTGGGGCCTGCTCCGTGCCGGAAGGACGCTGGTTTTCGGTTGAATAAATAACATTATACATGCTTACCGAAAGACTATAGAACTGGTTCCTCTTCCCATCCTTAGCCACGGATGTCATAGTAATCTGATCCCATCCTACAACAAGGTCGTAGAAAGAGTTCACGAAATCATCTGATCTTTTTTGGCTATGAGTGGATGCATTCACGTTAAACCATGTAATAGCCCTCATCTCATAAATATAATCCGGAAGCTTATCCATTCTAAGACTATTGCTATTAACTGCAATGAGACCAGTAAGATGTTCCAATCCCCTTCCAGACATATTATCATCATTCCAACCCGTCCTCCTTTCTCCACTTACCCAGTCATTTAAAAAATCAAAATCAGTAATATTAGGATTTATCTTATCTACCTCGAAAAAAGGAAGGGTATTTATATCAAAATAATTCCACATATCACTGGGGCCAGGAGTTATATTTAACGTCTTAAGTTTAGGAAGGTCATTAAACTCCTTTATATACCTATCCAAATAACATGAAGACAAGTTAAGGGTTTCAAGATTTTTCATATTCTTTATATTCCTTATCCCGCTAGATTCTATATCCCTAAGATCAAGCATATTAAACATATTTAAATAATATACCTCTGTCTTACTGGTTATAGCCTCAGGAATTACGGTCATTCTTTGCCCCATATTTTGAAGATCGATATAAATTAACTTTTTGGATCTTGACAACTTGTCTACAGGTATACCGTCATTAACATACAGCGTATGGGATACGACCAAAAACTCAAGTCCTGGTATATCCACAATCGGGAAAGCCGTCATCTTACAAACTTGGATATTGGCATAATAAATATCACAAGTAAAATCTATCGACACAGCCCGTTGCACGTCCCTCCTCCCATCAGCGTAAGCATGATTATCCACAGGTACGTATTGCGATCCATCCTCCTTCCTGAACCACCACGTAGTATTGGGATTTTTCTTATGTTGTATTGCCAAAGAACGGAATATAATACAATAATTATCCCGCCCTTGAACCTTGGTCATAGGAAACTGCTCCTTTATTCCATCCCCCCAATCCACATTAGCCATACCGGGCTTTCTGGATCTAAACTCGACAAACGTATTATAAGGATTATCAACGACAGGATCAGGTACATAATTATAATCATCGGTATAATAATTTCTAAGTGCCCTATCCCATGTAGTGAACCACACGAACTTATTTGATGAAGCCTCATATTTATATAATGTCTTAGCCATTACCTATCTTGTTAAAATATTCTACAATAACATTCCTGTCCAATCCCATAGAATCACATAAATACTCTCCTTCTGGTTGATCCCCAAACGATAATACCTTATCCGTATCATGAGCTAAAACATCTCCATTGCCTACAAAGGTACGCCCATCGTCAAATACGATAAGCTTATATGGCTTATACGACCTCGTGTCAATATCAGAAGACCGTGTTGACCTTAACACCGAAGCCTCTGGCGCCATACTAAACCTCCATCCATAATTATTCATAAGCACATAAACCATCTCCATAGGAGTCGACGGAGAGCCATTAGACTGACCTTTTATAAAACCAGAGGGAGCCTGTAATACGCCACTAGGTCTTTTATCATCAGGATTGGCATCCATATATATACTTAGATACAATCCATAAAACTGATTTCTTTTGCCATCGGAAGCAGAGGAGGACATAGTTAGATAATCAAATCCCATCACCTTCTCATATAATGTCGATATAAACGTATCACATCGACTTTGGGTTGACAAGCTGCGATGCATATAAAAGCTATTCATAGACCTCATCTCATATATATAATCCGGGAGATTACTTACATCTATATTACTATAACCGTATGAAGCGTCGATACGCTCAATGTTTCCCAATCCCTTACCGCTCATATACGGATGCCAGCTCACGACAGACCCATACCATCTATTTATATGATCGAAAATCCTTAAGCTAGGATTTATCTTATCCACCTCATCCATAGCCGGGCATGTATTAGGGTCAAACGATGGCATAGCCACTCCCGGGGATATATATAATTCTCTTAGCTTGCTAAAAGACAGCCATTCCCTTGGATATACCCTAACCCTGCAACCTGCCAAAGCTAATGTTACAAGATTAGGCCACATAGAGGGGAATTTCCTTATATTAGAAGACTCCGTATCATTAAAATCAGCCGTTCGACTTAAATTAATGCCTTTCAACTTAGTCAACCTATCCCAATCATCCGGTATGGATGTCAATGTCCCTACACCCATTTCGTTAAGTGTTATATACTCTATATTTACCGATCTACGTATCCTGTCTTTAGGGATATCGGTTATATTCCCATCGCCGGTAATGGATAAGGTTAAGTTGATAATACTTGGGGCGTCTAATATCGGGAATCCTACCATCATTATCCTTTTTGTTTGAACGAATGTAATATCATTCGTAAAAGTCATGGTAATGACCCGATCTTTATCTAGCCCATCAGCGTAAGCATGATTGGGGGCGGGAATATACTCACTCCCATCTTCCTTATAAAACCACCATGGATGGCTATCCGGATTCTTACGATAACTTATATCCCTTCTCCTGAACATCAACCTATATCGCCCGTATATGGATTCGCTCCTATCCTTCACGAAAGGAAATTGCTTTTTATTCCCGTCACCCCAATCGACCTCGCACATGCCGGGGGTCTTGGAATAAAACTGTATACTCTCATTATAATTATTAACATCCAATATAGGATCAGGCACATCATCAGTAGTATCATTCCTGTCAACTCCCCTAAAAGCGTATTTGCCTTTAGTAAAAAAGGTTATAGACCCTTTATTCGTATCCTTACATATCAACTTCATACCTCTCCCTCCTCTATTCTCCTGAAATACTCGACAACCGGCGAGCTGTCCAATCCTAGATCGTTACAGATATCTATGGCCTCGTATTTGTCGGCGAAATTATACTTACTCATATTATCATCCAATACGTCTCCGCTGAACACGGATACATGGCCGTCCTTTACGCCAAGGACGAACGGGGCGATCCTAGTCTTCCCCGCCCGCCTTGCCCTCGTAAGGGCGGCCTTGGAGGCTGGCGCCGGGGCCAAGACCCATGTCTGCCCGTAGTTGTTGGTAAGCACATACACCTTCTCCATAGGCGTCGTAGGATTACCATTACTAACCCCCTTGACAAACCCCTCAGGGGCTTGATAAACGCCAGATGGTCTCTTATTAGTAGGAGCTGCGGCAGTATATAAATCTAAGGTAAGTTTATAAAACTGATTCCTGTTGCCGTCAGAAGCCGTCTGTGACATCGTTATATAACTCCACGACATTATCTTATCATAAAACGTGTTAACGAACGTGTCAGCCCTCTCCTGCGTATTTATAAATCTACCACCATCACGCAAATTCCATACCCTAAATTCCCTTATCTCATACAAGTAATCCGGAAGATCGTCTACCGGCACCGTACTTGAAGAACAATATGCCCGCTGAATCTTGTTCAACTTCCCTCCTACCAGATCTTGTTCCCATGAGCTACCACCACCCATAAAGGTAACGCCTGTCTTATCATCCCCTACCTTATCCACCTCATCAAATACAGGTATATTATTCCTATCGCTTATAATGCTTATACTTTTTGCCGGAATAGAATTAAAAGCCGGATCATAAGAAGGAATATTACACCAGTTGAAGTTAAACTCTGTAAGATTCTTCCATTCAGAGAATCTTCTCCAATTAGAATCAGGATCATCCCCGAAATTAAAAACGCTATTGCATCCGAAATACCTCAGGTTTTTCATGTTCAAAAAACCTTCTGGCCAATTACTCCATACACCAGAATGAGAAAAAAACCCCATCTGTATATTACGAAGATTAACGCTCTTGCTTATCCTGTCATATGGAATATCTCCATTTTTTAAAACGGATCTAACCACAGCAAAATAAGTTATATCAGGAAGATTAGTTATAGGGAACTCATGAAGGACAATACCATCCATATTAAATTCCCCATCAATTAAGTTAGAGAACCTCATCGTAACCTCCCTACGCCTGATATCGCTATACTTATGTGGGGGAACCGGTATGTATTGTGAGCCATCCTCTTTCTTATACCACCATACGGTATCATCCGGATTCTTCTTATACTCAATGTCAAGAGACCTGAATATAATCCTATAACTACCATCAGATACCTTAACTAAAGGATATTGATCCTTTGTCCCGTCTCCCCAATCAACGTCCACGAATCCTGGCTTTCTTGTCGAGAACCTAAGACTGCGATTAAAAGCATCCGCTGATATTATCGGATCGGGTATATAATCAGCACCCTTACCATCATAACAAGGGAACCTGTCCTCATTCACTATAAACGTGACATAGGACGCTACCGTGTCGTATCCTGCCAAAAAAGCCATACCATTAATTTATTGAGGTTATATCATAAGACACCCATTCCTTATATCCATTAACCATCTCATATACCTTGTTGATGGTCTTACATACGACAGCGAACCCAATATCCACGTTAGGGAACTTCTCGTTAAGCTCATCTATTGTAAGCTCCTTAGTTATACTCTCATCCCACTTACGCATCTCCTTTACCTCCATGAGGATCGGTTTACCGGTTATACCTACGCTCATTACCCACTCACCCTCACGATTGGCATCCGCCAGATCGGGGAAGATCGTAACGCCAAAAAGATCGGAGAGGGTGAAGTTCTCGCCGGTACGGGTAAAGGATGCCGCCGCCCCCGGTGTAAGAACCACCTCGTTCACGGCCAACAGGCTCGTAAGTTTCTTGGCTCCTCCTGATACCGTGGCGTTAAACACGACAGTAACATTACCGGTAGCGCTATTAACGAACTTGATCTCATCCTTATCGCTATTTATAGCTTGTAAACGTGATCCAGATACGATATTCACGATCTCATAGTTCTTGTCATAAGTGCTTTGCAACGTAACATTACCATATCTTGTATCAATCAACGTAATCCACTTAGCCTTACCACCTACTATCTCTACAAGCTTATAAAAAACGTTATTACCATCAGCGTCAACCCATCTAGCTATAGCACCCGGGGCGAAATTAGTCACCTCCCGATCTTGAGTATAACTTATAGTGCTTTCCGTAGGCTTGTTAGCCAAAGTAACGTAAAGACATTGCTCTACATCGGCCTCCATCTTAACTATCCCAGCACCATCGTAATAATAATCAGGTACGTTTTTCTGTCGTATCAACAAGATGGTACCTTCCTTAAGCTTATCGGCGTTAGTTGGATCATCCACGAAAGACTTCATCTGGATATAAGTATCGAAGATAATAGACGTACTCTTATCCTCTATCTTCTGATTGATATCATTGACAATATTATTAATCTCGTCTTTCGTATAATAAGGAGATAAATCAACCTTCGGGCCTTCCTGTTCTAAAGCCTGAGTTCCATCCCACCAATAATCAGGTACCTCCTGCTCCCTGATCCAGAAACTGTCCCCCACACGGAGCTTAGCCGTGTTCTCCGGAACCGCCAGCCACTCATTCATGGCATCGACCGTATCAAAGATATACGCCGTGTTCTTGCCCTCAGCTATACGTCTTACGACAGCCAACTCGCTCTCGACATCGCTAAGTCTTTCCTTTATATTATTGATCTCTCGCTCTAACTTATCATAATTATCCTCCTGATCTATAGCGTCACCGATGGACATATAAACCTCGTTAGTGAGCTTATTGTAGGTAACACGAGCCACCTTCTCGTAGGATGTCTTATACGTAGATGAACCCTTACTAGTATGACAAACAAAATCATACGTATTTTGATACACCACAGATCCACCGGTATTGATGAAATTATATCCATCTTGGCTCATCGTACCTCCCTTGTATCCAACAAGTTCAAAAGAACATTTACCCGTACCTTTAGATCCAAACCATGTAGCGTAGGCCATGAAATACGTCTCTTCAGGTAGGATATCATAATATTTAGCCCTTAAATCCTTCACCGACATCCAAACACATTCCTTACCAGAACCGGTATTATCACCACCCCATTTAAGAACTTCTCTAACAGAGCTATCTCCATTTCCGGGGCCAGACCAACCTACAGCAAGATTATCTATGGTGGGAACATTAGAATTAAGGGCTTCCGTCATCGTGTCCAAGTCCCTTCCGGAACTTGATTCCCATAAATATCTGAACGTCACAAAATCAACATCCCCGATCTTAATGCCTCCAGTATTACTAGGATATGTCTTTGTGACTAACTCATAATACCATTTACCATCACGGAAAGTAGCCCTTATCCTCTCTACTTGCTTGGGGGATATAGAGACATATGATCCACCAACAGAGACGTTATCGCCATCAACCGAACGGGAAGTCCCATCCTTTGGATCCTCAGGATCCACGGGGGTGTAGATCGTAGCCTGCTTATCTCCGGCATTGATAACAACTATATAATAGCTGTCCCCATCAAGACCCTCATCATGAGCCATGGTTACAAAACCCTGCTCGCTATCCGGACTCCATTCAACGACAACCATATGCTTATCCATAGGTATACCGGAAACGCTGTTAACGTAATTGGTTGACGACATGAAAACAGCATGGTCATCATAAGCCTCATCAACACGTTGATGCTTAGTAGCCAATCCGTCAAGACGTGATATCTCAATGGGGTCAGTTACCTCGACCCCATTATAATCATACCACTTATATCCGATCATCGTATTCTCACGACGATATTTCCTTTTCCTTATGACCTCACCGCCGGCTAGGGCGTCAATCATATAATAATCATTACATACCTTAACCATGACCTTGATATTAACAGGTTTGACATAAACAAGCCACGATAGTAGCGCCATCGGGGATGGAGGTCAGCGTAGTCCCTACAGGGTAGGTAGGAGAGGATGACTCAAGCACCATCAACGACATCCGCTCTACGACCATATTGTTATCAATCAACCGACTTCCCTCCACATAGAACCGGCCATCGGCCACCTCATAGCATTCCCGCACCGGGACCATATGCCTTTGGCTCTTATCAGCGTAATCACAGATCGTCACCTTAGCCCCATCCGGTATAGACGTAAGCTCATCACCTACATTGTAATCAGGATGATCAGAGTACACGACATACAATATAGACTTAATATCCTGCAATGCCGGATTGACTGTCCTGAATCCCTTCAAATGTATCTTATGACCACCGATCTCATAACAATCATCCACGTCCATGATATTAAGATCACAACTGATAACCGTCCAGCCGTTAATAACCGTCTGCGTAGGGGTAGTATTGATAGGATGATCGGGGTCGGTAGACTCAACGATCTTATAGTCGAAAGTCTTTACATCCAGATTTCCGTTCAACGACTCCTGTCTCCTGATCTTCACCGTACCCTTTCCGGTATCATAACAAGTCTCAGTGGTATCTATAAGTCGATCCATATAATCCGGCTCCTCGCATTCGATACGAGTGAAATTAGATGGCAAAGAGGTATATTGAGTACCAACATGGATATCATTGTCTGTAGAACTCAATACATGATGATTATACGACCTAACATGATTTAAAGGGTTGATAACGTAAGTGGATTTAATCCTTACCGATCCTCCCGGTGTCGAGTAACATTCTACCGCATTTCTGGTAATACGATCATCCAACCTTTCTAGAGCACACCTTTCACGGATAAAATCCGCAGGGATATTATTTATCCTATTTCCTAGCCCATACTTATTATCAGACGAGTCCACAATCTCCCAGAACTGGTTTCTTTTCCCAAGATCACCGTCATAAGACACCACATGTCTCATACGCACGCTTCCGGCTGATGTCTTGTAACACTCCTCGATATCAATAGGCATCCTATCTTCCATATCCGTGAAATCACAAGACACCAAAGAGAATCCGTCCGGGAGGGTAGCCAGTTCGGCCCCCGGAACGAAGCCGGCGTCATCCGATTCAAGCACCTCGAAGCGGACGTATCTTGCCTTTATCTTGGAGTCATAAGAAACCAACCTACGAAGCTTGACATTGCCATTGCCTCCGTCATAACACTCGACATAAGACCTGATGTCACGCTCCTCCATATCGTCGAAATCACAGACAGTCCTTACCCACGTATCTGGCAAGGAACTGAAGCTGGCGCCCTCAGGTTGTGACGGGTCGGTAGTCTCCAGGACTTTATAGTTCTTATCCCTAACTCCTATATTCCCGTCCCATGACGTGAGAACCTCCAGCTTCACCTTACCGGCCGGTGTCTTATAACATTCTACAGTTACCTCAATATCCCGGTCCTCCATATCCGTGAAGTCACAAACGACCTCAACCCAGTCATCGCTTATGCTGGTGATAAACTTACCTACCGGATTCTCAGGATCGGTACTTTGCTTGACGCGATACCATTCCTTTCTGGTACCCATCTCGTAATCAAATATCTTATATCCCTCTATCTGCACCCTTCCGGTTCCGGTATTAAAGCATTTAAGCACCGGTATTATCTCCCTTTGGGTCATATCCGGGAAATCACATACTATACGACTCCATGTATCGGGTATCTTATCATACTCCGTACCGATAGGATTGCTATCGTCAGTCGTATTCACCACCTCATAATGGGATACCTCCGGGTTCAGGCGGGGGTCTACTGACTCAACGCCCTCGATCTGGACCTTGCCCCCTTCCGTGGCGTAACATTTACTTACGAATATCAACTCCCGATCGGTCATCTCCGCTATGCTACAATCTATAGCTACCCACTCGGCAGGAATCTTATCCAATTCCGTACCAATAGGCGTATCAACATCTGAAGAGTTGATGATAAATATCTTCTCGGCCAATATCTCACCCTTATTATTCATATAGGTATGGATACGAGCCTCTACCTGACCTCCCGGAGTACGATAACATTGGTTGACGATCGACACACGGGCGTCCTTGATGTTAATGAACTGATAGTCCTTTTTAGGAACCTCACTTACAAGTCTCTTTACTCCTTTATCATCGAAGTACACGTAACACCCGTCATTCCTCATCATGACCGGATACGTCTTTCCGTCTATGACAACACCTGAGAAGTCATCTGGCGGAACGGAGAAACCCATGCTTCCGAATATAGAAGCCAGTCTCTTTAAATACTCATTTATCGCAGACATAATATCATATTTTAATTCTACTGCCTCAAAGATAACAAAAAAGGGAAGAGAATTGAATCTCTCCCCTTTAGGAAATATATGAACGCAAAAAAGGTTCTTTATTTCGGCTCAGTTACGATGGCCGGTCCAAGACCAGCGGCAGCACCGATCATGTTAATCATCTCCTGAACACCCTCATGAGCGCCATAGCGTACACGTAAGATCAGATTAACCGGATCATCGGCGAGAACCTTACCGAATCCTTGAGAGTACCTATGAGGATTAATCGTGATCTGGAAGTCCACGTATTGGGCTGTTTGCTCAACACGGCTGTATTCATTCATGAACGTCCGTCCCATGAAATCCTGATGTTTCGGGAAACCGTTGAAATGAGCATAGCCCTTCAACTCGTCATCCATCATATTACCGCCGACATGAGTACGTGGCGCTTTGCTGGACAGTCTCTCGAAATGAAGTTGATCCCACCAGATAGGAGACCCCTCGTCAAGAGAATCAGGATAACCTCCGCTAGCGCCAACGACCTCAACGCTATCCTCTACATAAGTCATTTTATCCATCAAGCACTCTGACGGAGATAATAACATTTCCTTACCACGGAAACGGATACCGCACTTGCAGTTAGTGCCAAGTTCCTGAGCCGACTCCAATTTCTTCCACATACGGTTGCGGTAGGACGCCGGAGCCTCGCTGGTGAAGAATCCCTCGAACATCTTGTCGCACTCATCACACAACATGTTAGTATATACCGTTGTCTGGAAGCTATGCTGGCAAGCCGCAGGAGTACCGTAGTCAGTGATCTCCAGTTCCGGGAAAGCCTGTTTGATTTCCTCCAAAGCACTGTTCCCGCACTCATCATCCGGGATCGTGATATAATACTTCTCCTTAGATACCTTGCAAGAACCACAGGCTGACCATGAAGCGGTACGAACCGTAGGATTCTCGCACATATCGGATGTCTTAGCCACATAGTAGATAATAGCCGTAGGATTGGCCTCCACGAAAGTAGAGATCTCCTCATCCGTCAATTTCTTGGAAGTAGCGGCAATATACAAACCTGATCCCTTGATCTGACTCATCTTATTAACCGTATCGGCTACAACGTTAGGCAATGACTCCACCGTAGTAGACATATCGACACCGTCATCCTCCAAGGAGATAGAATACAGATAACCACCCTTAACCTCGGTATAGTTAGGAGGACAATCCGTACATCCTTTCATGATAGAGATAAGACGTTGAGTATAATCAGCCGGTTTAGCGCCTTTCTTCATCACCTTATAACGTGACATGCTACCCTCGATAGTCTCACGTACGATCTTCAATCCTGGATATTGGGCACGAACCTCAGCCAACGCCAGATCATCACCAGTATCGCATACCTCCATGCAATAGAAGTTCACGTCCTCCGTATCAGGCTCAGTAGCCTCGTTAGTACATCTTGTGACCGGAGTGATATCAATATAATCGGACACCTTACCACCACCAGCGATAGGCTGGTTCTTCATCCGCTCAATACACTTCAATACGGCGGGCAACAAATCAACCTCCTCGCAAGGATCACACTCCTCGCATTGATTTGGCGTATTATCACAATCATCCAAAAGGATAGCGTCATTGATCTCTACACGACCTTCCTCATAGCCAAGAAGCTCGAAAGCCCTGCCGGCGAGAATCAAGCGGATAACGATACGGTCGCCCTTGGAAACGGAGAAAGCCGTGTCGTCAGAGACACCATTATATCCTAAGATAACGTCATCGACATAAGCGTGATCCTTCTTCGGCCAAGAAGCGTAAATCTCGGTGATCTCATTCAACGAGAACAGAGGCGTGGAAAAATCCTTGTCATATATAGAACGGGAAGCCGCTTGTTCATTACGACCGATACGAATCTCATAACGCTTATCATTACGAGGCTTACCGGTAAAATCAATCACGGCCTTACAACCGTTCTCGGAAGTATCTTTAGTATCGTAAATACCGATCTGTCCTTCCTTCAATAAGATGGAATCAACATCCACCATCTTAGCGTGTGGGGATACGAAAAGTACCCGGTCTTGCGGTCTGTGCAACATATTATCAATATTTAGTTTAAAAAAATTATTTACCTAACGCAAACATAATAATAAAGACGATCACGACAATAAAGTACAGCCATGAGTATATAAATATTAATACGGATTACATTTTTTGTAAAGCTACTCTATTAAAACAAATCCATATTCATTTATAATATTATCAACATCATTAGATGACAATGAAAACCACTCTCCTGAAATCCTCTTGTCGGAAAACTTATCATGCAAACATCTCTCTATATCACCTTTTACACAAGCTATGATACTTAACCTTGGATTAGCGCATCTTAAATCCCTCTCTCTCTTCTTTACATTAAACGTCTTACCTATTTTAATATCCTTACTTAAACCATCGACAGCCAAATAGGTGAATATATTACAATCATGATCATCATCTACATCATTTACCAATATATCAATTATATCATCGACAGATTCGAATATACCCATTTTTATAAACTTACATATATCCTTTTGAATACAAACAATCCTTTCCGATTCTTGCTTGGTGTATAAAAACTTATCACATTCACCGGTAACAGTCTTATTTATAGCAAAAATTATTCTCTCAATATCATCGGAGCTAAAAAATGAAGACAGATACCTATACATATCACTATACTCGTTTCCTCCCCTTATATATATAATAGCGTCATTGCTTATATCTGATCTTCCAAACATTTTTATACATTCATTATATATAGATGGATGTAATTCCATGGCGACCATCATCCATATCTCTTTAGCACACATAACCAACCTATTCGATCCTCTACCGGTAGATTTATACACCCCAAGCGATTTTAATGTCTTGACAAGAGAGGTATTGTTTACGTCATTAATAAAACTTGATAAAGATATACCTCTTATATACTTGTCTTTTATAACATAATATATACGCTCAGAACTATTCCTATTGGATAAAATTCCCTCTATCCTCTTATCACTCCATCCTTCTACGATCCTCTTTCTTAAATAAGCCTCTTGCAAGTCAGTCAAAGACATAAATGATGTTTCTTCATCACATCTAATAGGTACACCGAATAAAATTTTACTACTTGAAATCATATCATAATATTTTACACAATTAAATATTATGCAAATATAGGAATAAAAAAGCAAAAACACACATACCATGAAATAAAAAAAAGACCCGCCTATTTCTAGGCAGGTCTTTCTATCAAACTAACGTTGTTTATTTAAAAGAAGCCACATTATCCTTATCCATTCTATATCTATACAATTCATTCTCATTAAGGTTGAATTGTTTAGCTACCATATCCAGAATCTCCTCCACAAGATAATCGGGCAGCTCCGGGTCGATGTCCGTGGACCGCTCACCGGCGGCGTTGATGTACCCGGCCAGATCCACCCGTACCGGATTCCGGTAGTAGGTCATCCTGACCTCGTCTGTACGAAAGCCGTCCTCATACACCACGACCTTCCCGTCACCTATGGTGTAGAACGTTTCCCGATAGTCAAAAGAAGGCCTATTGTTATCATCCCCAAGAAGCTCATGAACATTCTCGTTCTTAGCCTCCCACATGACAAAATCTCCAACCTCACATCCGTTATAAGAAAACGATCCTTTTATATTTGAGAACCATAAATAATCATCAGGAAGACCGAATGATGTCGATTCGGGATCATCAATATGACTAACCTCCTTAAGCGATTTCCAGTATACCAGAAGAGTTTGTATAGATCGGATGGTCTCATCATCCTTCCTATTAAGATAGTATCTTATCAACCTGTCCTGAGCCTCATTGAACAGCAGCACAAACCTTCCCGGATCCAGCTTAATCCCGCCATTGGCCAGATTCTGCTCGTTCTTCTGCAAAGACCTTAAATATGCTTCTTGGATTGTCATCGTTATTCCTCCTTAACCTTATCACCTTCCTCTACGTCATCCTTCTTCTTAATATCCTTAACCTTCTTGGTCTTGGACTTATCATCGATATTAGACATAGATATGATCTCCTCATACTCATCCAATACATTAGCCTTTATGTTAATAAAGTCTTTCTTGGTAGCCAAGAACTCAGCGGATGTCCGAACGTCAGGCCCTATGATCTGGCCATTATATTGTAATCCGGATGGAGTCATATTGATACGACCATTTCGTTGAAGGACATTTACGATACGGTAAAACTCAAGAACTTCCTTGAAATCACCTTCCAATGACCGATCCCAGATATCAAGCAGATAATCAACATTGGTCTTCTTCTCATTCATCCAGTTTGATAGAGATCCTGTATAATACTCATCCTCCGTGAAATCCGGGCGAGTTACGATACCGATGTAAAGAAGAAGATCGATGACAGCCTGACGATCGTCGCCGCCTTTCTTGAGGGCGCTGATAAACTTATAGCTGATGTTCATCTTATTGATCTCACGCTGCTGAACGAAATCCTTCATATTGTCTTTCTCCACGAAACAGAACATGGAGTTCATGAAGACAGGATCGCCATCCATTTCCTGAGGAGTCAACATGCCGGAAAATACAGCCAAATATAAATAAAATAGATCTACGGTATTAGCCGTATTATAAACCTTACCCATGAAGATCTTATCCTTAGCGTCATCCCAAAATTCTAAATTGGTTTGAGATAGATCCATCTGCGACATTTCCTCGAAAGGCTTCATGATATTATCTACCCGCTGTTTGACGAGCCTGTCGATCTCATTCTTGTCAAGACCATTATAGCATCTTGATCTTGGATAAAAACCGGTGTTATAGGCCTTGGAGAAATCATCCCAAGGGCAACATACGTGAGTAGCGTTCTCCGGGAACGGAGCTTTAGCTATATTAGCGTCTTGAAAGGCCTGAGGAGCACTTCCATCGTGTTTGCCTACAACCTCATATAAGGTATCTGACATGATATTAAAACCGTTTACCTCGGCCAATACCTTCCTTGATTTTAAAATTTCTTTCATTTCCTTTTTGCGTTACTTTAAAAAAGAGGAGAGGAATATCCTCCCCTCTAAAAAACAAATTACATATATGAAAAAACTTATCCGAAGTAGTTCGGTTGAAGCTCGATAATCAAGAACTTACTATTATCCATAACCCATGCTGCGGAAGCAGAGTGGCACCAGAATTGCTCTTTCATGCCCGGCAAGGATGATACGATCTCATTACCGTTGGCTTTGTGTGCCCAACGACCGTATTCATAACCCCACCACATACTTACACCTTCTGGCTTGATATAAAATACGTTGTTATTCATATTACCTAACTTAGCGTTAGCCGTATTAGGAATAGCGGAATATGCGTTAGTCGATCCAGCGTCAGTGATATTCTCAATAATACAAGAATAAGAGGATCTAGGATACATGCCATTCACTAACTCGCTACGATCTGTCATGTCAGCGTAATCCAAAGAAGGATCGTGCTCGAACTCTACATTTCCGATGCCGGGAAGGAAAGCTCCCTTAACCTGTACCGGACCTAAGATCATAGCATCATTAGTACCAGAGATAGGATTAGAAGGCAACATACGGTCACTACCCATACCCCAGCTCAAATTACTCAACGTAGTAAAGAAAGCCTCTCTAATCAACTTCTCTAAGTTGACCATAGCCATAGCTCCTACCTTGAACTTAATCTTACGCTCCGTAATAGGAAGATCTTGACGACCACGGAAAATATAAGCGGCAGCAGCCATAAGAGTATCCTTAGTAATACCCATCGGGCGACTATAGTAGATAGTATAACCACGGCGAAGCTGACGGTAGATACCCTCATTCAAATGGATAGGACCATTTTGATCCATAATAATACCACCTTCTTGCCACATCAACTGTCTAGCTTCCAGCTTAACCAACTCAGCCATACAGAATACCTCCAGCGTGGACGCTACCTTAGCCGTACGTAAATCAAGTCTACCATTAACAGTCTTGCCGATAATAGCCAAATCAGGAATATTACCCTCATACTCGCTTCTCATGGCATTCATACGACGAAGGGCAGTCTCCACGAACTCTGAAGTGCTATTCTGGGCGGCCTGCATGGACTTCATACCAGCATACATAGTTGTCTCACCCTCAACACCACGGTGGTTTCCTAAACGGAACTCACAAGTCATAGAACCGGCCTTGTCAGCTCCAGATACCTTAGAGAACTGGGTACTGTACTCACCAAGAGCATGACCGATCTTCCAGTAACGGATACCCGGACGCAATTTCTCTTTAGGGAAGTATTTAGCCTTACCGCCAATAACACGACCCCAATAACGTGTCAAGTCTCCTTCTGTCTTAGACGGGATCTCACCTGAGATAAGGATATTACAGCCATTAGCTGCGTCATAGGTAATGACATCATAAGCCGTAAACTCAGAGGTATTCAAAACGATATCAAACAAACTACCGTCAATACCCGGTTTTAGATGATGACCTGAAGTATCCTCAGCCGTAACGACGGCGAACGTCTTTGTAACAGGTAAATCATAACGGAAAGAAGCCCCGATACCGTTTACGGAGATCGTAGCGCCGTTATTGATCATACCCATATACATCGGGACAGGATAGTTAGCGATATTAGAGAACAAGTTTAACAGACCCAAATGATTCTTGTCCGGATCCTCATAATACCAGCTCGCCAATGAGCCTAAGTTATGCTCTACGAGCGAAGTCTTATAGTTCTTGGCATCGGTGAAGGCAATAACGTTATCGCCATTCACGGTAGCCGGAAAACTTTTTGTCAAAAAAGGGTTCATAATTATCTATCTTTTAATGTTATACACTCTTTGATCCACTTAGATCAAGGAAGTTAGCCTCTATAGTATCATTATCGATATTATTCTTATTTTGCTTTCCTCCCTTATTGCCAGAAAGAAGAGTGATGGTCTTCTTATTGACCTCCATCTTAGCCTTGTTAGTCTTCTGTTTAAGGAACTCGTCCTTATTCATCAAGAACAAAGCCAGATCAGCGGCCATGTCCGGATTCTTGATAGCCTCCGAATAAGCTTTATCTATAGCCGTATGACCTTGATTGTCTATCGGCTTGGTAACGAAATCGACAGCCTTACCTATCATCGTGTCAGTCAACTGGAACCCTGAGCTTATAGACGTCTTAAGACCTTTCTTATAGATCTTCATCTGCTCAATAAACTCCTGTTTCTTTTTCTCGGATTTTTTCTTCTCCTCCTCGATAAGGTTATCCATCTCCTTTTTCAGGATATCATGGAACTTATTGGCCTTGGACTCAATGAACTCATCGCCCTTGCCAATCATCATCTCCATATTATCCTTTATCTCGTCTTCCGGCATACCCAACATCTTATAATAATGTTGGATGACCGCAAGCTGATCATTCTTGTTGCTCATATCAAGGTTGTCCAACGGCGCCTGAATGTTCTGATATTGGTTTAGAAGCTGACCTACGTTACCTCCAGCCTTATCCACCTCTATCATCTTCTTCATAAAGTCAGACATAGAACCAGTATCAACCTTATCCTTCAACAACTCATCGGCCTTATCCTTGATCAACCCCTCCACTATATCAAGTAAATCATCTTCTTTTGTGATAGTAGAAAGATCGACTGGCTTGTCATCTACCATAATATCAAGGTTATCGATACTGTCGATGATACCTCTAGCGGCCATCTTCTCCAAGAAAGATTTCCCGTTAAACACTGATACCACGTTATTATTATCAGTACCGCCTTCGCCAAAGGAATCCGGGTCTGGGTTGGTAGCGTCGCCGCCCTTATCCCCGCCACCGTCAGCCGCTCCGCCGTCGGCAGGCTCTTCCTTGGTATCACCTATAGGATTACCATCCTTATCATATTTACCCTCGATACTATTCTTATCGCCATCACCGTCACCACGGTAAAAAAGTTCCTCGACACTCATGGTCTTAAAACCCTTAGCGAAATCACCCATGTCATTCATACAATTTCCTTTTTTGCTTTTTACAAAAGTATTATTAATCCAATTACCAATTAAATCAAACCCATTATAGTATATGACAGAATTTTACGCCAAAATGATTACAGATTTTGTAAAAATATTTACAAAAATTGTAATCAATTCTTGTTTATTATTGACGTAAACCTATCTGTATCAGAACGTTTGTTTCTAGCGTCTATCTCCTTTTCTTTTAATTCCAACTTCCTTTTCTCTATCTCCTCACGAGATCTTCGCTCAGCCTCGGCGTTAGCCTGTCTGGTTCTCATCTCCTCTTCCTTGATATCAAGATCTCTTTCCCTTAAAGCCCTATCAGCCATAGCCTCGACATAATCCATGCCTTCAGAGTTGTTCTCGGTCCTAGCCGCTTGACCGGCGGCCATTATGCTCTTACCCCGTAAGTCGAAGTTGCCCTTGATATAAGCCAGCTCCTTATCCTTCTCATGCTCATCATTACGTGCCTGTTGCTCGGCCTCGGCTTGCTGCTGGACAAGTCGCTGTTGATTCTGGTATTCTTCCTGCCTTACACGATCGGCGTAAGATCTAGCATCCCTTCCGATCTGATTCATCTCAGCCGTTGAGTTGGCGCTCATCATCCTAGTGATATCAAGTAAGTCATTACCTAACGTATTTGTCTGTAATATATATTGTTTCAAATTCTCCAATTCCAGACGTTTCTTGGAATTAGAGACAGCCATAACATTAAGATGACGTAACGACAAGCTATTATCCGTAAGACTGATGTAAGCCAAGGAAAGATCGCTGTTTCTGTACATCACGGTCCAATCGTATCCTTCCTTCTGACATACTTGAGCCACGGCTAGATGAATATCCAATGTCCGTTTCTTGAAGTCATCGAAATCATTAAAGTAAGTCTGGGTCTGTAGCATAGTAGCGTTAACCCCCTGTTTTACGCCCGTAGAACTCTCGTATCTAGTTGACTGACCCATTGCCTGCTCGGATATTCCTATCATCCTATAAGCCATCATATAGGCGTAAGACGCCATTTCCATACGGGATCTTATCTGATCCGTATTAGTAAGATCATATACACCAAACTGGTTATATATGCTACTCATCTGCGGATTCTGGTAAGGATTATTCGTATCATTGCCACCTACGCCCATAAACGAGACGGACTTCACGATCTGCATGAAAGTAGCTAAAGCACCCTTCTTGTCCATCATATCCTTATATTCAGTAGGCAAGAATCCAAGGTCGCCTAAGAAGAACTTACCAATCTCCTTCTCGGCGTTATTGTATAGCTGATTCATAGCAAGGTTATACATCATCTGGAACGGTTGTATGCGATCAGCGAGACTGGCCCCTATAAATCCCGAAACCGGAATGACATAATCATACAGACTGCTGTCACCATGTATCTGATGAGGTATTGGATCCCCACCAATATATATAGGCTTATCCATTAAATTACCTCCGGTGATCTTAACTCCAAACCTAACCTCAGGCACATACTCCAAGATATAGGTATTAACCTCAGGATCACCAACGGCTTCTGCCATCACCCTCTTCACCTTCTTTATCCCGTTCTTCTCCAAGAACTCCGGGAGAAGCTCATCGGTAACAAGCTCCTGATCCACCATCCCGGTCTCCGTCATGTAAGTTATTAAGAATACCGGTTTCATGGATACCCAATATCCCTCCATGACCCTAAAAAGGCGAGAGTCTATCTCATATCTCTTGCCATCGGCCATTCCGGAGTTGAAATATCCAAAGGGATGGAAGCGGGGCAAGAAGCGGGGCTGGGTGTGTTCCTCCCCGTCCGGCCCGAAGGTGTGGTACTCGCCCATCGGAACACCATAATAGTCCTCAGCGGCAACTATAGACTCATAGTCATGGTATCCTTTCCATGGAATAACCTCATTCTCATACATACCGGTAATAGACGGCTTCTTTTTCTTCCAGTCATACCTAGTACCGTCATTAGATACCCATCCCTCATAATCATCGTCACCGCCCATAATACGACACTTGTCCTTTGCCGTCATCTTATGACCGTATTTTGATATCAACTCAACACCCTCGTAATAATGAAGACGACCCACATAAGACCCATATTGCGGGTATTTCACATCAGGATGGAAAACCTCCCTCGGACTCCATACCTCCGGACGATAGTAGTCGAAGCCAACGAAATGATTCCGGAACATCTTTCCGCTAAGAAGACGATCCCGGAAATTCTCCCTGTCAAGCTCATCCATATAAAACCGGCTACGGTCAGCCTCGATCGTATGATCCCCCCATACCGCCGCCTGCGTCTTCCATCTTGTACTCATGAACCTCTGGATATCATCAGGGGTCATAGACGCCTTGGCCTGTTGGATTTGCTGAACATAAGCCTGACGTTCCTCCTCGGAATTAAACTCATTGTATGTAGGATCAAGACCGGCCTCCACAAGACGCTGATTAACGATAATATCCCACTGTTCTTGTATATGACGATGAAGTAAGTTTGACATCGTATCCTCATACTCACTTATAGCCATATCCCCTACCTCGTTAACCGTATACTTATCCTGTAGGTTTGTCAGCCATCCCTCAAAGGCATTTACGATACCACCTATTATATCATAATGCTTCAAGAAAGAAGGTATCCTTATATCGCTCCTTAACTTCTGCACGTCCCTTAACTGAGGGATAACATCCGCCATCTCCATAAAAGATAACTTACCATCCGCCATCAGATAATAGTCACGGTACATCTGGTTACGATCATACTGTTTCAACCCTATCGTCTCAAGAGCATCCATACAATCCTCCTTCCATTTCCTGTTCTTTTTCTTCGTGGAAATAGCCTGAGGAGGTAATCCTAATAACGCTCCTTTTGCTGGAAACGAATGATCTCTATTAAACACTTCCATGATTATTCAATTTTATTTACAACAAAGATAGGCGTTTAATTGACATTCATTTACCTAAAAGCTCCTATAGATACCGATCCAAATGCAGATGCATATACCTCATGGTGTTTATAAGCGTCTTCCTTGCGGGCATTATTCATCTCCTCGATCTTCGATTTAGGCATGTAATTGTTATCGTCAAAATATCTGGCGAGAACCAACGCATGCCCGAACGCTATTATCCTATCGACGTTCAATCCGGGCTTATACTGTATTATCTCATCCAGTAGGGCTATATCATCGATCAGCTCAATACCCTTGACAGTTATATCAAGACCAGTCTGATCATCATAACCGATAACGAAATCCTGCCAGCAGTAATCCACCACGCAGGAGAAGAGCAGGTTCTGGTTGCCGGGGGTAGGGTATAGCCCCAGCTTGCTGTTCTGCCGGGAGCCGGCCTTCACGTACTTATTGGCTATAGCCTCACCAGCGAACAGGAAGAAAGAAGCGGGCATACCACTCTTCCGGTTGAGGTACTGCTCATACATCTGGTCAGCGTTCTCCATAAGACATATAGCCCCATATCCCTTCTGAAGCACCTCACACGTACGGCAAAACTGATCTATGGATGATGGACGAGATACGTAAGAGGCAACTATTCTATAGGCATAAGGATCTCGAATACCAACACGTCTCTTGAATACATAAAAAGCACCTAATGAGGGCGTATCCGACTTAGCCTGTTTGTAGGGGTCGCTACCACTCACATATATAAAGTCATCAAACCTATTGGATTGAGGCATCTCAAATATCTGGACAGGAGCGTCAATAACACCACCGCTAAACGGAAAACCAGCCAATTGCTTATTCGATTTAGTAGTACCAAGTTTATTCCCCGATTCAAGGAAAACATCACACAGCATGCCGCTATATTGCCCCAACTCAAGAAGATCATTCTTATGCTTGATAGCGTACTCGACCGGAAATAGGTTCTGGGATGAGCTTAAAAAACAGTCGTCAATCGTAAATGGATAGAACATGGTATGAGAGGTATAAGCTACCCTATCTTTCGTAGATAGCTTCTTCCGTTCCTCGTTAAGCTTATTGGTACTAGCCTCGAAATCCGTGGCGTCAATCTTGATCTTATTAAGCTTCTTATCATCAGGTTTCCCCAAATAATCACCCAGACCTATAGTTCTCTTGACACCGGAGTTAGCCATCTGACCAGGAACAAACATCGCCCATTTCCGTTCTTTCCATGTTTTCCCTTTCATGGCTCTCCGATTTAAAATATCCCAGTCCATGACCAGAAGATTGTATGTATCAGGATCAGAGAACATCTCCTGAGCGTCCTTGGATAGTTCCACCTCACCACCGGTACCAGCCAAGATCGGACTGAGACGCCAGCCGTAAGGAGTGTCGTATGACGGCATGGCGGCAGTGTACGGCTTCTTGATAGGTCCCTTACCTACCTCGTCGAAAATAGCCGTGGCGGGGGTCAGACCGGCAGTCTTCTGTGTGGATGTCTTCCTACCCATGTTGATGTTGGCTATGGATATTATGGCATGAACATCACGAACCCCGTTGGACATACGCTTGCCTAAGGTGACACCAGAACTCCAATCGGTCTTGGTCCTGTTAATCCTGAAAAAAGGATGCACATGATCAAGACCATACTCACAATACTCACCTATATTAGATAAATCGCTATCGCTGAAACCTACCACGGAATGACTAAGCCCGATCGTCATGGTAGCGTTCATCTGGAGAAGTGATGACATGATAGTCGTATTATGGGATACGACAAAATTAGTGGCAAGGAACTGATGGGACTTATTATCGACCTCAATACAAGTAGCCTTATACTTCCCGTAATAATCTATATCGGATATCCTAAGCCTGTTATGAGTCTTGGATATATACATATCATCACCATCCATGACGCAATAATATCCCATAGACCAGAATATTCTTCTTACGAAGGATATAATATACTCACTTTTGTAAACGACCTTAAAACAATCATCACCAGTACTTATACCGCAAGATATCTTCATGAATGAGCTTATAAACAACTCCTTCTGTTTTTTGGATGAATAAATAATATCATCCATCTCCTTATTGCTTAACTCGAAGATCCTGTCGGTAGATCCACAAAGGAAAGAGGCGGTCAGAGACCCAAGGAGCTGGGGCGACATCAGCCACCGCCGCTCGGGGAAATCCACGGCCTCCCCTATGTCTATAGTCATCTTCTGGAAGTCAGAGTGGATGATACCCATAGTGCTCATGACTTTATAATCACCATGATATTTAACCTTCCACTGATGTTGACCGCAACATACTATACTGCGCCCGTCCTCAAACGTAACCTTATACATATCAACGAACCCTTGAGGATATACGCCTACTACAGTCGTAAGCTTACCATCATCGCCATATATGATATCACCGATATCAGCGAACCCTATCTTCTTAGGTCCATAAGGAGTATATATCAGCTCCGAGTCCAGAAGGGCCTTCCCAAAACGACGGGTACCGAACATCCCCAGCCCTTTCTTCTCCTGACGGGCACGTTGGTACATCTCGGCGAAAAACCATTCATTATCACGTAACCGGCTGATAGCCGGAACACGCTCTCCATTTGGGAGGTCTTGAAATACGGGAAAGAAATTAACATGCCAATAAAGCCATGGCGGGATGAACGTACCGTTGATAGTCACCCCGTTCTTGACCTTATAAGCCTCCTCCGTGAAGAACTGCTTAACATCATCATCCTGATCCTCCCATCCGAACAGATCGTTCCATATAGGGGGATTCTTCATGTTTACATAAAATTCTGGACTCGTGCTTAAACTCATGATCGCATATTTTTTAATACGGATTCTATACCACCGGAAACCTGTCCCTTACGTTCCTTCTTCTGGACATTGCTGACACTCCTGTATACATCCATGATTCCACTCTTCTCCATATACGAGTCATTCCATACGTTGATCTTATCGATCAGCTTGGATATGAAATCGAACGCCCTAGCCATATCCTCAGGCTTCTCCTTATCCCATGGATGCTTGGCGATATACGTCTTGGCGTCATCCACGGCCTTGGATATGACCTCAAGATTATCGTTTACCCGATCGACGTCCTTACTCGTCGGCTTTCGTCTTCCCTGTGGCATTGGCTTTCATGTCCTTAAACTCGTTATACTGTTTCATAAGAAGATCATAAGATTGAACAACCCCGATCTTACTTACTTCCGTCACGCTCATGTCATGGAACATATCCTCAAGCTCCTTGTCAGCGTATCTCAGACGTTCCTTGTCATCATAAAACACGAATCCAGACGTTCTGTCTTCTATAATGCTCTTGGCGGTGGACGCATATGTCGTATCTAAATCCAGATCCATACCGAAGCTGGTAGCCAACTGGATTATGAACATCAACCTAGAATTGACTTTTACAGCCTCTATATTCAACATCTGTATCTTATGGGTCATCTCATGAAGAACGACAAAATCCTCCTCTTTTATCAATGAAGATGATTTAAGGGCTATCTTCTTAGTCCTATCCTCAATATCGCTATACAAACGCTTGCTCTCACGTTTTATAGCTATCCAATGCCTTATATGAGTATCCGCCTCTTCTTTAAGATAATCTCTAATCTCTGTTTTTATATCTTTATCTTCCATATTACGCATTATAATCATTGTTGTTTAACTCAATCTCATCACTGATGCTTTGGTCTATAGACCTCAATAAATCCATGGTACTAACATCCCGCAAGAAGCGGACATTACCACCATTAGCCCTAGCTATCCTCCTTAAAGCGGAGTAAAGTATATCACCCAATGAATATTCAGGTAACTCACGGCATCCGACTTCCATGACAATAAGGGCATGGATACGGTCATCTATCTTGCTTCTTACGAGATTTCTCACGGCATTATTTATAAGCTTCCCCTATAATACGTAGCGGGAAATGTTTGAAATTACGTTCAGGATCGTCCTTAGTATAACCCATAAGAGATAGATGTTTCTCAAAATGACCTTCCGTATATTTTGAGGTATCTAACGTCATCCTAAATATAATTCTATTTTCATTGTCAGGATGTTTGTTATATGATACATCTCCCATACATCCACATCCGAGATGATGCTCCTTGACATGGAAACCATCATTATGGATGATAAATAACACGATTTCTATCTTATCACCTATTTTCTGATCAAAAATATTTAGATAAAACTCGCTCTCGTCATCCGTCAGTCCTATATCAAAGGAATCGTTAGGACACTCAATATTAAAATCGTTATGATCGGCTGTTATCACCTCCATAGCATTCCATTTGGCTTTCTCTCCTTCCACGAACTTCAACGGGCATACCTCTGTCTTCATCCAAGCCTTTTCCTTGATAAAGCAACCACACAGCGAGCATGCCTGTCTTCCCATCAATCTTTGCAGCAATACCTTAGCTGGTAACTTAAAGAAAGCTATATTAGAAGAGTTCTTAGGACATTTCTTGCATAAATCAAGACGATTCTTGTACCACTCCGGATAATCCTTCTCATCCTTAGGAATCCTGCCCAATAAACTGTCTTCCCAAGCTTGGGCTATCACTTGGGCTTTACCAATTGTTTGCATATTATTTTTTAAATTGTTGTTGTTGAAAATCCTGTAACTGTTCCCATGTCATACCATACCGACATTGGTACATAGCCTCATGGTTGTCACGTATAAGGGGATCTCCGTTCTTCAATCCCTCCATATCTTCTATCACCTTTATCTTCTTATCCAGGCAATCAAGCTCAATAGGCATCCTTTCGTCTGGATAACGATTACCCTCCTTGACATATATGCGACGTATCTTATCACGTCTTACACGCATCTCACGGAGATTGCAGATAACGTATCCGATAAACGGGATCCTGATAGATATATTATCAGTATATCTGGCGAGATGATGGATATAAGATACGGATGCTTTCATGCACCACTCGACCTGTTGCTTGGTAAACTTCCCTCCAGATCTTCTCACCACCTCATCGACAATATCCCTGTCGAACGAAATAAGACTCCTATCCATCGATATTCAATTTGTTTCTCTTGAATACGAATCCCATTACACGGGTGTCATCACCCTCTCCGTCAAGAACAAAATAATTGCGTAGGCTTCTCATCTCAATAGACAGCTCACGGGTACGGAAATTTCCGTTCTTTTTATCTACTAAAAAACCGCCACGCTTTAGCTCATTGTTAAGGACAGCGATATAAGATTCCTTCTGTCCATAACAATCCATGTACTTAGCCCTGGTATCATCCGAGTATCCGTAGTTGATGTAGAAAGAAAGTAAGTTTATCGTCCTTTCAGTAATCAAGCTCCTACCCTTGGAATCCAGATAGCCATTGTATATCCTTAAGAACTGCTGGATCATATCCAGCCTAGTGTCATAAGGCAACGCAAATACGAAAGCTTTCCTCTGTTCGGCCATATAAAATTAGTTTTCGACAAAACTACTTAAAAAAAATATCGTTGTCAAGAAATTATGCCATAATCAACATAATATATGCTGATTAGCATGTATTTACGAACATCCAAAGGGAAAAGGTGGTGGAAATGGAGGAGGAAAGCCAGATAAGTCCACCGTAAGCCACGGCAACGAGGCCAGTTGAGCACCGGCCATACATGCCTCCGAGCGGCGGTGGACAGCTCTATCCTGCCTCAAGGGACATGACCACCCCTTTTCCCTTTGGATTCCTTCCTACCATGTTATGGGATATAAAGCCAAGGGGAAATGGGAGGCCTTGGGGCATGGAGCCTGCCGTAGAAGATACGGACGGCCGGAGCGTGAGCGATCGCACAAGACCTCACTTTTTCTTCTTTGGCTTCTGCTCCACCCGATCCCCCTACCTGGGTACCGGCTTCCGGTATAGGATACGGCTTCTACCAGGTTTAGCCTGCGGTATCCTGCCTGACGGCACCATACCTTGGCGGTAAAAAGCAATGTTTTATTAAATAGAGACTTTAAGTGGAGTACACAGGAACTCGACGTCAGGAGAGGTTCTGTGTACGGATAGAGATATTAGAAAGTAGTATATGTTTATAGAGTTAATTATATTTAATAAATATACCTATTAACGCGCGCGTAACAAGTAGGTTGAGAAAAAACGATCGTTCACGCGCACAGCGTTTTACGAACATTACCTACCCTCCTTAAACAACAAATGGGCGACCTTCACAGGCTACCCATCCATCCGAATAACTTGTTTCGTATTGATGAAACTTGTATATTCGCAGCAAATAAAAAATCTCATGGAGACAAAGGTAGCACTTTTACAGAAAATGAAATCAAATTTCGATAAGATTCTTACCGAAGCATATATCCCAAAAGATATACAAGCAAAAAAAGATGAGCTTGGATGCCTAAGGCTTCCGGCAGGATCACTTGTCTGTCCAGTAGATTACAAACCTGTAACCAATAAGGACGGGAAGAAGGTTACGGCCGTAAAATACTCGAACAAGAAAGATAATATAAGAGGTTCCGGTATGGTTATAGAAAAGAAGTGTAAGCAGGTAACGGCTTATCTTTCTATCATAAATGTACAGAAGCATGTATTTTTAAGAAATAGGATGAGAGATGGTTACCGTGACCGTATCGAGATCAATACCGATGATTTTATAGATATCCTATCCGATGGCATAGCTTATTTCTGCTACAAACATGTTATAGAGAACTGCCATGAGGATATAGACTATCAGCTAAAGACGCTTAAGGCTTACGCAGAGGGCGAGATAAGAATAGCTTTATCTGATATCATGATCTACTCGTATAAGGCTAAGAAGAATGAGGATACGAAAGAAATATTCGTAGGTAAGAAAAGATCCGTATACAAATGTCTGGATAAGAATTTAAGCTCAGACGAAAGACGGAATATGGCTAACAAAAGCCGGAAACTTGATCGGGTAAGAATCCTTTCCAAGATAATATTCAGGGCCAGAACCAGAAACGTACATCATATATACAAAGTAACTAAAAGAAAGACAATTAAGTTCAATGTAGCATACCTTCTTAATGAGTTGAATAAGAAGCTTGCGGGAATAGGCATGCATGAGATATCTCAGTCAACTATATACAGATACATAAGCATGTTCTTAGGCATGTGTAAGAAGAGTATATCCGATTTGTATGACGAGGTAAAAAAAAACAATGGAATAGCGAATGCCAAAGACAGGAAGAACGTAACTATCGGACACCTAAGACTATCATACAGAGGAAAGATAATGCATATAATCATCGCCGAAGATTTTATAAAAGACGTCTTTTTAGGGGTAAAAGGGCTCGAGATGAGTAAAGCTGGATGATTTGAGTATCAGATATAAAATTTAATATTTATATATTATTCACATTTATTTTTAATAGTTAATTATAACTATTCGTATCTTTGTACCATAAACCTAAAAAGATATGGTAAAAGAAGATTTTAAAAATGAAAACGACCTCCTTCGTCATATTATGACGGTGGATAAAAACGTGGAGCAAGGTCGTGCCTTGAAAAAGATTTTCACCACTAGGGAGAATCTATTTATTACCGGTAGAGCTGGTAGTGGTAAAAGTACGTTCATGAGACGTATCGTAAAGTTCTTGGGTAAATGTGTTATCGTAGCCCCGACTGGAGTAGCGGCTTTGAATGCCGGTGGACAGACCATCCATTCGTTCTTCTCTATAAAGAACGATCCTTATATCCCTTCTATCGAGAGAGGTATGTTGTCGAATAAGGTGGATGTAAGTCCGTTTATGAAGAAGAAGATCAAGAATCTTGATACTATTGTCATTGACGAGATCAGTATGGTAAGACCTGATTTGCTTGATGAGGTGGCTGACATACTTAGACAATGCAGGCGTAGCAAGGAGCCTTTCGGTGGCGTTAGGTTGATTATGTTTGGAGATCTATCACAACTACCTCCTGTGGTGACGGCGGATGATTTTATCGACAAATATTATGAGAGCCGGTTCTTTTTCTCATCAAAGGCATTGAGAGCGTCAGGATTCTCGGTCATTACCTTCGAGAACGTATTCCGTCAAAAAGATCCTCAGCTTCTTTCCGTACTTGAGGATATAAGATGTGGGGTTATTACCGACGAGTCAAGACAGATATTGGATAGTAGGGTCAAGTATCCAGATAATATGGATAATACTATAATTATATGCTCAACTAACAAAGAAGCTTATGAGATAAATAAGACTAATCTTGATAAGATCAATAATAAGGTATTTAAGTTCGATGCTACTGTATTCGGGGAGAAGCCTGTAGCGCCCTGTGAGGATGAGCTTATAGTAAAGGTAGGAGCTAAGGTCATAATAACCAGAAACGGCAATGGATATGTCAATGGCTCGATGGGTATCATAACCAGCATAGATACTGTTGATGAGACGATATATGTTCATCTAGATAACGATACTGAGGTGGAGATAACCAAAGAGAAGTGGGAGAAGATGAAGTATAAGCAGGTAGACGATTCCCTTGAAGGCATTTCTTGCGGCTATATAATACAATATCCATTGAGGTTAGGATACGCCATAACTGTCCATAAATCCCAGGGAATGACTTTGGATAATATATTTGTAGACATTAGTAGAGCCTTCGAGATAGGACAGATATATACCGCTCTTTCAAGATGTAGGTCAATAGACGGTCTTTATCTAAAATCAGTTCCTAAGGAAGATATGGTACTGCTAAGCGATAAGATATCTGACTTCATAGATAAGGTGGATGAGAATGAGGGTGTTTTGAATCCGGAAAAGATATCTGACATCGGAAAGGATATGATAAAGAAGCAACAGGATTTATTTAACTTTGACGAATACGGATTATAATGGCTAAGAAAGAACTTTTTTCAGACGTAGATGAGTTAGTATCATCTTTAAATAAAGAGCTTGGAGAAGGCTCGATAATGAACTTCGGTGACGATAAGCCTATAATATCCATACCAAGGGAAAGCACTGGTTCTCTGGTGGTGGACAAGGCCCTCGGCGGCGGATGGGCGGTAGGCCGGATCCATGAGCTGGTCGGGATGGAATCTTGTGGCAAGACCATGATGTGTACGTTAAGTATGATCGAGTTCCAGAAAAAGCACCCCGATAAGCTGGTAGCTATAATAGACGTGGAGAACGCTTTCGATATTGAGTACGCTAGGAAAATGGGATTAGATATAAACCGGTTTTTGATCTCCCAACCAAGCTACGGGGAGCTGGCTATTGACATCACAGCCAAGTTAGTCGAGTCCGGGAAGGTCGGATTTATTGTCGTAGATTCTGTAGCCAATCTGGTACCTAAGAAGGAGATAGAGGGCGATATGGAAGACAGCAACATGGGATTGCAGGCTCGTTTGATGTCCAAAGCCATGAGGGTTCTTACAGGAATCGTAAACAAAAGCGACTGTGTTCTGGTATTCATCAATCAGTATCGGGAGAAGATCGGTGTTATATACGGCGATCCTAAGGTAACGACCGGAGGTAACGCTCTTAAGTTCTATGCCTCTATCCGTATGGAGATGGCGAGAAAGAAGGTTATATTAGGAGAGGACGGATCTTCAGTAGGTCATGAGGTTAGGATAAAGGTGCTGAAGAACAAGACAGCCGTTCCGTTCCAAATAGCAGAGACAGCCTTGTATTATGGCGTGGGGTTTGATAAGGAACTTGAACTTTTGAAGTTATGCGAGGAAACCGGTATCTTTATCCGTAAAGGATCATGGTACTGGTACGGGGATGTTCGTGTAGGGAACGGAGTCGATAATACGTTAAGTATCATGAGGGATAATCAAGAATTGTGTCAAGAATTAAGAACTAAATTGAATTTGTAATCATGGCAATAGGAGTAAAATTTGTAGACGTAATACCGTCCAGTGTAGAGAACGCTGTCGAGGTTAAGAAAGGGGATGTGAAGAACTATCTGTTCGTAGGTATTCCCATGAGTGAGTTTATTGGAAAGAGATATGAGTATGAGGGATTCATATACATGTGCCTACAGGGTGTCACCGGTGGCACGGAACTTGGCGGAGATATAGCCATAGCCGTATTGAGACCGGTTCGCCCCGCCGTCGGGCAGGCATCTTATCATTTGGTATCGTATACACCTCTTACGTATACGAGATCTGATGTGGCGATATTCCTTCGCAATGGTGATTTTAAGGTTGTTAAACGTGACGATTGTAATCTTATCTGATCATGGGAACATATATATCGATAAAATCAACAGTAAACGCATTCAGGTACGGGATTGATCCTATACCTGAATGGTTTGATAAGATATCCCAAAGAACCAAGGAGCTTGATGTGATGGTTGACGGTCACAAGGTAAAGGCTTTGGATATAATCCTAGAAAATGGCATTCTACGGGCTTTTTACGGTTATTATATAGGTATGTATCCGGATAACTCAATACAGGTGTTTAGACCGGAGGATTTCCATTCATTATATACGTTGAAGTTATGAATATATCAATAGGCATAGATCCGGGTATAGACACCGGAGGATTGTCCATGATCCCGGAGAACGGGGATATTAAGGTAATTATGACTCCAAGGATATCGGTTAAGGGGGATATAGATCTTAGGGCTATATCAAGCTTCTTCCTCGATGCCGCTGACAAGATCCAAGAAAAGGGAGGCGGGACGCTGGCGATCGCCGTCGAGGACGTCCACAGCATCCACAACAGCTCGGCCGCCAGCAACTTCACCTTTGGCGGGAGACGCCGGGAACCGAACGCCCTATTCGCTATGATGGTGGAGATGATGGAGCGATACGGATCTCACCCGGATGTTAGGTTCATGTTCGAGGAGGTGCAACCAAAGACCTGGCAGAAGGAGCTTCATACGACAGCCGATCGGGTGTATACGGCGGCGAAGCTGGACACGAAGGCTACCTCCATCCGATGCGCCATGCGCCTTTTCCCTTTGGTCTCTTTCGTGAAGCCATGGTCAGGGAAAGGAGTACAACCTACTAAGATACAAGACGGAATGTGTGACGCTACGCTTATAGCCGAGTATATTAGACGTAAGTTTAAATTATTTTAATACTATTAAGTATTTATTATATTTGTATTAATATAATTATGATTATATTTGCAATGTCATGTAAAAGTTGTTTATTATGTTGATAAAGTGCTTGTCGAAGTCATTAAATGAGAAGTTGGGTAAACTGGAGACGGTGGTTAAGAACGCCGGTTCCAACTCCCTTTATAAGGATCTTAAGATAGATGTTGTCAATAATCTGGCTTATATCACTTCCGTAAATGCCAAGGTATGTGTTATAGAGCGATTGGAGGTCGAGGCTGACTCTAACTTCTCTTTCTTGGTAGAGGCAAGCTCTTTTATTAAGTTCATGAAAAAACAGAAGAATTGCGAGATTACGATACTGCTTTCAGATAAAAAAGATCAGATAACGATCCGCTATGCTTCTGGTGAGTATAGTTGTCCGGCTTTTGATATCAATACATTCCCGCAGGTACATAAGATACTTGATGGAGGAATTAAGGTTAAGATGAGCGATTATGTTTCGGTTCTTAACAAAGCCAGCGATTATACGGAGGTAGATGACTTTTATCCATGCATCGAGAATGTGGTCATTGATATTGATGATATTAATATTAATATAGTAAGTACGGATAGAAATACTATTTACAGGTATTTTGTCCCTAATAAGGATAAGGTAGATAAGATGTTTATCCCGGTATCGAACGAATCCGCGATATTGCTTGATAAGCATATCAATAAGTCATCGGATATGTTGTCTATAAAAGTGGACGATACTAAGACTTATTTTTCTACGCCTGATATGGATATGTATGAGACCCATTTTGAGGGTAATTATCCAAATTGGAGGTTCGTGGACGAGCATTTTGTCAAAACAAGTACCTATGTCTTTGATAAGGATCTACTCGTCCAAGCCCTCCAAAACAATCTTAAGGTAAATGAGTTTGATCATTGCAAGTTGATATTTACCGATAAAGGATGCGGTATTATGTCAGAGAACCCGTCTTCCGGTAAATCATGTAAGGAGAGACTTGCTTCTTTGTCTTATCATGGTGAAGATATTATATGTAACGTATTATGTGGAAGATATCTTGGTATTATAAAAAGCGTCTCATGTAATAGGGTGGTTATCGAGCATGATCATAAATCTCATTTCAATAAGATTTATGGGGAGGATAATAAGAACGAGTATTTCTTGTCATCATCAGTTATTGTTTAATATTTAAAAATACATAAAATGGGAGTTAGAGAAAATTCATCAGGTGGTAATAACCATTACTTTAAAGTAAGTGGTAGCGGATTATTATATCAGTCATCAAGAGAACCAAAGGAAGGTTTCGAGGAGCATATAAACGAGAAGACCGGAGCCGTTTCTTATTGGAGGGTATTCTGGAACGGTATCGAAGGTTATTTGTCTGATATCAATGTGCGAGAAGTGGAGTTCAATGGGATAAAAGCCAAATACGTGTCCATAAAGATAAGTGATGAGGATGGTAATTATTTCATAAACGTTCCTTTGATGACTCAAAAAGGAGGTATTAATAATTACGTGAAGTCACTGGTAAGGTACTTGCCTAATATTGACCTAAAACGTAAGGTGGTAATAAATCCTGCTCATGCTAAGAAAGGGGATCAATATGCTCCCGGTAATTTTTTCATTTCATACGCTAGGGAAACTCCAGATGGAAAGGACGAGCTTATCCAGCAATATTATAAGAACGGACAGAACGGATGGCCTGATAGGGTAGAGAGCACGGATATAATGGGTAACAAGAAATTCGATTATACGGCTCAAGACACTTTCGCTTTTCAAGTATTTAAACAATATCTTGAAAAGTTTAAGGCTGAAAACGAAAAATCGGAACAGGATAGAAGCCAAAGCATGGGCGCTACGCCAACCGCACAGACGCCCCCACCGTCATATGCAACGCAGGCTCCATCGCAAACGCCTCCTCCATCATACCAGCAGGCTCCGCAGCAAGCGCAAGCCTCTTTGTTTGGAGGTCAACAACAACCTCCTCAATATCCTCCTTTTGGAGACGACAGTGATCTTCCATTTTAATTAACTAATTAAAAAACAGAAAGTTAATGGAGAGTAATTTCAATATATCTACTAAAGTGAATCGTGTCTCGATGCCTACCCAAAATAAGGTAGATACGGTTATGAAGAACCTAGGGCATCGATCTTGTATAGCGTATTCCGAGGAAAAGGATATGTATTATAAGGATGGAGAATGGATAGCGTCAGATCTTGACGCTACTGTCTTACCTCTTAGGGAGATGTTCGAGAAGACATCTGATTTGAAGTTAGGATTGAAGATCGTTTATTTAATAATCAAATTATAATGGCCAGTATTGAGGATATTAAAAAGCTTCTGGAAAGCAAGTCGTTTACATCAGCCAGAGACCTTGATGAGCTTGAGGAGAAGCCAGATGATAAACAAAACGAGGTTAGATTGAATTGCGACCCTATGGTAGGGATGATGGAGGAAGAGGGGAAGATCTTCCTTAACTCCGTAAGATTCTCGAAAGCATGGAACTCGTTGGGTAAGGATATTCCTATCAAGCAGGGTAATGCCTTCCCATTAGGACAGGGTGATGTCCTTGATATAGACACAGGGGTATGGGCATCGTTCCCGGATAATACCATAGGGGTGTTGATGATGCTGCCGTCGTTTACCGGAGATACGGGACTTACTTTGGTAGGATCACCGTTCGTCTCGTCTAATAACGGGAATATCATGATCAGGGTCACTAATGTCCGTAAGGATATGGCTATAGTCGAGAAAGACAAACATATAGCTGAGTTAATTATAGTCGGCAAGATAAAAGTCGATATTCGTGAAACTTATAACAGTAATGAACATTCTCGCGAATAATACATAATTCATGCAAACCATAAAACATTTGCATCGCATTATGTATAATAGCTAAAAGCTATTCCGATTATTAGCCTAAGCCTTGAGACAGAGGCTACGTTATTTGAGAATATATAGTTACCAAGGAATGTTTACCCAAGTTCCTTGCTCTAAGGTAGGTGATTAAACAGGGATTGTATTTGGGTTCCAGTGTTGCCTATATAAAACCTCAAAATAACATTGGCGATGGGTACTTACAGGAGAAATCCTGATTTATGTTGAATAAACATTGAATTAGTTTGTAAAATGGTGTATGTACAAGACATAGATGGTAAACCGATGATGCCTACGACAAGGCATGGGAAGGTTAGGAGGTTGCTTAAAGCAAATAAAGCAACCGTAGTGAATCTTTGTCCGTTTACTATTCGTCTTACGTACGCTACTTCAGGTTACAAACAAGAAATTGTGTTAGGCGTTGACGCAGGTACAAAACATGTTGGTCTATCAGCAACGACGAAAAGCAAGGAGCTTTACAGCAGTGAAGTTATTCTTAGAAGTGATATTGTAGAACTTTTGTCTACAAGAAGAGAGTTAAGAAGAACGAGACGAAATAGGTTGAGATACAGGAAGCCTCGTTTTGGCAACAGGGTAAAAAGCAAACATCATGGATGGGTAGCACCTTCGGTGAGACACAAAATTGATGCTCATATCCGTGTTATCGACAACATCTGTTCTACCCTGCCGATATCCCGTATCATCGTCGAGATTGCCCAATTTGATACACAAAAGATCAAGAATCCTGACATCTCCGGTAACGAATATCAGGAAGGAGATCAACTTGGTTTTTGGAATGTCAGGGAATATGTCTTGGCAAGGGATGGGCATAAATGTCAACATTGTAAAGGAAAGTCGAAAGACCCGATCCTGAATGTTCATCACATCGAATCTCGAAAAACAGGAGGTGATTCACCATCCAATCTCATTACCTTGTGTGAAACTTGTCATAAGGAATATCACAAAGGGAATATTGATTTGAAGGTGAAACGAGGCAAGTCGCTTCGCGACGCAGCCGTAATGGGAATCATGAAATGGAAGTTGTACGAGGAGTTGAAATCGAGATATCCAAACGTTTCAATGACTTTCGGTTACATCACGAAATACAATCGGATTAAATATGGAATTGAAAAATATCATATTTCTGACGCCTTTGTCATTTCTAAGAATTTCAACGCTTTAAGGTTGGAATATCATTACAAAGTAAGGTTGGTTAGAAGGCATAACCGTCAAATCCATAAACAAAAGGTTTTAAAAGGAGGGGCTAAAAAGCCGAATCAATCTCCTTTTGAAGTTTTTGGTTTTCGTTTGTTTGACAGGGTTATGTTTGAAGGCAATTATTACTTCATATTTGGAAGACGTAAATCGGGTAGTTTCAATATTCGTGATATCAACGGCGGTAATCAGCGGAATGTTACGTACAAAAAGTTGAAATTATCAATAGGTAAACGTTTTATGATACAAAAAGAAATGAATTGATTAATTTAAATGAAGATATGAATATGTTCGGATTGAAGATAGTAAAGAGTAGCTATATAAATACTCTAAAACAGGATCTTGATGAGGCTATTAGCTATTCAAGTAGATTAAAAAGAGATTATGAGGATTCCCGCAAGAAGATAACGGAATTAGAAGAGAAAGTAGGGTATCTTGAAACTCTTTCCGATTCCCTTAATATGGATATAGAACAAAAGGATTCTATTATAATTAAGATGGGTAATGAGCTTAGTAAATCAAGAGAGATATATAATGAGTCGGTAAAAGATAAAGAGACTCTTAAACGGGCTTATATGGATATCGAGAAGAAACATAAACTATCATCTAAATTACTCGATGAGGCTAGAAGAAGATATAAGGAACTTGAGGACCAGAATAAAATTATGTCAGATCGTATCAAGTATCTGGAGGCAGAGATTTTAGACATCGATGTTCCTAATGAGGTTGTTGTTGATGAGGATAAGATGGATCCTAACTCAGGTCATATTGATATACCTGAAAATAACGCCCCTGAGGTCGCTGATGCCGGTATTGACGTAAATGTCGAGAATAAGGCGGAGGATAAGAAGAAATCTAAGAAACGTAAAAAATCTAAGAAAAGTGAATAAGATCTTGTTTTTCTTGTTAACGTTATTTACCTTAGCGGTTGTCGGATGCAGTACGTCAAGAACCTATTATACGGAATATGATACTACTGACATATCTTATGTGGTGGATTCCATAGTGTCTTCCGGTACCGTGATGGGCCAATGGAAGGAGTGGCGGTTTACGCTGGACGACGGCCGGGTCGATAACTTTGGCTTCACCGCCCTATACGACGCCAAGGGGAAGGCTAGGGGGTCTATACAGGTAAGGCAAAGATCCGATACGTTTAATATCAAGATAATTGATTACCATAAAAAAGATAAGCAATGAAATACGGACTAGGTTACATACCTTCACCAGCGGATGACAGGGACGCTATTATGAATATGCAGCATGAGGCTGTCCCTGATGAGTATAAGGTCAATAACGTTGATAGCGTAGTGGATCAAGGATCTTCTCCTATTTGCGCTGCGGTAAGCTTAGCTGAGATACTTAACTGGAGAAAGAGTATAAGGGCTATTAAAAGACCGGCTAAGATCTCTCCCTACGATATATATGATCTGAGAGAGGATAAGGATCAAGACGGGATGGTTCTTCGTGACGCTATCAAGTCTATCAAGAACGTAGGCGTAGATGGGGAGAAAATAAACAGTTACGCTAGGATCATAGATCCGGTATCGGCTAAGGTAGCTTTGATGCTGAATGGGCCTTTGGTTATAGGTCTGTATTGCTATAATTATGGTAATCGATTCTGGCAAGGCCAAGGGCAGAACTTGGGAGGTCATGCCGTTATCCTCACCGGCTGGGACAAGGCCGGCTTCGTCCTACAGAACAGTTGGGGGACGGGATGGGGTAGGTCTGGCGTGGAGACGTTCCCGTTCGAGGATTGGTGCTATATGCTAGAATGTTGGACAATAGTTTCATAAAGTTTCTATATAAACTTCGAGAAATTCCTATCCACATCCTCTTGTGAAAGCCGATGTGGTGTATTTAGGATCCGTAGCTCAATTGGTAAGAGCAACTGGCTCATAACCAGAAGGTTGTCGGTTCAAGCCCGGCCGGGTCCACGCTATTTTTTTGGGAAAAACTAGCATAGAGTTTTGTCATTAGGTTTTTTTAAAGTTTAGACGTTTGATGTCCTGGTTCGTGAGAATAAGGACATATGCCCTAATAGTTCAATGGATAGAACACGTCGGTCCTAACGATGAAATTTCGGTTCGATTCCGGATTGGGGTACATGGTGTTTTCTTAAACATATTCCCGTAGGTCGGTAGTTAATGATAACCGGTAGACAGCCTACGGGAATTAATAAAATCCTACGTGCTTAGGATCGCTTTCAGTTCTATTTTTCGTGTGTAATCTATAGGAGGGTAGCACGACCCTCCTATTTATAATAACTATTTGGGATGGACATTAATCAAATAAAAAAGTACCTGCCATTAGGATGGGATGTGGTTGATCTAATAGATCACGGCATAATTGATCTTGATATCATGAATGGTAAGATGATGGGTGAGTATGTGGCTGTGTTGATGATAAAATCTTATGATAAGACCAATGGTCATATTCTAACCACTTTCTCGTTCCATGATAAGGATATGGAGAAGTTGAGGATGTTGATAGGTAACGCTATAATGGCGGTAGGATATAGGAATAATCCTCTTACTGGAGATGGGAACACGGCAATCAAATAAAGGCACGGAATACACTGAAAGAGGGATATTGGATATCCTTAACAGACAGTTCTTGGTATCTCCTAGATGGATTATAAACAACTTGTATGTCTATAACTGGGAGTCCGATTATCTGGCTATAACCAGATCCATGTACGCTTATGAGGTTGAGGTGAAGATCTCGTTGGCTGACTATAACAAGGATTTCGAGAAAGAGGGTAAGCACCAAGTAATGCAAGGCTGGTTCGAGGCTCGGAAGCAAGCCCTATACGAGACCGGGGACTGGGTCAGGTACGGCCGCCCCAATTACTTCTACTACTGCGTTCCGGATGGGTTGGTTGATCCTAAGGACATACCTCCGTACGCAGGACTCGCTTATGTTTGTGGCAGGAATTTGAGAAAGATCAAGGACGCCCCTATCCTGCATCGTGATAAATTTGACCCCGAAGCTTATAAGATGGCAGACAAATTCTACTACAATTGGTGGAACGAGAGACGTAAAGCCAGACAAATAGAAGGGAAGGATATGAAAGATGAGTTCAGGAAGAGCATGAAAAAGGTGAAGGAGAAGATAACCGTCGATGCCAAGATCAAGGCGATGGAGGCGTTCTGGAGCGTCTGCGATTATGCCTACTGGCCGTACGGGGGAAGAGGGGTGCCCGGAATGAGACCCAACTGTTCCGCTTGTGGCGAGGAATGTAAATTACAATGTCCGAAAGGAAAGGAATTTAAAAACAAGATACGATGAGTAAGATTAAAGATTTATTGGCAAGAGCCATTTCATTGGCGTCAGAACAACCAATGAGTTATAATGAGGTAAAATCATTACTTGAAGATATAGATACTTGTAAGGTCAAGATATGGCTGGAAGAAGGAGCTATATTGCCTAAGTACGCCCATAAGGAGGACGCTTGCATGGATCTGTTCGTCAAGGATGTAGAACTTGACGGAGGCAGGACCATATATCATACCGGTGTACATGTAGCATTGCCGGAGGATTATGAGATGGAAATACGCCCTCGTAGTAGCATCACCAAAACAAAGTCTGTTATCCAAAACGCCCCGGGAACCGTTGACGAAGGATATAGAGGCGAGATTATGGTAGTATGTAGACGTGTGGATTGTTATGATGATCCTTCTTATTCGGTTGGGGACAAGGTAGCTCAATTGCTTATCCGTAGGAGGGAACGTATCGTATGGGATCAGGTGAAGTCGTTGGATGACCTCGGATATACCGATAGAGGCGATTGTGGATTCGGAAGCACGGGGAGATGATCATGAGCGGAAGGGTTAAGATAAAGATCAAGGATAAGAAACCTAAGATCGATGTATTTAAGGTAATAGAGAGCCGGTTTAAGAATATGAACGAGCTTCGTGATCTGATCGACATGGATCCAAGGAAAGGGCTGGTCAGGATCCGGGACGGGGCCGGCTTTAGGGAGGTGGAGAGGGGCGGGTGCCTGCACCGGAACTACCTTAACTTGTTGGAGGATGAGCTGGGCGCTAAATTATCCATAGATCTTATAGAAAGGTATATCAAAAGATAATAATATATTAAATCGTAAAATTATGAATAGATATGTAAAGAAACCAATTGCGATAGAAGCCGTAAAATGGAAGGGCTTTAACAATCATGAGATCGAGGATTTCGCTGGTGATAACGTTAAAATAGAAGTTATTCGTGAAGGTGATGCGGATAGAGGTATACCTCCTTGTATTGATTGCAGTATAAAAACCCTTGAAGGTGTTATGACAGCCAATGTAGGTGATTATATCATAAAAGGGGTAAATGGAGAGTTTTATCCTTGTAAGCCTGATATATTCGAGAAAACATATTTACATGAAGATGAGATGGGTAATATATCCGACGGGTATCATACATTTAACGAACTATATAGATATCGAATGCTTTACAATGCCGCTTTCTTTAATGAGTTGGGCAAAGGCGATATAAAGGTCTGTAAATCACATAAGCATTATGATGGAGAGGAATGCTTCGGCGGAGGGTGGTTTATCGTAATGGCAGAACTGCCAACGGGACAGATATCCAATCATTATGAGAACCGGTATTGGGAGTTGTTTAATATCCCTGAACTTGATACGGCATGGGAATGGGATGGACATACGCCTAATGAGGCCGCTGATAGAATAGAATCGTATTTGAAGTCAAATTGATATTAATATCTGCCCTAGGAATTAACTAGGGCAGGTTTGTTTTATATACCGAAGTATCTACCACGATCTGATTATCCATATCCTCAATCAACTCAATGATCTCATCCCTTATGTCATAAGAAAGCAAGATCGGTATTATGGTTAGTATAAAAGATAGTATTATTCCTGATCCTATTATGATAGTAATATCATCACACTCTATATCTAACATCGGCATGACAAACATCAACCCGGCCGTGAATATCATCACGAATAACGCTGATATCTCATTTATCATATCCCGCTCCATCGTATCCTTAATCATATCTCCTCAACTTTAGTATGGTTTATTATCCTGCTGATATGACGGATACTTAATCCCGTCCTGTCCTTTATCTTACCATATACGTAGTTCCTTGATACGACAGTAGCCAAATCACCTAACTCGTCCAGTATCTCGTCATACATCCTATGGATCTCGTTGTTGCGGATAACCGTACTGTCCCTTATATATATCTTCTCAACGTCGTCGTCGCAGAAGAAGATCTTAAGCTTATGAAGTATGTCTCTAAACATGATTATAGTTTTGTCCCAAAGATATGAAATTTTGAGGATAAAACCAGAAGGAAGCCAAAAATAACGGGAGGCGGTGGGAGGGCGGGGGATGCCCGGAAGGATGGGAGCCAGCCCGTTCCCTTGGATTCAGCGACATGATCTGAGAATAAATCATATATTTGTATGTACAAAATGCATAATAATATGATATTAAATAAAATTAACTCAATGGGGGGGGGTATTTTTCGCCCTCCATAAAAACAATAGATTATGTTAAGAAGAAGAATGTTAAGTCAAATGCCATTGCCGCCGTCCGGTAACGTGAATGACGCTTATTTTTACGTGGAAGCTCCATGGATAAAAGATCTATCAAAATATAATATGAATGTGGATGGATCTATGTATATGGATATTGATAAATATAATGGTAAATATGTATTTTCCATGGGAAGAGTAGGAGCCTACAATTCCTATATCAAATTTGATAATGACTCGAATATATTACCATGCCCTCAACCAGATAACGAAATATCCATAGAAGCGTTGCTCTATTTAAATACACAACAGGAAGGAAGATATTATCTATTCGCTCCATATGGAACCCAATCTACTACACAAAACTATTTATGTATCGGTGTTAATGTCTCATCATATGGGACTAAACTTTTTTATACCCAAGGACGATCTGTAGATATACCAGCATATCAATGGGTACATGTAATGGCGTCGTGGAGAAATGGGTATTTGAAGGAATATATTGGAGGGGTGCTGAGTTATGAGGATGCGACTAATGTGATGTATACACAAAACTATCAAACATATTATTTTAATATAGGAGGATATCCATCAGCCTACGACATGGGACTCCCGGGAATGTTTAGGTATGTAAGGATCTGGAATTATGCTAAGAACTTTGACTTGGATAAATTCGTGCCGGATACTTAACAATGTATTGGGCATAATATCATACAATGGAATACTTAATCAATTAAAGGAATGAGAAACGTGAAAATACGAATATATCATCCTACCCACCCATTCCTTTAATTGGTATAAGTATATAATTATGACTAATTTATATCTCTTATGAACCGAACACGAAAGCTTTCGTACTTATCTCGGTAGTCTACGCATCCACTGGAGAAACTCAAGTACCATCCGGTAACGGACCTGCGCTCTGAACTAGACCAATAACCTTGGATATTATCGAATTCTTGTCCACCAATATCAGATAACGCTTTATTGACGCTATTTAAGTTCATCCATATCAATGACAATTGTGGGCATGATGGGATATACCAATCATTATATCCCTTAGCGTCTTTGCTGGCTAAAAATGCGTTAAGTACACGCCCAATTGTCACATAACCACTATATCCTTCACCTCCTTCAATCACCTCCTTTAGCACTTCGGAATTCGCTTTTCCCTCCCAATCAGACAAAGCCCCACTTGTCCATGAAGAAACATTTTCCGGAATATTGGGAGTACCATTGTATGACCCCGACTCAGGTTTTAAATAACCGATGATATTATTCCCATACAAATTACTATAGTTTGTAATGTCGGTCTGATCCGTACCATATCCACCCCAATAGAACAAATAGCTTTTATTATACCCTGCTGAAGCGTTTTTATAGCTTTGATTAGAATCCTCGTTCTTCTCGATCATGAGCTTATGACCATCACTGACAAGTGCAACAGCGATACATGTGGTATCCGCTTCTGATATCGGTATTAATATACCATTTTTATTCACGGCATAAATACCAGATTTTATGCCTGAATTAAATCTTCTTCTCATCATAATGATACATTTTTATGGAGGATGAAATACCCCCCCCCATACCGTTATTAATTTATTCATTTATAATATATTATGTTTTTATTATGTCGTAAATATAACATAATTAATTATATGTAGGTAATAGGGAGATATGTGGGTATGGATTGGTTATGAGATATGTATGATTACATTAGAATTTAAGTTATGCACAAATATAATGAATTATAGGGATATGCCAAAGGAAGAGGCTGGCGGAAGACCCGATGGGTAGGCCCGGAGGGATGAGGTCTACCCCCTTCCCTTGGTACTACACTATCCTTACCGTTACTCGATAGTTACCATGAGAACTTTTCCCATAGGCATAAGATCCACATCCCGAACAAAGATCAGTTACTATACAATTATCGTTTAATACATAATCACCATCCCAAGTTACATAACTTTCATCTAAAACCTGAGTCTTTAATTCAGGTCTGTAAGTGAAATTAATAATCTTCCCAGGATCGGTTATCACCGTTACAGGAACAAAATTAGTTATCCTATTCCCGTATGTCACCTTATTAGCCAACTCGCAATGCATACCCGAATTATATTGATACGTAAGGGTTCCTTCTATAATACCTCCACTTATGCCCAAAATAATATTGTACTCATTTTTCGGATTTAGATATTCTATCTGTCCTCTTATGCTTATAGTTTTTATCTTCTTATCGCGATATATATCAAGATAAGATCCGTTAAAACCACGTTGATATGTATCTCCATCAATATATATATCTACAGGATTAAGACACATTCTCTTGTCTATATTAATACGGTAGTGGATCTTACCGGTAGAAGAAGTCCTGCGCCTAAACATACCCCCTCCTTATCTGAGGGTTAAAATACCCCCCCCCCATGTATTTAACTTCTTTATTCATAATATGTTATGTTTTAATTATATCGCAAATATAATAAAATTAATGGGATTATTAAGTCGTGAGGGGATGAGGGATGGGAACATAGGAATATGTTGGGACGCCGGACATATTGGGATATGCGGAATATGTGGTGAGGATGGGGGATATGCGGAGATATGTGGGATATGTGGGATATGTGGGATATGTGGGATATGTGGGATATGTGGGATATGTGGGATATGTGGGACGGACCACCTCCCCGAAATCGGCCCGGCCGGGCTGCCGTTTTTTGGTCCACCCCCCCCGCTTGCAAAGGCTGGAGATAGGAACGGCAAACGATCAACGAGCCGAAAAAAAAGAATGCTTATTTTGTATTTAACTTGCTGATTATCAATCATATAAACCAATATTTTAATATACATTTACATTTGATTATATTTATTACATATAATCGTCGAATTTTTATTGCAAAATATTTGTTTGAAAATAAAACATGTAGTATATTTGCTCCTGTAAGATAACAGCATTAACAAACAGGCGCACCAGATGCCAATACAAGTCCCAAGGGTACGGGCAAATCTAATGACAAACAAAGAATTAAACAAAGTGCAGAATGAAGTAAAGAAAGCAAGTGAGAAAACGTTAACAGGTGCGGTCAAGGCTTGGTGCCAGATCTTTAAATCTGGTAAAGAAATTAACGAAATTTTGAAAGATAATGATATAAAAGTAGACAAATCTATAGTACCGGCTTTGGTTGCTTTAGCAAGGGATAAGGAGGTAGTAATACAACTTTGCAAGGATATACTGCCACGTGTGAATGAAACCTTTTGCGCTTACAAGGAAATCGAGAGAATATATTTTGATAAACAGGATCAGAATAGAAACACAAAGTTGTCAGAGGATAAGGTGGCAGAAATATCGATAACAGGCAAAGCACATAAACGCTTTGGATATAATGAGCCTATAGAGTACGATTTTGGTATATATTACGAAACGTTTAACGGTGCAGACAAACGTATCATAAAGTGCGCCGTACCTATCAAACGGTATACGTTTAGTCTCATTGCGAAATGCGTTACATATTACTTAACACATCCAAAAAACGAAAGGTAGCAAATAATTAGCCCCTATATCATTTGTATATAGGGGCGTTATGGTAGCACACCTATGCGTTCCCGTCGCGCTACTGATTTAGACTAAATAGGTAATGATATTTAACATTTTGGTATAGACATATCGCTAGTCGTTAGAGTATCGAGAGCTTGCGATAGATAGGCCGCCGCTTAGCAATGTGGTTTAGGTACTATCCTAGTCCAGGGTAGTACTATTATCTTTAGGTTTATATCAATCCGGTAAGTACGCTAGGTCAACCTAGTAGGCCGTGTAAAAACACGGGGTATATTGGTGTATATACGCATGTATAGGGCGTATGTTAGTGCGTTGTGAGAGCAGCACGCATTGAGTGTATTACGGCGTTATATCCGTGCCAATATATCAATACGACGTATGTTAGGGTAGCTTAAATACCTAACATGTGTACGGATAGCAAATAACAACCCTTATAAGGGTATTTTGTGCGGTTAAATTGACGGACAAAGTGCGCCTTGTCGGTACGTATCACGGGTGACGTATGTGCGTATTTGGTCTCGTTCGTTCGGGGCAAAGGGACAAAAACCAAAGGGAATCTGGCGGGTGTGGTGCGTCCGGCTAGCTGTATTGATAACGGCGGCCTTGTGCCTTGTTAGTCGCCTATTTCTTATTGGCTTCATTAAATGCGATTGATTATGTATAAGAATAAATTTAGTAACTTGAATATGAAACTATCTTTTCAAAAAGAAAAGGCTTTAGAATCTGCTAGAAAGTCTCAGATGGAGTTTTATATTGAGCTTACCAAAGAACTGTACAATTCTAATAAATTAGATTGTAGCAGGGAGTCGGATAAGTGCAGGCGTAAGCGTGTTAGTTACATGGCAAACAAATTGCGACAATAGATCGTTTGTTTTTATTTGATTTTAAAGTTTGTGCCCTTCAGTAATGTAGTGATATATGACTGAAGGGCTTTTTTATGCCTATATTTTACAAAATGATAGCATATTCATATGTTTTGCTTACACATAAAAGTGTTAAGGCGGTAAATTTTAAGCCTTGACCGAAAATGTGTAAGTAAAATGCTTTATTATGTATCATTTTGTATATATTTATATCCATGCAGGCGGGTATATTGTGCCCTTATGTATGGTTTCGTGCGTGAATCGATCCTAAAAGGTATATAATAGGCGGTACTTATTGTATATTTTTTATCTATGTCTGGGCTTATCTTTCCTTAGAGGAAGCTCTAAGGCTTGATATATATTATGTTGTTGATACTCAATTATTTGTATTATTTGGGTATTGTTTTTAAATCACGGTTACTTATTGTATATTTTTTATAGGTGTATTTATATATTTGGTGCTTACCTTGTTTTGTGGGTATATGGCGTTTGAGTTGGGGCGGTATGTTATAGCTACGGGCGACGCCCTGCCCTTAATCATAGTTCTTTTATTGGCTTTATTATCAATACATTGTATAAAGCAGATATATAAGGCAATCAAGAACAAGGATCTCGACATCCTAGACTAATCGGGCGTTCCACGTGGAACAATCGGGAGGAAGGTCTCGGGTTTTATGCTGGGAGTTGGTGGGGTTGATTTGTTTTGCGGGAGGGGACACCTCCAAACAAGGGAAACCAGGGAAAACCAATGAAACCCAAGGAAAACAAAGAAAAACAAGGGGAACCCCTTCAATCAACAAAAGAAATACTTTCCAATCAATGGGATTCCTTTCTAAACGGGGGCAATACTTTACCGTTAAGTGGAAACGCAAAGCGATTGCGAGTGATGGTGGGTATAGTGTTATTGGTGGTAGATATTGTCTGTTGGCGTGGGAGTGATACGGAGGGAACCAAGGGAAACGAGGGGCGGCGATGGCGTGGGGTCGGCCCCGCTGGTCGTCCGTCCCTGTTTTCCTTTGGCGGTAGTGTAATATTAAAAATCTGATAGTGATATGACGAGAGAAGAAGCAAGGAACGTATTTGGCGGTAGTATAGTAAATAATCTGCTGTCGTTAGGGGCTGAGCCTACCAACGTGGTAAGGCAAGACGGGTTGATAGAATGGAAGAGTGATGGATATATAGAGGTAGGAGGCGTACAGGTATGGGCTTACTATTATTTCGAGGATGGTGAGGATGTTGATAGATGTGATTGGGAGGATCATATGGAGATAGAGGTAGAGGAATGTTGGATTTAAAATTGACTGATATGAGATTCATGTATTTAACGGGGCTTAGAGGAAAGGATATATGCGTAGGCGACAAAAAGTGCAAAAGAGTAAAAATATATGTAGGCAGACCGTTGAGGGATACGCCTAAAACCTATAAACAAATAGGCGGATTTGTAGCAAAAGAACTATCCAACGCTTATAACAGCGGTTGTGTTACCATCTATGAAGCAAAGGATAAAACGCTCAGATATTCGGTTTATCGAGACGGTTGTTTTTATCCTTATTACGGGAAGTTGGAAATAATAGAATAGTGGTATGGGGACGGAAGAAAATGAATGTGAAAGCTCGAATGTTTAAGAATAATAGACAGGTTATGCTATATCTGGATATTAAGGGGACATCGGATTTAGATTGTCCTTATATAGATATTGACACGGGGTGGGTTAACAGGATTTTCAAACATTTACCGGAAAAAGCGTGGGATAATACCATCATAAACATGAATATATGTGTTGAGTACGGGACCGGTGATCTATGGTATTCCAGAGTGAGGACATTTGAAGGAAGCTGTTGTGCGGAATATATTCTTACATCTAGAAAACCTAGGAAGAATAACCGGAGAGAGCTTGTGAATAATCCCGAAGATCAATTATTGGATTTTGATACGGTAAGGGAGACTGTATTTGGGATGAAGAAAGAATTGAGCATTGATGAGAGTGTTAATGTGAAATTCGATTATGAGATTATTTGAGGTGGTTAATGATACCAAGGGGAATGCGGGCGGCTGTGGGGAGGCTGGACAGGCCTTGTCGCCAGCGCCGTCCCTTTTCCCTTGGCAACAATAGAAATAAATATGGACGAAATAGAACTACTAAGATTACAGGATGAAGCGCTATCTTACCTTCGTGATAATATTACAAAGGATGAGGCGTATTATATCCTTACGACCGATAAGGATATAATAGGGATTCTTATAGCTGATAAGAAGGACGGAAGCAAACGTATCAAGATTCTTGATATGGAATATACTGTCGAGAAGGATGATATGTTATTGTTATTCGATACTGATGGGATAATAGACGAATGTCTTTTGGTTGCCAGCTACATAGGGGTAAATATGTATTTTCGCAGGCAAGATGTCAACGCTATTTTGAATAACATCAATAGAGAGAAAGTTATAAAATATCCTTACATAGCTATTCAGTTAGATAATATACAGACTGTAGAAAAGCGTAGGGTTGTTTTTGAAATTACCGGGCATAGGATGGATGATAACAAAGAGAGAATAGATTTTATGTTTATTTATTTTATGGCAAGATTATGCGTGTAAGAAGAACTGTAAAAGAGAAGGATGTTATAAAGATATTGGTATTTGGATGTGATAGGAAGCTTATTAAATCAGCAATGGATTCTGGGTTTAGAAGCATGTCGGCGGTATTATCTTACGCTAATTGTATGGCGGGGAATAAACCTGTGAATCATATTCGGGTATCAAATGAGAGTCGTGGATGGTGTGGCTCATATACCTTATATGGGAAGGGAATAGATTAGTCGGATTGAACAACAAACAATAAAGGAGGTATATATGGATAATATTATAACAAATGCCAATGGCATGAAAGTGAAGGTAAGAGTATATGATTTTGGCGATAAAACGTCTGATAGATATACTATTGTGTGTATAAGTGGTAAGAGTAATAATCATAATAATGCCCTATATTATCCGATATTTAGTTGTAGCTCGAACCCGTTCCATCCTCAAGGAATAGCGATGTATGTAGGGGATTATTACCCGTGGAAGAGAAAAACATACAATTTTGGTAAAAGGGTTAGGGATTTAGCATCCTTGCCAGAAGAAGTGATTAAGTACATAAAAATAATAACAACATGAACGAAATAGTTTACAACAATTACGATTTGGTTGCTTTCGAGCAGAATGGAGAAGTGGTAGTAACCGTAACATTCTACAGGTATTACAAGAAGAAAGCTAAGGGCGAGGTTAATTATAGATGGAGAACCAGATGCCCGGAGTTGGTGGATAAGATCGTAAAACACCGTACCAAGGTATTTACCGGTCAACTTATCCAGTTAGCGAAAGCGTATGGGGAGAAAAAGGTTATAAAATATCAAAAGGAGGAGGAAGGAGTATGTCAAAATACGATAGAGACGCTATAGAGATATATATACTGGATCATATAGATACAGATAATTATGGGAAGCAGTTTAAATATGATAGGGAATATCTATCTTTTATGCTTAACGTGTTCAAGGATGAGTATAAAGAACATATCAAAAGGGATGGGATTAAGAAAGCTTTTGAGGATTACATAATGAGCGTTCCATCCATATTTAGGATTCATATAGCGAATTGCGACATTAGATATTTATTACGTTCATGGGGCGTGGAGTTCGATGAGGATGATGATGAGATATACATCTTGTATAAGAGGATCATAAGAGAGGTCTTTTTTAAGATGTGTGAGGATATGAAAGTTTGTTAATGTTGAACCAAGCCTTGGCGGGACGGAAGGAATACCATGATCGTACGTGTGCGGATATGGTCCGGGGTCGGTTCCCGGCGCCTTGGCATAATTTAAATATAAATGATATGGGAGATAATATTTTAAGAAAAGCGGCTGATGAGTTAAAGAAGGCCGGTTGCAGGGTTTTCGTATGGCAGGATGATACTTATAATAGAGGTTGGAGTAAGGGTGATTATACGATGTTGTATTACGCCTTCCCTGATTCACCCAACATCGGGTATCTGAGTCATGGGGAATATGGGATGAGCGTAGCGTATAGTAGAGCTTATATACCGAGCTGTGGAAGTGGATCGGGGTGTTGTGTCAAGGAGGAAGCTACGTTTGACCTTGAGGCGGCGTTAGACGTGCTGAACGGGCCGTTACCTAGGTGGTGTAGGTCTTATGGGGTTTATCCAAAGCAGTACGATAATATTGATAAATGGTATAATAGCGATAATCATAACAAAAAATTATTTAAGGAGATTTGATATGGAGGTAAAAGATTGGGAAAATCTGGTTTTGAATACAGAAGTAGGATCACATTGTTTTGTTACGCTGATTGATAATAATGACATCAGTAGAGGTTACGCGCAGATCAGACGCGCGGAACATTTCGGGTATAACATCTGCTTCACTCGGTTATATGGGAATAAGTTTTATTTCGAAAAAATAGAGGAAGGACGTACGCAACAATACATCAATAGGAGAAAATAATATGGTGATAGAATTTGATTTTGAGATATACAAAAACGGAGATTACGATAAGGTGTATCTCCGCAACGGGAAAGAGCCAAGAGTATTATGTGATAATGGGAAGGGAGATCGCCCTATAGTCGTGATGATTGAGAATAATAACGTGGATGATTATATTATTCTTCGTTATAACGAAACTGGCAGGAGGAATATTAATGGTAAATCGAGTCTTGATCTCATGTTATCTGTAAAAGAACGGGAGCCAGAATTATGGGTTGTCGTTATATCTTACATGGATAATAAGGATAAGAGGCAAAAGATGGTCTTGCCTAATTTTTTCTCAAGGAATATAGGAGGAAATATATATCTTCAAGGAAGCTCTAAATCGAATGTATCATATTATGTTGGTAGGTTAGAAGAAGATGGGTGCTTCGATGAGCTATGCGAGAAGATAAGGGTAAAAAGAGATCGTATTTATAACATGGAAATAATATCACTATCAGATGACAAGGCGACAGTTTAACCAGTTGATAAATGAGCTGGACGGCAAAAGCCCGTTTATCGTATTACATAGGGATGCCGTTGCGCCTAAATACGTGGGCGTGGAGGTGTCGAAGGATGGGATGGTATACAGATATGCGATAATAGGGATAAACGATGAGTATAAGGCTAAAAAAGCCCTTATTTCGAAAATATTAGGCATAGCTAGTTACCTAAATGGCAATAAGCCCTTAAAAAAGGGTTAATTAGATGTATTTATGACCTGCGGCATCATATACGATATAATGCCATAAATAACGTTATATGGAGGATATGTATGATAATATGATAGATAACGTATTCGTGTCTTGATATCATAATATTATGCCATTATATCCCCTTTTTGTATAAAAAGGATAACAAATAATATAAATATCTTGGATATGGAAGAGATTAACATAGGTGATAAAATTATGTTTCACGTTGCTGGGAATCATAATATTGGATATACCAAAGGAAAGAAGTATGTCGGGACGGTATTAAGCCGGGATAGTCGATCACGCCTTCATGTGAGGGCGAAAGGCATGCCTAGGGCTTGTATTGAGGAGCGGGATGTGGATAAGCTTATCGAGGAGAGTATGGATTTTGATATGGATGAGGTAATACCTAATCCAGTAGCGAGGAAGTTGTATAAGCTAATGAGTAGATACATTTGCGCATTCGGATGGTTTCATGAAAGTATCAACGGATATATCGTGTATGATTGTGTGATGATGGTTAAGAATTTAGAACATAATGTTATGTGTCTGTTACATGATCATGGATTCGAGACACGGCATATTGATAGTTATTCTTGGTGGGTGACTAATGAGAGGCTGATGTCCGAGGTAACATATGTGGAGGGGGATATTCATATAGTTGTTCATGAGTGCATGGAGGATTATGTGGATAACGTGAAATTTGGGGAGGAGTTTTATAAAAACAAGGAAGTATGATAAGATACTTACTTATAACGATGATGATAATGTTAACACCGCCAAAAGGGAGCGGTGGCTTGCCCCACGCCCCAAGGCCAGCCGTGATTGAGGCACGGGTATGGGATAAGCTGGCGGCCGCCCTGTCTTTCGTGGAGTCAAGGAATGACGATCGAGCGTATAACGCCACTTCCGGGGCTTTAGGGAGATGGCAAATGAAAAGGATATACGTTGATGAGGTTAATAGGATATTACGCCTTAAAAGAGAGAAAAGGAGATATAGGTACGAAGATCGAACGAATTCTGTCAAGGCTAGGGAAATGTTCGAGATATATCAATCTCACCACAATCCTAAAAAGGATATAGATCGGGCTATAAGATTACATAGGGGACTACATTCCCCTAAATATGTTAAGGAGGTTAAAAACAAATTGAGGAAATGATATGAATAAAGAAGTGCTGATAAGTATGGTCAATAGCGGTAAGATAAGATTCATTCCGTTAAGAAGATGTTCTTTATGTAATGAGTATATAGGATACAAATTCGTTAGAATGTATGACGGGAATACAATACCAGTGTTTTCTAGTGGATGTAGATGTTGTGGTATAAATATCGGGACGCTATCAGAAAGGACTTGGGAGGAGGTGCTTGATCTTGTCAAAACGGTACTAAACAAGCCTATGGATGAGAGAACGGAGGAAGATGAATTTATATTAGATAGTTTAATATAGGAGGTGTTGTATATGAAATGGGTAATAATAAAAGGGGTTAGATACCCCAGTTCCGTAATATCAGCATTTGCGGCATATAATATGGATAACCCCTTCTTGAAGGTCAGGATAAGAAACAAGTATCATATAGTGTCTTTTGATGATGTCAATAAGATGGATAGTCAGATGGTATATTTAATGAATAACTATCCTGATTTCGTCCAGATAGGAAGGTGGTGGATATCCAAGAAACATGTGATGTCATGGACGCCCAAGGGGGAGGCCGTGGACGGATCGGGCTGGGTCATATCCTTTACCCTGTCCTTTGGCTTGGATAATGGGACTCAAATTAAGTTTGATAAAGAAGATGAATACCTAAGTGAGGTAGATAGACTTAATGAATTGTTTAATGTGATATTATAATGGAATAATAGTATGGAGAGGAAGTTGATTTTTAACAGCATAGAAGATGCTGAAATAATATCAGTAAGGTTAAGTCCGGATGAAACGCCCATTGCTTATGAACATAGAGTTAGGTGTTTAATGCTGTCAGGATTAAGCCGGGAAGAAGCGGAGAAAATAGCGTTAGAGCCAATGGATCTTGAGCTATATTACGAGATAGGCGCGGGGCTGATGGCGGTTGACCCAGCGGCAGTGGAGTCAGGGACGATCTGGAGTCCTTACACAAGGGAGTTGTATCATGAAAACCATGATACTTAGAGGAGTATTGAGACTGATAGTGATCAAGACAAATGATGTTGTTTAATTTAAAAAAATAAATTGTTATGAAAATGAGAAAATATTTATCGGTTTATCTAGAGAGTGGATATCTTTTTGACGATATGTCAGAAAAATTAAAGTGGTTTGAGATTGATAAGATCTTGATCAGTTTTACATATGGAGTAGTTAGATATGTAGGAACATGGGGAGGATGTAGGACTGAGAAGACATTAGATGGGAAATTATTTTATTCGTCCGAAGAATGTTTTAAAAAGGGCAAGAGCATTCCTAAGACAAAACTATCAATATATGATGTTTTTAAGTCATTATATGGGTTCGCTCCAATAGGTGATGTATGGAAATACAAAAACGGAAGAGCTGTCAAGGGGGAGTTGGAATATTTTGATGTTGAAATAGATAATAAAGGAAAAATTTATTGTAAGGAAACATATTACAGAACATGTGAAGATGTGTATAAATTCAATGACTTAACTGTAGTTGACAAGAATGGAGACATAAGGTTAGTGAAATCATCAAAAAGTAGATTAATGCTTAGTGATGATCAATTGGATGTTGTGGAGAGAATGAAAGGCATCATTGATGACATGGTTAGGTTAAAGATGATTATGTATATTGATCAAGACTATAATCTTTGTTTTTTGCCGGGAGATAAAATAGAAGATTTGACAATGGATGAAACGGATGGATTTGTGGATACCACCGGTATAGTGACATCTATAAAATCTAAGGATGTAGTGGAGTTTTATGTAGAAAACCCATTCGTAAAGATAAAGGATGAGTAATATCTGAATCTGGATTGTGGTGGTTCGTGAGAATAGCCACAATCATATCTCTAAACGTGAACATAAGGAGGTACGTAAGTCATTCGATTGACGTTAGGGATCTAGTTATATTAAAAGAGGAGGGATTATGAAAGAGATTGTATTAAAACTGTATGAGTTTGATGAGCTGTCAAAAGACTCACAAGAAAGGATCATAGAGCGTGAGCGTTGGAATGTAATGGAGCAATGTATGGATGCTTATGACATAGACTATAAAAAGTCAATGGAAGCCTTTGAAGATCTGACAGATACTAAGGTTTATGGTTGGGAAGTTGGATACGAGAGATATGATTTTAGTTATGAGTTTAAATACAAAGATCCTATTTATGAACATCCTACAGATTATCATCGTGATATATTCCCTGAGAATCTATGCGGTAAATTATTGTTCAGGTATATCAATAACAACATTATGCCACATATCACGAAAGGTAAATATTATTCTACAGGCAAATATATAGATGGGAAATATAATTACAAGTGCAGACGCAGTCGGGTAATATTGGGATACGAAGACAATTGCCCATTAACAGGGATGTGCTATGATTATTATCTTCTTAAACCAATAATTGATTATTACGATACTTGGTGTACTTACCCGGAGAATTTCTCTTTAGAGGACTTAATAGAAAAATGTTATAATAATTTTTTCAAGGCTTGGCATGAGGAATATGAACATTGGGCTGACGATGAAGACGCTATACGTGAAGAGCTTCATCATAATCAGTACGAAGATCAACTTTATTATGAGAATGGGGATGTGTATGTTGGACAATTAAATGAGATAGCATGAAAACACAAGAAGAATATGCTCGTGAGATCGATGAGATCGTTCGCCGTGATGTAGAGAGTTACCAGAGTGACTGGTTTAAGATTGATAAGGAAATATTCATGCTTCCGGAAAACAAGAACAAGACATTTATTCTCGGAGCCCGAAAGACAGGATGTGATTTGTTGATACTGGGAGGCACTAATTGTGATGAAAGTTATTTGGATGGGGTTTTTGGGTGTCTTGGTAATGAGAAATTCTATGTTTGCCAGCCAATATCTCTTTATGAGACGACACGAAATATTCAGGAAAGACCTGCCTTGTACGCTTTTAAAATAGCAACTGCATATTTCAGAGAGCAGGGTTTGGTTCCTGTATTTGAAAATTCACATTGTAAATTGATGAGATTATGAATATAGAGGTAATAAGATACAGGCTTCCAGTTTATTGGGCTTGTGCTCTGATAAATGGTGATTATACTGATTTATCGGATGAAGAAGAAAGGGAAATTAATAATTTCTTGGAACAAGCAGAAGGGTATCCTGTAGATGTGGACTTGGAAACAGAAGGCTTTTATCGGTGCAATGACGCTAATGATATAGCGGGAAGTTGCGCCGATTTTATTTTTCATAAGTGTAACAATTAAATTAAATAGTATGGAAACAGCAAATAAACTGGTTTATTCAAAAGAGAATTACTATACCGAGAACGGATATAAGTATAAAATCAAGACTACAATATCGTTAGATGATGATTGTCATAACAATATGTGTGATTGGAGTATAACCGCTGACATTCGTTGGAAAAATAAATATGGGATATATAAAGAGTATATGGGAGGCTGCTGCCACGATGAGATTGCGAAGTATGTTCCAGAATTGGCGAAGTTTATACCATTACATTGTTGTAATCATTATGGTGCTCCTATGTATCCGGTGGAAAATGGTATGTATCACATAAAGAATAGCGATAAGTCTGTGGCTATTGAATATTTACGTATATCAGACAAGGAATATTCCAAATTATCTGAAGCGGTGGACGATAAGATGTATTTCAAGTATCTGCTTTTCAACCTGGGGATTGTGGATAGATGGAAACGTGGATCAGACGAGCTTATTGCGGAACTTGAAGACCTATGTGGCAAGAAATGGGTAAATCCGTATACGCCGGAAAAGGAAAGGTTTGCTTTGACATTAACGGACGAGGAACGTTTGATTATTGAAGAGCGCATTAAAGCCGGGTATTATTCCGCAGAAAATATCGGAAAACGTAGGGAGGAGGCTCATAAGGCAAAGATGATGGAAAAGCGTGCTGAAATTTGTGAGCAACACGATAAGATAATCAGGAAAGCGGAAACAGATAAAAAGGTAATGCTCTGTGTATTTGATTATGGATTGTCAACCGATAATGTGATATATTATAATCACACGAACACTTTATCTTTCAACTGGAGTGATTATAAAAAGAAAATCACACAGGAAGAGTTTGATGATTTCGTGAATAACGTGGATCGCTCCCAACTCCCGGAAGGAATTAAATTTGAGTTAAAGTAATTTTTAGTCTACACATAATCATTATCAGAAAAATGAATAAGATTATAGAAGATTATAAAAAGATAGTTGCCGGCAACGAAGCCGGCAAAAACATCTGCTTTATGTCAAGAGGAGAATACGCTGATCCGGAAATAGCGTACAACGGTATCCTCATGAATTACTGGGATGTGTATGATTGTATGGATGAGGTAGAAGAACCGACAGATGATGATTGGTTGAACGCGGTAAGTAATTTATTTGACTCATATACATATGATGTTAAGAATACGGATGTTGATAAATTCAAGATGTCGGATGTAATGAACGTATATCGTATTATTAATCTGTAATTGTATAACAAAAAAAATATTGATATGAACAACTCTATGGTCGCTCACTTATGGGCAAATGAAAAGAAAGAATCCGGAAAAGGTAGTAATCTTTTCTTTGAAGGTAGAAGTATTTATTCTTATGGTTATCATTTTGAGGTTGGAAGAATCGTAAGAAATAAGTGTGGTGAAAAGGCGTATTTGCTTAACGATAAGTATTATTCTTCTTCCACCTGTAAACATCAACATTGTGTTCGTAGTGCAATACCAACTGGCTCAAAGGTATTTTATGTTGGATATAATATGTCTGATGATGGCAGCATGGCTTTTATCACCAGTCGATTGGAGCTTATCAAAGAGGTTATCGAGAAATACAAGAAGGTTAGAACAAGCCTGTCTTATAGGGATGTTTGGGGAGTATTTAGAAGTCTAATGGATTATATTGAGTTCTTTAATATGGGTACTCCCAAGAGCCTTCTTAAAAAGAGTGCAAACACCTGGATCGGAACTAAACATGAGTTATCTTATGGATCGGATAAGATTAAAAGTGAATACGTCCATGAGTTAAAGCGTGTGTTTGAGGTATTGCTAAATCATCAAGCGTTAGAAACTTTAGGAACGACCAATGTGATAGTAGATGAGATTTGTGGTGAAGGAACGTGGGCTGGGTATGTGGCCAGATGTCAGAGATGGGAAGACAGTCAGGCGAAAAAAGAGACTTTAATTTTTGAAAAAAGAAGAAAAGAAAAAGAAGATCGCAAGAAAAAATTTGAAGAACAGATCGAGATGTGGAAGTCTGGCAAGATTCTGGAATTATATTCACATTATTATTTGGAGGATGACCAGCCTAACGTATGGCTTCGCATTAAGAATGGCATAATTGAGACTAGCAAGAATATCAAGATAGGGCGAGCTGAAGCTGAGAGACTTTGGAAATTGATAAAGTTCTTCCATAATGGCGGTAAATTCCAACACGATATGGTATTGGATACAACCAGTCACAAATGGAAGATCAATAGCTATAAGAATGATATATTGGTTGCTGGGTGTCACAGGATAGCGTATAGCGAGATGAAAGGTATTGCGAGACAATTAGGATGGGATTAAACAGCTATCAAGTGACATTTGAGAGCTGTGGCGATCACTATCAGATTTACGGGAGAGACATCCAAGATGTCATGGGCGGCGTTACCGGTGGAGCCGGCGTGTATGGGTAAGGCGGTCGGGGAAGCGGGGCGTCCGCTCATGCTTTGTGGTGCAAGGTTGTATATAATTACCTAAGAATATATCCCGGAATATGAAAATAAAGGCGACCAAGTACAGAAATGATTACAGGGTATGGTTGGACTATGCAGGAGATTACAGAAACGAAAATATAGAATAATATGAAATATCAAAATTTTATGTGCCCTTATGAGCTTGCGCTAAAGTTGCATGAGTTGGGTGTAAATTCAGAGTCGGAATTTTATTTTGTGAAAGAGATGAAAGGAGGGGGATCCCAAACAGAATCAGTTACGCAAAATACAATGAGATATTCATACAGAAAAGAAGGCGACCTCATACCGGCTTATATGAGTCATGAACTTGGAGAGATACTACCAAGTATGATAAATATCAGTAAATCAAAAATATGGGATGACTGGTTGCAATTGACACAATATTTCCCGAATAAGGATAGCGAATACTACGAAGCTGCCTATGTTCGTTACAATGCCTACGATTCGCCAACAGAAGTATATAGCGGATTTGGGGAAACAGAGGTGGAGTCAAGGGCGATGCTTCTCTTTGATTTGTTGGAAAAGAAGATATTGACACCTGATGGTTTGAATTTAAAGGAAGTGGATAGGAGAAAGGAATATGAGAACGAATTTGAATAGTACAAGTATGAGAAACACATGTCCAGAATTTCCGCTTTTCGGTGCGAATTATCCAGACGCGACTTGCATAGATGGCATATTGTATGATCTGGATAATGTAGGTGATGATGGTGTTCTAATCAAGCCATTGGAAGAGATTCCATGCCCATTCTGCCGAACAGAGGAGTTTATCAGATACGATCCATTCAATAAAGAGTATAGCATGGATAGTGAAGAGGATATAAGAGATTGGTATATGAGCTATATTAATGAAATGAGAAATAAGTATGGGGGAAAATAAGAAGAAACAAACACCACGCCGGAACTTAAAAGATTGGCATACGAACAAATGAAGGAGGTAAACGATGGAGACAGTAAGATTATCAGATTACTCTTCTTATGATAAAAACAAGGGAGGAATACAAAAATTGCGTCACAAATTCAGGAATCAAATACTTGAATATTGGGGAGAAGATACCGGGATTTTGATAGGAATAACCATGGTATATGAAAGACATTTGTGGAACGAGGAAGTTAAAGTAATATGATTATGGACGATAATAGGATAATGGAAGCGGCTAAATTGATAGCCAACTCCTCAGCAGCCTTAATACAGGCTATAGGGATGATGAGTGAGAATATAGAAAGGGCTAACAGAGGGGAATCTTTGGCTTATACCGAAGATCAGTTTATGAAACTAATTCAAGATAACGGAATAACGTATAACGATGTAATACAAAGGGGGGGGGTGGATATGAAAAACGTAGAAAGAATAAACGCATTAAATAAAGTTTATTATGAATAGAATGAAAATATTTTTTAATTACTTATTCTTTAGGGATATGGGTAATCTTGGTGAGGGATGTCTTATAAGCGCATTCATCTGGCTTATGATCATGCTTGTCATTATTGGGGTCTTTTGCTTATACTAAAGATCATTTCATGAAAATCAGGATAACGTATAACAATGTAATACAAAGGGGTTAGAGATTATGAAGGACGTAGAAAGAGTAAATGCATTAAATAAAATGCTATTAAATGCGAACGTAGTAGCTTATGGAGCTATGGTTGATTTGATTAAAAGAACAGGGAGACTTGATCTTGACATGGATAGCGGAACCCATGTAGATGATTTTCCGGCTGAAATAAGGATCTTTACCGATAACGGGTTGATTTGTTTATCTATAACATCCGTGTATTTATCGGGGGAAGATAATTTGATGGTCGATGGATATGATGACGATAATGAGAAAATTGAGGGAGTGGATGTTTATTACGACCAGATAAGTGAGATAGTATATCTAGCTAAAATCATATTAGAAGAAATGGAGGAAAAAGATCATGGGGAAAGCAGTTAAAATAGATATAGAATATAAGGAGATATTAAAAAAATCACTATCAGCAATCCAATATCTAAGAATACATGGATTCTCGACGTACATGGAATCGGAGGGGATTGTTAATAGGATAATGATGTTCAAGGATAAGAATGAGATGAGAGATCGAAAGATCAGATCAATTTAATAAAACTAAGGTAATCATATTAAATGGAGAATCATATGGGAGCTAAAATAACTTTGATGGGACCGGAGTGGATATCATTGGATGGTTCGCTGCCAAAAGTGCAGGAACCATGTTATTTCTTGGATAGAGAGAATGTGTTTCGTGGGGTAATGGATGAGTCGGGTGATGTATATGAGATATTGGATAATGACACCAATGATGTTGTATATCATAGCAATATAGAAGATGGATATATAGCTTTTTTGGAAACAAGAATTAAAAATGATTTAGAATATGGGGATAAGGATATTTCAGATAAGACAAGAATGAAGGGCATGAACCAAGGGATATGGCTGGCGGTTCAGGAGCTAGCCCACGCCGGGATATGGACGCAGGCCGCAGAGGAACTAGTGTCTTCCTGTGGATTGACCGAGGATGAATGTAGGAAGCTGCAAGAAGAAAGCGGATCGTTTAATGATGAGATGCTTGAATTTATTGATATAGTATTTGGTCATACGGATATGATAGGTGAAGGTGAAGATGATACAGAATAAACATGTATAAATATCAAATAGTAATTATATACAATAAAAATTATGAGCTTAATAGATAAACTAGAAGACTTGGTGATCAAAGTAGACACCGAATACCAACAGAAGATGGAGGCGGTGATCCGGGAGATAGTTCCGGGGATGCCGGAAGGGAACGTGCGCCATGCCGCCGAGTGTATGTGTACGGACAGGATGGGGAGCATGATGGATATCGATATTTATATATTAAAGGAAGAGGATAGACCTTACGAATGCCATTATCTAAAGGATCTGCTGGAGGATAGGGTAGCTAGAATAGCCAAAATGCATGAGGATGAAAGTTATACATACAATATGGATGATAATTATTGGTGCGCCACATGTGGATCCCATTCTCATAAAAAGGATTCCAAGACAGGGTATTGTTGGTATTGCGATACAGTTAATTGGGTTAAAGAGGATGGGAAGGATGTTGGAATATAAAAACAAGCAATTATATAACAAGGAGGAATAAACATGGGAAGAGGTGTTAATACAGGCGCCTTGTCTCCGGTCGGCGGTATCGGGGAAATACGAATGCGAGCAAACCTGCGAAAAATAGTGGCGTACAAAGATTTCGCGAAACAGATGGTCATGGCGCAATACGAATGATAGAGGAGATTGGTGATTAAAACATTAAATAACATTAAACATGAAAAAGAGTAGAAGAATTGTAAGGAAAATGAGCAAGAAGAGCCTTATCAACAAGAAGACTCTTCGGTATATTATCGCAAACAGTAATTTATGTAAACATGCGATAAGAGAATTGGAATTAGCCGGATATGGCAAAGAAGAGGACGGTCCTAACAAATGGATGCGCGAACAGGTAATAGAAGCTGTCGCGCTGTTCTCTTCTCATGGGAACAGCGGGTTCTCGGCACCATTTGAAATCAATCTCGTCAAGAAACTTTGCAGTTTTGATATAATCTCTCCTTTGAGATTTGATGATGGCGAATGGGAAAAAATAGGCTTAGACGGGAGTTGCCAGAATAAAAGAAAATCATCGATATTCAAAGAGCCGGACGGGAGTATCCATGATGTTGATGCATTTTCAAAAGTTCCTGTAAAAAAGTTTTTATTCGCCACTCGAACGTGGACGGAGAACATCCATAAGATAGGATGGATAGGAGGGTTGTTTGAGACGGACGAAAACGGAATACTCACTGGAAGATATTTTGGTAGATGTAATGTAAAAGACTATCAGAACGGATATATGCCAAAAGGCAAGAAAGAAATACCATGCAGGGAGATAGAGATATCGCCGGACAATTGGATTATGACAGTTGAATCAAACAATGAGGCTTTGATTGAATTGTCAAAGATTTATGATATAGTCTGGCGACAATGCCCTTGCTTGAAAGGCATAATGAATACCAACGTTACACCGGAACTTGAAAGATTGGCATGCGAACAAATGAAGGGATAAACAATGAATGACAAATTTGTAGACATGCCGAAATGCATGGCGGACAAATACGAAACCGCCGACTTTATTGCCAGCGATCCCGTCCAGTTCCCAAGGCGGTATTCCGGGAGGGACGCGGAGGTCAGTGGGTTCATTACTTCGTGGCTCTCGTTCGGGAATCGAAAGGCGATCATCTGGGCGGCGGAGCGGATGGACAGGGAGTTTAGTGGCAGTCCTTACGGGTGGCTGATGGATAGGCAATATGTGAAAGTATATAATTACCTTTGATTTGGCAATTGATGAAAGGCTTAAATAATTCAACACAAAATCATATAAGATGATAACTTCTATAAGGATAGACGACAACAAGAAGACTCCATTTAAATATATCCCAAAGATAAAAGCGTTCAAAAATGGCTCTGAGTTTATATTCAAGCCCGGCGTGAATGTGATTGTAGGCAAGAACGGGAGCGGGAAATCAACCCTCCTGAATATGATATCGAAGTACATGTTGTGCGAGAAAAAGATGTGTTCTGAATTACCGTCAGAAGCATTGTATTTCCCGGATATATTTGATGATGACAAGGTGCTTGACGGGATCAGTATTAAGTCGGATTATATCGGGAAGGTATTCCATCTCCTACAGCAAACTGAAATGAGAAAGGATGATATATTGGATAATATCAATAATTTAAGTTTGTATATGAATGGAGCATCTAGGTCCTCTGGGGAGAAGAACCTTCATGCCATGAACTCGCTTTTTGATTTTGTGTTTAACCAAGATGAGTATGCGTTTCCGATACAGAAGCTTATGGAATTTAAGAAAAAGTCAAATGAGTTCTGGGCAAACAGGATCGACAATCTTTTAAAATACTACAAAGACAATCATGTGGTATTAATGGAGAAGGATTTTGAGTATACAATCCTTATGGATGAGCCGGACAGGAATTTAGATATTGACAATATCATGGATCTGTACAAGGTATTGTCATTTCATAAACCGCAAACACAAATTATAGCCGTAATTCATAACCCGGCTTTGATTTACAAGTTGAGCAAGCCGGATTGCGTGAACTTTATTGAGATGACAAAAGGGTATTTGAAGAAAATTACTGGTTTTATGAATAAAAAATAAGAAAGGAGATGAGAGAAGAATTGAGAACAATAGGATCAAAAGGACGCCATGTGTTTACAGCAACCTTTGTTAGATTTGGATTTAGGAATGGATACATTGGACCTGTAAAAACGATGCTTTTACAAGATGTGACACTTGATAGCAAAATAGTATCAGATCATTTGTGGTTCGATTTAACAAAAGGATTTAGTGGTGCTAATTTATCGCCAGGCGATGTGGTTGAGTTTTGCGCAAGGGTTAGTGCTTACGAGAAAGGATACAAGGGACACAAGGATGATGTACTTAATAGACCGATAGAAAGAGACTATCGATTATCAAGACCGACAAAAATTAAAAAGATCGGGAAGAAATTAATATTAAAAGATGAGGGGAAATAATACATGATAATTATATGCCTAAAAAATTTATAATTTATTAAAATATAATGATATGAAAATTCAAGTAGAATTAAATTTGGAAGATGTATTCGAGGAAGCTATGTACAATGAAGCGACGTTGAAAGAGGAGTTTACCAGCTCGGTCAGGTTAGCTGTAATACGTGAACTTAAAGAAAAGTTCAAGAATGAGTTGATGAGAGAAATATCCAATCCGATATCAGAGAAAATTGAGGATATAGCGAGGGAATCAATGAGCGATCTCATCGAGAACGCCAGCGAGAAGAAATATAGATTCAGGTTAGATTATATGGAAGAGGAGTTGACAGTAGACGAGTTTATAAGAGGCAGGATGAAGAAAGTTATAGACAGCAACATCGAGACAATGGTAGAATCAAAAGCCAAATCTTTTGTCAATGAGTTAAGGAAAAGGTATGATATGGCGTTCGCTGCCTTTGTCGTAGATAACATGAGAAAGCAAAATATGTTGAAGGAAGATAAGATAGCTGAGCTGTTAAAGGACAACCCAAATGAGAAATAGGGAAGATGCCAAAGGAAGACGGAGATCGGTGCTCATGACACCGCCCGTACCGGAGAAGGTCAGGGTATTATCCCCGGCATGGTATAGGGCGGCAGTGGAGTTTCAAGGTAGGCCGGAGCAGGAGCGACTAGCCTTTTGCTCGTGGTGTTGTTGTCATGGAGGGTGTAATTTGTGTATGGATATAAGCAAATACAATATAAAAGGGCTTAAGATATATGGAGGATAAGGTGATTATATACCATTTTACGATTTTAGTGTAAAATGGTATATAATCACCTAAGCGTATTAACTATTAATAATGTTTATTTAATTTAATTCAAAAACAAAATGTCTACTTTTGTAGACACATAAAAATTACACATATGAAAAAGAGTAAATTTGTAAAGGAGTTAGAGAGGATCATCGATATGGTTAAGGCCGAGGATGATGGTTTCGAGTATGGTGGTAAAGTCATTTTCTATAAAGAAGATGATGATAACTATGAAATCTCGGTAAGGAACATCGAGATGAATCTTATGGTAGAGGCCAATACTATGGCTAGTATGGATGATAGGACTTTCGCCTGCCTTATGGGTGAGGTCTATAAACAAAAGTTTACAAAGGCTATAACGATATCGGAGGATGAGGATGATGAAGACAATTGATAAGATGACCGATCAGGAGATATATGATCTTACTGATGAGCAGGTAGAGAAATTGATCGTAATAAGATGTGCGGAGGAAGGTGTCAGGTTTATGGATGAGCCTCCAGTCATGAAGACGTATGGCTATAAATCTATTTCTCCATCTCATTTCTTCTACTATTTGGAGGGCTTGAATATAGCCGTTCTTGATCAGAATGATGCTATTAAAATAGCTAAGTTATTAAGTGAATTTGATCTATACAGGACTAGATATGATTTCACCGTATCCAATGAAAAGCTATACAGCAAATTGGATATAATTAATATCAAACATACTCCGATGTTTGATACGAAAGACGAGGAGACCTATAAGTCTATCAAGGATAAGAACGATAAGATTGAGGCGGAATATAAAGACCAGCTGGAGAGATATGAGAGAAATATGAAGAAAATGAGTAAAATTCGGGCCGAGATATGGGATAAAGTAGCCGATATAAGACATAGGATTGATAATATGAACTATCTTAGGTCGCTTTTTGCAAGGGAATATCTACCACTGGTGGATAATGATACGGATAAGGCTATGATATTTTTCAAGAAGGCTTATGGCGTGGATGATGATACGGAAAGATATATTCGTGAAGGAATAAAAGATTATCCTTTGTTTAACAATAATATAGATTAAAATGCACAATTGGTTTAAATGTACGGTTTCTTATGAGACCGATGCCGAGAACGGCATGAAGAAGAAGGTAAAGGAAGAGTATTTAGTAGATGCCTTTTCTTATACCGAATGTGAGGCTAGAATCATAGAGGAGATGAAGCCATTCATATCCGGTGAGTTTAGCGTTGATATCAAACGATTCAGGATAGCGGAATTGTTTGCCATGGATGGAGACCGGTTCTATAAGGTCACGGCTAATTATATTACGATAGACGAGAAATCGAACAATGAGAAACGCAAGGCGTTTAACTACATCGTTCGGGCCAATGACCTTGATCATGCCAAAAAGAATTTCGAGGAAGGCATGAAAGGAACCATATCAGATTTCGTTGTCACTTGTATCAAGGAAGAGAAGAAACTGATGGACTTCTACGAGTTTGATGGTAAGATCAGGAATCCGGAGAAAAATGAGGATAGTAGGCAGTAAAGCTAGCTACGAAACCACGTCGTCCATAGCCGAGAAGTTGATGGAGATAAGTAAAATGGAGGGTACGATTTATCGTATCCTCACATTGTCTAACAAAACTTATCTAGCTTCTAAATTAGGATATAGCAGATCGGGGTTCTATAAGAAGATACAAAACAGGAGTTTTAATATCCGGGAACTAGCTCAGATATTCGATACGATCATCAACTTCAAGGATCAAGATTGGACTGAGGGTAAGATTAATAGGCTTAAGAGGTATAGGGCTATGAGCCTTATGGAGTTCAACAAAAGTTATAAAAAGAAAAAGGCATGAGAGGTAGGATGTTACCGTGTGAGAGATGCGGAAGGATGGTAACCATAAGGAGTAAGGGGTTGTGTCCCGCATGCAGAGCCAAGGAGCTACCGCCAAAGGAAAGGGCGGCGATACGGGTGAAGGCCAAGCCAAAGGGGAAGAGCCTAGCCGTTTTCTTTGGCGCCCATGTGGCTAGATTGAGTATGACAAGGAGATCTGCTACCGGCACATACATACCATGCCCGGGGGTAAGCAACATATGCCACTTATACCCTAAACGGAAATATAAATCAGTTGCTGAGGATAATGATAACATTATCTACTTGACGGCTGATGAGCATACAAGATTCGATTATCTATTAGATACGATGGATTTCAGCCGGCTCTTGGACGAGTTTGGCAACGTATGGCTGTTGGCAGCCAGAAGGATGAGGGATCTCGCACCTAAAGTCGAGGAGGATGGTAAATTAAAAACCAGATTATTATCATGGATAGAAGAAAACAAAGATTACTTTTAGACCTAGGATATAAGGCTATAAGTGACACAGTATATAGTTATGGGACGATCATAGAAGTCATAAGCGATCAAGAATTGTTTGATGAGATGAAAGTTCGTTTATCCGAGAGACACAATGTGGCTATTGCGGATGATGGAGAGATAGGATGTTCGGCTTTAGGCAAGATAAAGGACGAGAATGCGTCGTCATATTATTGGCGATCATCATTACCAGTATTAAGATCATATCATACAGATCCTAAATTTACCGCTTTCTTTGGCATATTAGACGTTTTGTCAACGGTCCCGAAGAAAGATATGGTCGAGGAGGAAAAGCCTGTTGAAGAGCCTAAAAACGAGCCTAATGAGGAGATGGAGGTTGAGTATGATCTGGAGACAGAGCAACAGTATTATGCCGCTGAATGGATAAAGGATATCCCGACACCTGTGTTATATAGAATGACTGTCGCCGGCAAACGTGTGTATTATGAGATGGATGTTGATGGGTATCCTATCATATACGATGGAGCCACTAACAATATCGCCAATGGGTATTGTGATACGTCCGGAGCCTTGGAGAAGTGGAAGAATGAGATGAGGCTCAAGGGTAAGGATCCTGATGAGTACGCTAACTACAGGGCTGATCTGGGTACTATCATGCATTATCTATTTGGGTTGTATCTGACCGGGGTTAACATAAAGCTGATCCCGACATGGATCAGGAAGGTGGTCAAGGAAGCCAAGCTAAGAATAGACAAGTATAGGATGGAGCGGATATTAGTGGATAACATTGATGAACTGATAGAGGATCTGATATCATTTGCCATATTCTGCAAGGAAAGACATGTAAAACCTGTATTGATCGAAAAGATGTTGAGGTCAAGGAGATTGAAAGTAGCTTCTTCGGTGGACGCAGTGGTGGAGATGGATGGCGAGCCGGAGATGGTGGAGATAGAGGTCGAGACAGGAGAGTTCTATAAGACGAAGAAAAAGAAGATAAAGAGATGCAGGAGGATATTCGCTATATTGGACTTCAAATCAAACAGGAAAGGCAATTTCTATGACGAGTATGCTTTCCAACTTGAGTTATATAGAAGAATGATATTAGAGAACTATGGAAAGATATTGGAGATAGAGGAGATATATAACTTCGCTCCGGGTGATCCTACCGCAAAGACCAGCCAATATAAGTTGAAGAGACAGACTGACAACCCTATATTGAATATGGCTACCGTAGTATATCTTCAAGGAAAGTATAAGTTCGAGAAAACTAATTATACGGTTACATCAAGAATCGGATCCTTAGATATAGAAGGCGAGTTTGATGTTAATAAGTTGGTAAGGAAAGAGCCGCTGAGGGACTATATATATAGAGTCATGAATGAGAGGAGAGGGTGATGGAATTTAGGGAGTTCAATAAGAGCGTTCATCGGTATGAGCTGGATCATAGCAAACCAAGGAGGAAGCTGACGTGCCCGCAATGCGGCAAGGATAAGTGTTTTACGCCGTACGTGGACGTAACCACCGGTCAGATCGTTGGAGAGCAGTTTGGGGTGTGTGATCATAAAAATAAATGTGGTTACTTTAAATATCCAACAGGGAGCGAACTTGGGAACAATGATCTTTTTACCGATTCAAACAAAGTATTAAGGAGGTACAGACCTCCTATGGATCCGGATATAGCCAACTGCATTCCGGTAAGCAAGATGTTTGAGACGCTTAATCCTTTCGAGACATCCGATCTTCAGGATTATCTATCCAATATCTTCGGATCGTATCATACCAATAGGGCATTTAGCTTGTATAAGGTGGGGATGATGAGATTCGGGGACTGGGGTAAGTGCTGTGTGTTCTGGCAACTGGATAAGAATTGGGTAGTGCGGACCGGGAAGATAATGGACTACGGGCCTGACGGGAAGAGGGTAAAGGTTCCCATGGATCATGTATGTTGGGTGCATATACTGGACGGTCAGGATTACCTGCTTAGGCAATGCCTGTTCGGGGAGTTTCTTATCAACTTCTATCCCAATGACGCTCCGGTGTATATAGTAGAGTCAGAGAAGACGGCTGTTATCTGTAACATCGTGTACCCTAGTAGGTTGTTTATGGCCTGTGGCGGTATCCATATGCTGAAAAGGGAGATGATAGAGACATTGGGTAGGAGGCGGATAGTCCTGTACCCGGATAAGGGCGACGCTTTCAACGAATGGAGAAAGAAGGTAGACAAGGATATGAGGGGGATGAATATAGAGATAAGTAATTTTCTAGAATCAAAACCCAATATAAATGAGGGAATGGATATAGCGGATTATTTTATTATTAAACAAATTTACAATGGCAAAGGTAGTTAACAATTACAAGAAATTCAAGGTGCTTGAAATAACAAGACAGGAGATGATGGATAAGCTCACCAGATATGGGTGCTTAGGTATTTGCGATATGTGTAACAGACCTACGTCCGTGGGCTATTATGTAGCGGTAATCAATCAATGGATGTGCGAGGACTGTTATAATGATTTCATCAAATCGGTTGACAGGTATGAGGAGGATATGAGAATAGAGAACAGAAATTTTGATAGATTCTGCAATCTATTTAATGTTGAGATAGAAGAAAAGGTATGAAAGAACTGTCTTTAGCCCAGAAAGCTATGTTAAACGGATCCGTATGTCCATATTGCAAGATCCCATCCACTATGATAAATACGGTGGAGGGGAAGCAAGTTGGGTGCGAGAAGTGTGGGGCTTGGATGAGATCCGATCCTTTTGGGAAACCGATGGGGAGGCTGGCTAAGCCGGATCTTCTTAGGAGTATGGATATGGTAATGACTGAGATTAATATATTTGCGTATAGGACAAAACGGGATGTACAGGATATTTACAAAAGCCTATCTGGTGAATTGGATATACCAATAGAACATGTATCCCCATATAAGATGTCTTTGCCATCACTACTTAATACCATGAGATATATTGAAAAGTATGGCGATAATCATATACGGATATATGATAGAACCATGGTAAAGAAGGCTTGCCCTAGGCACGGAGCGGTGGCGATCGGGAGCAACGCCTGCCACGGGTGCCCGGAGTTCCTGTTCCATGTGGTAAACGACACGACCAATACGGTGGTGTGTGATATGGATATGAGCTATGGCGACTGTATAAAGAAGAGAAATAATAAATTTGGTAGATAATATTAATTATATAAAAGATGAAGGTAATTTTTATTCATAAGCCTACTGGATATTATGTAGGAGGGTCGATGTTCGACAAGTCTTATTGCAAGGATAAGATGATAGAGAAAGGAATAAGTAAGGATCGAGCCGAGAAGTTAAGTGATATAATAGGCCCATACGCATGCATATGGGAGGTGGAGAACGGAGATGACCCTTATGAGAGTATGAGATCTAGGCTAAAGGATAAAGCTTCATATCTGGATGGAGAGGATCTTATCATGGAGAATTATGATGATGAGGAGGACGAAGAGGATGGGGAGATCGACTGAATATTACAGAACACATCCGGAAGCCAGAAAGAAGAAGGCTGAGACGGATAAGAAGATCAACGCCAGACCTGAGCAGAAAGCCAAGAGACGGGAGTTGGGTCGTAAGAACTACAAGACCGATAAGTTGAAGGGAAAGGCTTATCGGAAGGGGAAGGACCTATGCCATACAGCTAAGGGGTTAAGATATAAATCAAGATCAGCTAACAGAGGATCTAAATCCGATACGGCTGGCGATAGAAACGCAAGAGGATGAGTGAGGATAGGATATGGAGGTCATCCAAGGAGATTATCATGGATGCCTATGAGAGAATAAGAAAGTATCAGTCGGGAGAGCTTCTCCCGGCTCGTACTGGATACGCTTATCTTGACAAGGCGTTGCTGGGAGGGTTCTACCCACAACATGCGGTGGCTATCGGCGCCAGGCCCGGAGTCGGCAAGTCTTATTTGGCGCAGAAGATCATGAGCAATGTGATGAATGTCAATATCAATCCACAGGCAGATGATTATGTATGGTTAAGATGTGAGTTTGAGATGAACCCAGAAGATTTGATGTTGCGTTCACTATCAAAAAAAATGGGAAAGGATATACAAGATATTCTCCTTAACGAGATGTCTGATGAAGAGATAAAGGAAATGCAGAAATGTCTTAAGGAGGAAAACTCCAGCAGAATAACATACATCCCTAAACCATCAACCGTAGATGAGCTTCAAAACTTTCTGTGGAATGAGTATATGCCAATAAACAAAGATAAAAAAATGGTATTCGTGTCTATAGATCATACGGCCCTGATACAAGGTTCAGGAGATGCCAAAAGGAATATCGACTCGTTGATAACCATGTGCAATATAGCTAAAAGGACTTTTCCTAATATTTTCTTTCTTATAATATCCCAACTCAATCGTGATATCGAAGGACGACGGGATCCAAAAGATCATATGCCAAAGCAATCTGATTTTTATCAATCAGATACATTGGGACAGTTATGTACGGCTATGGTAGCGTTAAATATCCCGAAGAGATACGGGTACTCCTCATACATGCAATTTCCGCAAGGATGGTATCCTAATCTGGAACGTTTTAAAAGTGAATCAAGACGATCCTTCCGTGTGGATGGATTATTATTCCATCATATCGTAAAGGTCCGTCAACGGTCATTAGAGGAGATTGATGCGATACATGTAGATATCATGAAAGGATATGAGCGATATTATCCTGATGGAGGGGTGGTGCGCCAAGAAAGACCGGGAGGCTCGGATGCCCCCGTGGGTAGCGGCAAGCCGGACACGACCGTGGTGACGCTGCCGCCCCCGCCTCCCAGTATCCCGTTGGAGCAACAATATATACCGCCTAGTGATGATTTCAATATAGTACATGACGAAACACCTTATTGACATGAGATTGAGACATAATTACTTGCTTGTAGTGATAAAGGTGCTGGAAATGTTCTTGAAGACCGTATTGTCGGTTGAGGATAAGATGGGGATAAAGGAAATTATATCCTCGTTAAAGGAAATGGCTAAATACAGCATCAGATATATCATAAACCGGGAACGGGAAAAGGAGATCATGAGTATCTGTGATGAGGTATCCAATAAAGTACAGGAGTATAAAAGGATAAATGACAACTCAATGATATTGGAATTGGAGAACCTAAAAAGGGAAGTTGTGGCGGTGGAGGATCTTCTTAGCTCATACAAGGGGGTTCTTGACGCCGAACTGGTGATAGCCGAGGATGATATCAGAATCATACGGGACAAGATCGCTATAAGCCTTAGAGAGGACGGGACATGCAAGAGCATGACTGACGCCGATAAAAGGGCTAGGGTGGACGTAAGATACGAGAGGGCGTTAGAGGATTATCGAATCCTTCTAAGATGCGCCAATACGGTTAGGGCTAAGATGTCGGTTGTAGGGCATCTTAACCAATCTATAAATCAATCTATATCAGTTGGTAGAGTTGGTATGGCTAATGAATCTTATACGGTAAAACAGTATGAAAAAGGGAAAGAGATTGTCGAAAGCAGACGGCCTTAGGGTATTGACAGAGGCTTATGATTCTATAAAGAATTACAGTGAGAGCTGCATGTGTATAGCTATAGTCGAATCGGCGGATATGCTTGGATTGGCGCATGATGATAATCTGGCATATGAGCTTATACCTGAGTTAAGGATGTTCAAACCTATAGATAAGCAGCTCAATAGCTTTTGGTTTAACTGGAATGAACGAGATAAAAGGCTGTGCATACTCAAGACATTGATAGACATATATAGCGATAATGATCATCCTGATATATTAGAGAGAATAGATAGAAAGATTAGGTCAATATTTTAACTTATTTACGTATGTATATAAATTTCGAGCAGATGATGACATCAGGATTAACGATGTCTGATGTTGGATATCTTTTGATGATCCGGCAAAAAGAAGAGATGGCTAACACCATTCCAAAGGAGAAAATAGATAGTTATAAAGCATCTGGTTATATTGAGCTTCAGAAGAATGGGAAGTGGAAGATAACGCCAAGGGGAGGATCGCTGCTGATGCTGATAGAGACACCCGGTCTGACACCGGAGGTCGAGGGGATCCGGGACCGTATCGTTGGGGTATATAACGATATGGGTAAGGATACAGGAGCTATCAAGGAGGTGGAAAAAAGGCTTATATGGTTTGTGACTAACACCAACTTCAAGGAAGAACCTATAGTAAGGGCCGTAATATCTCACATAGATCTTAAACGTGAATATACGATGAGATTGGATAACTTGATCTGGAAACCATCAAATGTGTATAGCGTGCATATGAGTTTATCGGAATCAACGTTATTCGATACGATCATAAAAATGTATGGCATGACGTCTGACTTGTATCTTAGGGAGAACAAGAACAAGGAGCTGGCATGGTTGTTCGCCATAAGCCGGCTTCCGGATCCCCCAAAGAGAATGGATAAGGAATACGCTATCACAGGCGATGTTAAGATGGATATCGAAAGGATATCGGATATAAAAAAAGAATTAGGTAGAAGATTGAAAATGTCGATTTAGTATGGAAAGAAAAGAAGTTGAAAAAGTAGTCAAGGAGGCGATATTCGAGAAGATGGGTGAATTTAATGGCCTTGATCATGCCGCTCAGATAATGAACGAGGATAAGCTGGATACGGATATGGCTATGGATTCCCTTGATTTTGTAGAAGTCATAATGGAAGTGGAAAAGAAAACGGGTAAATGTATACCCGATGAGGCACTTAACGTCAAGCCTTATCACGAATTGACGGTAGGAGAGCTTATGGGTATGTTGTATGATTATCTAAAAGACAAATAAATGGATTTCGGATATGATGATTGGGAAGAGGGGCTAGAGACCCCTCTTGTCGATGATTGTGATGACGATCATGAGGAGGAAGAATATGATTTCAGTTAAGGAGTTAAGGCCGGGCAATCTTGTAAAAGACAAAGCTGGCGATATATGGAGAGTAGGGTGCGTTACCGGTATGTGTAATGAAAGTGGATCATTAATCCTTGAACGTAAGGTTGATGATGGGATAATGAAATGGTATTCAGGGGAAGATGATGTCATGCCTATTGAGATAGACGATAACCTTCTTGACGCTATCGGTTTTAAGAGTAACAAGAATAGGGACGTATATCGTGGACACGGGATGACCATGGAGGTTTTTGGCGACGAGTATTATCTCGGACTTAGGGATATGGAGGATGACCTGAGCGAGCCTATCCAGATAAGGTATTTGCATAACCTACAGAATATTTCGATGGATTTATATGAGCGTGACATAAATACGGAGAGGCTTTATGATCGTTCCGGAGAATAACTTGCTATGTAAGACCATAGGCGGCGAGAAGGTGCTTGCCGCATCCTACTCACAGATAGACACGTTTGTCCAATGTCCGTATAAGTGGTATAAGACTTACGTGGAGGGTCACAGATCCACGGAGAAGCACGAGGCTACGTCATATGGTACGGTTATCCACCAGACAATGGAGTACTTCTTCAAGAACGGATGCAGACCTTCTTATGAGGATATGAGTAAGGCTTTCAATTACTACGCCGATATAGAACAGATTCCTTTTGATAGCGTAAAATCCCAGATCGAGTCTATGCAACATGCGGCTAGGTTAATAAGATGGATTGTGGGGTTGTTTGAGAAGGACGCCGCTGGCAATTATAAGAAGGCATGGTCCGATCTTACGCCAATGGAGAAGGTGATCCGGGGGTCGAGACCGGCCGGCGTGGAGGAGAGCTTCGTCCTGCCCTATAAGCTACCCAAGCCACTTACTTTGGATGGCGTGACGTACGATAAGGTACATATCATAGGATCGGTGGACTGGCGTGGAGAGTATAAGACAAAAGACAGGATAGCTATGTATACGATAGACTGGAAGTCCGGGAGAAAGTTATTCGATGAAGATAAGCTGCTTCATAATCTCCAACATCCGATATACGCCTTCTACATACTGAGAAAGTACAAGGTATTGCCGGATATGTGCAGCTATTTCTTTACCCGCATGCTGGACAATCAGAACGTGAAGGTAGATAAGGGGAAAGTAGAGAGGTCGGTCAAGGAGCTTAACGATATTCTCCTTGATATGTATGATTTCGAGACAAATAAAATAGATAGCTATCAAGCTCACGTTTGGGACGACGCCAAACAGGGGTATAAGTACGAGAAGCGCTACCTCATGGGACGCCAGCCGGCCTGCCTTGAACCCCGCCCCAAGCCCTTGTGTTTTTGGTGCGATTTCTCAATCCACAAACAAAACACATGTAGGTATTCATCGGATTGGGATGAGTCAAAAAGAAAGAATAAAAAAGATTAACTTTATTAAAAAGCCTAGGTAAATATCTAGGCTTTAATTATATTTGTGTCAATAAATAAATGATTATGGATAAAAACGAAAGAGAAAAACAGGTATTGGATCTTCTGATGTCTAGAAAGGATATCAGGAAATTGGTAGAGAAATCAAATGAATGTTATTCTAAGATGGATTTCGTTGGCGCCATGAAATACCGGCAAGAGATAAAGGATATCGTAGATCGAGAATCTAAAATCATGTTGACAAAAAGTGAGTCTTTGATAGGCTTGATGAATAATGCTGATAATGAATATAAATTCAATATGCTGGTATGGCTACATTCCATGATGTGTATGGCGGATGTATTTAACGGGATATTGGAGGATTTCAAGGATGGGGTAAGAAAAGCCAATGGCAACTCCAAGTTCGTTAAGTTCGATAATCTGGATCGGTTAATGGCAGAATGTAAGAAGGAGATTGATTACCTGATGAAAGGCACAAGTAAATCATTCCAGATATCTTTTGCCGTAAGAAGCGATGAGCTAAGGGAGATGATAGAGAATATGGTTGGCGACAATATCCGGGAAGGGTATGATATGTTTAAGGAAGAGGCTAAGATGACCAAGGAGACAGACAGGAGCAAGATAGAGGAATTTAATAAAAAGCTTGACCATGATCAAATGTAATATAAAGCTAGGCGATATAGTCCATACCCAGATAGGAGTAGGAGAGGTGATAGCCATAAGCAAGACCAAAGAGACTTTGATGGTGAAGATGGATGATGGTCGGGAATGCCCTATAAGACTAGAGTACGTAAAAGACGTTTTTGATAACTACAAATCCAAATGATTTACAAATTAAGACCATATCAAGAGGAGTGTGTTAAAAGTATCTCCGATTACATAAATTCTGATAGACATGATCCGGTATTGATCGTAGGTCCTGTAGGTTGCGGTAAGTCACTGCTGATAGCAGAGGCGGCTAGATTGATGGGAGATAAGACGCTGATTTTACAACCATCAAAAGAATTGCTGCAACAGAACCACGACAAGATAACGTCGTATGGCATACCGGCTACCATCTACTCCGCTTCCTGTGATAAGAAAGAGCTGTCTAATATGATATACGCCACGTTAGGGTCTATCAAGAAGGTTGTTGATAAGCTTAAGGAGATGGGGATCAGGAACGTGTTGATAGATGAGGCTCATGCCGGATACAGTCCTGAGGACGGCAGTGAGTTCATGACATTCATGAATGAACTGAAACCGAAAAAGGTGATAGGGTTTACCGCTACACCATGCAGGCTTAAAACGATGTCGATAGGGCAGGTGTCATATTCCCAGCTTAATTTCATCACTCGTATGAGACCGGTATATTTCAGGAACCTGATTCACGTGATACAGGTAGAGGAGATGATAAGGCAAGGATTTTGGACACCTCTTAAATATGAGACATGGGATTTCAATGGAGATGCCCTTAAACTTAATTCTAACGGCTCCGAATATACGGCTGAGTCTATTAGTGAGGCGGTGAGAAAAAACGGCTTAAACAACCTTATTTTACGTCGGTTGATGGTATTAAAAGACGTATGCAGATCTATACTGGTGTTTATGGATTCTGTTGAGAGCTGCAATACCGCCGCCGAATGGATGAACGCAAAGATATGCGCTGGCATGGCGGAGGTAGTTCACGGAGGCACGCCAAAGAAACAGCGGGAGGCTATAGTCGAGGGGTTCAAGTCAGGTAAGACGAAGGTAGTGTTCAACTATTCCGCCCTCGGTACGGGATTCGATCATCCGGGTCTGGATTGCGTGATAGTAGGAAGGCCGACATTCTCGTTCTCGTCGTTTTATCAGTGGCTTGGAAGGGCAGTCCGTATAAAAGACGGAAAGGATAGTGCTTTGGTCGTTGATTGTTGTAACAACTCGTCAAGGTTCGGTGATATAAGGAAACTTAGTATAGAGAACTACAAGGGGTATGGATGGGGAATGTTTATCGGCGATAAGCTAATAACTAATATCCCGATGGGGGATAAGGTAACGAAAACGGATATGGATATCAAGGCCGCCAAGAAAGACCGAAGGAGGGGGCTGGCGCAGGGCATTACCGCCTCCCCTGTACCCGGGAGGCCGGATCATCCCCTTGGCTCTACGGTAATGACATTTGGAAAGTATAGTGGGTGGATGTTACATTCGATCCCAGTATCGTACTTCAAATTCATAAACGAGACATTTGACTGGGATAATGATAGAAATAAGGAGATAAAAGAATACATAGATTTTTTAATTAAAAACAATAGATTATGACAGGATGTATATATCATGAGGCTGATCTTGACGGAGTAATGTCAGCGGCTATAGTAAAAAAGTATTTCAAAGGTAACATTGATCTTCTTCCTTACAATTATGGCAAGGAAATACCTGACGTGAATAAATATGATAAGGTATTTGTAGTTGACGTGTCATTTGGAAACAGAACAAGATTCCTTTTCGATGAGTGGAAGGATAAAGGTACAGATGTCATATGGATAGACCATCATAAGACAGCCATAGACGATATGAGGGATTACGAGGTAAAGGGCAAGAGGTGTATAGGGACGGCGGCCTGTGAGCTTACGTGGGAATATCTTTTCGATGACATCAAAACTCCTAATGTGGTAGAATTATTGAGTGCTTATGATGTATGGGATCATGACCGGTTCGAGTGGAGTGATGTCATGGCGTTCCAATACGGGATGAGGGGATATTGCGGTCTTGATGTAGACATTGTTAAGAATGTACTAGATAAAGCCGATAACAACTTAGTGAATGATATGATAAATAACGGGGAGGCTATAATAGAGTATATAGTAGAGAAAAACAGAGGGGAGATGAATATGTTCTCATTCGAGGCTGATGTATTTGGGTACAAGGCTATATGTATGAATACCACGGAGTTTAACTCTACTACATTTGAATCTATGTATAACCCTAAGAGACATGATCTGATGATGCCATTTTGCTGGAACGGAAGATTCTTTAGATGTTCATTCTATACCACCAAAGAGGAGGTGGATGTCTCGGCGCTGGCACATAAAGCCTATCCCGGGGGAGGAGGTCATAAGGCGGCGGCAGGCTTCCAGCTTAGCGCAGAGGATATGATGGAGTTTTTGAAAACAAAGAAAATGTTATGATTGGACTAGGATCTACCTTTATAATAATGGCGTGTTCTATCTATTTGATAGTAGAAGGAAATGAAAAGAATGATTCGACTAAATTTTATGGAGGGATAATAGCAGCGATCTTATCTATCTTTTTGATGTGTTTAGTAATACAAAATATAAAAAATACAGAAAATATGGGGAAAATATACAAATTCAAGAGACTTAACGAAATGAAGCTAGACGATTATGGCTTCGGTTTGTTCGAGTACAATGGCGCTCTTTATTTCAAGGAGGCAGATGAGGGGAAATGCTTTGATGTAAGGAGCGGGAATGAGGTTATTATCGGGAAAGATAAAATTGTAACGACCTTGGAGGATTAATCATGAGAAAACTTGACGACACCAACAGGACAAGGAAGAGGAGCGTACGGCACTCGTGGGTAAAGGCAGGCCCGGGGATCCAACGCTGCGCTATTTGCGGGATTACGAAGCAAAGCGAGTGGAGAGACGGGAAGACCTCGCATTGCGTATATCTATCATCTGGTGAGCTTTATTCCATAACAGGTGAGACACCAGAATGCAGGGATCTTAGCGAATTTTATTAATCTAAAACATGAAAATATGACATGGTATGATACTTACGAGGAAATAAAGACCAAATATCCGGATACTGTTTTTGAGGAATATTGGTTAACGAAAGATGATGCTGATAAACTAAGGAATCATGAATCAGTTAAAAAGGGATGGGCTACAATTGAAAATAATCCTGATACAAGCGGTTTTATTATATCTAGTGACAAATGTGTTATCAATGGCTTTAAAGCAGAAAAGAATGATGGGGATGAGCGAAGCATATTGCTGCATATTGGAATACTGTCTCCTTTTAATGATGATCCAGTAATAATAATAAAGCAAAAAGGAATTTAAGATGAAAGAAGAATTTAGCAAATACGACAAGGTTGTTTATGACGGTGAGGTATTTGAGGTACTTGAAACCGCCGATCGTACAGGAATGATGAAATTATGCCCATTATTTAAAGCATCATATGAATATGCTTGGGCTGACGAGGAAATGGTTGTATCATTAAACAGGGCTATTAAATTAAGGATTATTGATGAGGAAACGGTCGATAATCTTACGGATTATAGCCCTATCGGCGAGGGTCTATGTAATACCAATGAGTGGGAAACGACAGACGCACCGTTCGTCGGGAAGGACGGCAGCGGGAAGAACGACCGGGTCGACGGCAAACTCCGGTGGGACCTCCTTCCTTTGGCTGAGATAGAAGACATCGTGAGGGTATATACAGAAGGTGCCAAGAAGTATGCTGATAACTCATGGCAAGATATACCTGATGGGTTCAATCGTTATCTAGGTGCACTCATGAGACACTTGGTCGCTTATACGAAAGGGGAGAGATATGACAAGGAGGGATTCATGCATCTGGCGGCAGTGTGCTGGAATGCTATAGCGTTATTATATTACGATAAACATAACAAAGGGCTTATAGAATGGAAGAGTCAGGAAAAAGAGTAGTAGATGAGGGATTAAGAGCTATCGACAAAAGAACAGGTAAATACGTTAATGTAATCAAGCGCACTATTGATGATAGCCTATTCCCGATAGTTAAGTATCTCAGTTACAGTTATAATGAATTAAATTATGATTATGTAAAGAATCTGAATTTTGATGTAGACGTAAATTGGGAGCAGCGTAGATATCAGATTGTTAAGGATTTATTATCTAACAATTTCGATGGGAGAAAGATGAGTATAGATGAGGTAGATAATGCTATATTTACCGCTGATTTGATTATTAACAGATTAATAACTATTTGAGATGGTAAGAATTGATTTTTTCACGAAGAAAGACGCTGAATACAGCGACTACATGCGATATATTATCGCCAACACATTACAGGAGTATGAGGGTGAGGTCACGTTAAACCAGATCCCGGAGAACAAAGCCACGGAGGAGGAAATATCCAAGTACGGTATAGAGGTATATCCTACTATCATCGTCAGCGGTGATAACATGGATGGCTTTAATAAACTTGAGGGGATGTGCAGAAAGGCTGATCTTATTAACGTCATGTCATTATACGATAAGAAATAGGCTCATGACGCTAAGTGATAAATATTTTGGCTGGAAAGATATATTCTTTGACAGGTTCGTGTATTGTTGTAATGAAAAAAGTGATCAACCACAAGGGAGTAATATACCTCTAGCCAAAATAAACTTCGACAACAAGACGGGATATGTGGAGGACGGGACTATTAATATAGCCGAGCTCCTTCAATATCTTTGGATAAATAATAAGGTCTATAGGTGTGAATATGCGCCCATAGATATATCTTCCGCCTTGCAAACATTGATCAGATTGACCGAGAACGCTAAACATATGTTTGAGGATCAACCGGGTGTATATGACATGATCCCATATAGAGGGTTTTTCCTTAGAGATGACTTTTCATCCGGGAAAAATTATTCACTTGATTTGGATAAAATAGTGAGCGGGATGGGAGGATGGTATGGGGAGGATGAGGATCCATGCTACTCGATGTTCGTCAGCCAAGATCAGATATGGAACTTGAACCCGATATTGAAGGTATTAGCTGATGAGGGATCTATTCTAGCCAAGGAGCTTGGGTATGATATGAACTCATATGTCAGCGATAATGGATACACGATATACAACCCATATCTGTCATGGATCAATCATTACTATCATTATTGCCCGACATTTAACGAGGATAAATTAAAGCCTTGGGATAGAGTAGAGGATAGGAAAAATAAGTTCAAGATGACGGATAAGGTCAAGAGAGGCGCCAATAATTGGTATTATTCAGGCGGGACTATATCTTGTGTGGATAATTTCTTGGGGAAAGAATACAGGAAAAATCTCCGAACCTTCATATATCGTGGAATAGTATTCTTTTTAGATCGGATATGGCATACACCATTGTTTGAGAAGATGGGCGTGAAAATGAAATACAACGCTTATTATTGTTATGCCGCTACTTCCGGGATATGGTATGATAAGGGATTCAAGGAAAGACTAGCCAAGAGGTTTAACAAGTCGCTGGGCGGCGACGGGGAACTGTTCGGGGCTAACCTAGCCTGCATGGTATGTGACCGTAAGGATATCGATTGGGAGGCGCTTCGTCTTTGGCTTGACAAATACGATGATCCTACTGATAAGGGCATGGTGAATAGCCCTATTCAATTTATGTATTTATATTTATATTACACTTTTAACAAATAATTTGAAATGAAAAAGATAAATAACTGGGTTATAAGAACATTTGGGTTGAGAGGCTCATGGAGCTGGGCTAAGAAACAGATGTTAAATGGAGCGATCATTAAACGTAAGTCTACTACAGGGACATACAAAATAGCTATTGATGATGACAAGAATAGGTTACTTGTAGCTACATGGGATCATCTAGATCAAAGTCCTGTATGGGAAAGGTGCCCGCATAGTTTATTAGATGAAGATGCGGTTGATTATTTTGTCACGGCTCATAAGGAATTATCATATGGAGGCATAAAGATCAGGATGAAAGATGAATTTAATTGTAACGATAAAATATCGAAAGTATGAAAAAGATTACCGATAAAGACGTAGAGGCTCTTAAAGCCGGGAAGAAGATAACAAAAGGATTTATCCATATGCAATTAGATGATAAGGGAAGATTGAACTTGTGGAGTGATATCAACATAACTGACAATTATAGAAGTTTTAAGATAGAAGCTAACAAATTGTTTGATCATGAAATTTTTACCGATAAATATGATAAGTTGAAAGTTATAAATATAGAACAATAAGGTAGAAAAAATGGATAAAATTATATTGGATGCTTGTTGTGGTTCCCGGATGTTCTGATTTGACAAAAAGAATCCTTTGACATTGTTTGTTGATATCCGGGACGAGGAACACGTTCTTTGTGATGGTCGAGATTTAAAAGTCCATCCTGATCTTATCGCTGATTTCACCAATTTGCCTTTTCCTGATAAAAGTTTCAAGCTTGTCGTATTTGATCCACCTCATCTGCTTAAGGCAGGTGATAATAGTTGGCTTGCCAAGAAATACGGCAAATTGCCGGAGGATTGGCCAAGCTTGATGAATCAGGGTTTCAATGAGTGTTTCCGGGTGCTCGATGATTATGGTGTTCTTATCTTTAAATGGAATGAGGATCAAATAACCGTCAAAGAGGTTTTGAGAGCTATTGATCAATCACCTTTATTTGGACATACAACAGGCAGGAGTGGCAAAACCATGTGGATGTGTTTCATGAAATTACCTAACATTATAATATGATTTAAAAAGATTATGACAAATAAACAGTTAAAGATCCCGTTTAAGGACGGGAGACCATGTAAATGGGTTAAGGATGTTCATGATGAGGAACGTGATAATTATGAGTTTGATGAATGCCTTGAGATATACGGGTTCGTCCGTGGACGCTCTTCGGCTGTAATGATATTAAGACCGGCGAATGATCATGGAAAGGATTTCGATTATGCCAGTAGCGCCTATTACCAAGTATTCTTGACAGACAGTAAGGAAGTAATACAGAATATGATGCATGGAATCATATATGGTAAATGGACTTTTGTTAAGAGAGGCGAAAATTTTGGTATAAAATTGGTTAAGGTCTTACCTAAGATACATAAAATATCCCTTGATATGATCGCAAAGGATATTTTTAGGTCTGAGAATAAATAAACAATATGAAAGTATTATCATTATTTGACGGGATATCATGTGGGTGTCTGGCGTTACGAAGAGCCGGCATACCTATCGAGACTTACTACGCCTCGGAGATAGACAAGACATGCATAAAGGTAAGTCAAAAACATTTTCCTAATATTATTCAATTAGGGGATGTTAATAACTGGAGAACATGGGATATCCCTTGGAAAGACATAGATCTGGTCATGGGAGGGTTCTGTTGCCAGAGCTTCTCTAGCTCAGGTAAGGGTAAAGGATTCATGGACGCTCGTGGAAGGCTTTTCTTTTGCTTCTCGGACATCGTAAAGCATTTAAGGAAGGAGACCAAAGGTAAGGTCCTGTTCTTGGGCGAGAACGTCCGGATGCGGGATGAGCATCGCCTGGTGATAACGGAAGAGCTGGGCGTGGAGCCGGTGGAGATCGATAGCGCCTTGGTCTCGGCACAGACCCGGCATCGCCTTTATTGGTGTAATTGGCCGGTAGAAATGCCGAAAGACAAGCATATATCATTGGATGATATTTTAGAGCATGACAAGGGATGGAATCCGGGAGTCATAAGAGGAAGATATATAGGAGTCATTGTCGGTAGAAGGATAGGAGAGGACGGGCATCGAAAGGATTATGACAAGAACGTGAAAATAACGCAATGTTTGGAGGTAAGAAGGGATAAAAATACTGTTTCTATTAAGAAAAGTAATTGCCTGACAACAGTCATGAAAGATAACGTGATATCATCATTACCGCCCGGAAGATATCTGAACGCCTTTGACCTGAAAGATAAGTTCAGATACCTGACTCCTGTGGAGATATGTAGGCTACAGACATTGCCGGATGATTACCTTGATGGGATAGCCCCGAATACGGCCATGTCTTTAGCTGGAAACGGATGGACAGTGGATGTGATAGCCCATTTGCTAAGAAGCATAGAGCGTAAGCAGATGAATGATATTGTAAAGGAGTTTCGCAAGATCACTGATGAGCTTATGTTCGGATCATCAGAAACGGGTACTAATGTGACATGTGATAAACATGAGCAAAATGAAGCCATACGGAAGAGTCAAAACAGTTAAGGGGTCTTCATGGAAAAAGGATATACATCCACCAAAAGGACACAAGAATTGGTGGGAGGATATATGTGATCCTATATCTAGAAGTATTATGAAATTAAATTTCAAAAAGGAAATAAACAATCAAATTTGGTATGAGCAAAAGCAGGGAAATGATTAAACAGGAATTAAATTTATCAGATCAAGAATATAACTTTCTTGAAAAATATCAATCTATGAAATTATCACAGAGGTTTGGTAATGTTTTCGATAGATTAAAAAATGATAAGTCTAAAGCAATTTACACTCATGATGGGTCAATACAGTTGTTTTATATACAAGGTAAAAGAGTAGATAAAGAAGAATGGGATAAACTTCATAGATCATGATAATTACTAAAAAATGGTCAATGCCGAATAAAGAGACATTCAGCATAAGACCGATAAGGGAACTTATAGACAAATATCGAGAAGAGGGGATGGTTATAGTGGATCCGTTCGCCAGAAACAGCGATATAGGGACGATCACCAACGATCTTGACCCTGAGACTAAGGCTATATATCATAAAGATGCCACGAACTTCTTGTGTCATCTTGATGATAATATAGCTGATATGGTACTATATGATCCACCATATTCTGCGAGACAGGTATCTGAATCGTATAAAAGACTTGGAGGTGCTGTTAATATGCAAACAACGCAATCTAGTTATTGGGCTAGACAGAAGAAGGAGATAGCTAGGATCACCAAGAAAGGAGGGGTGGTCATTACCTGCGCGTGGAACTCCGGCGGTATAGGGGCCGGGCTTGGTTTCGAGCAGCAGGAGATTCTTCTTGTGGCTCATGGGGGATGGCATAATGATACGATCGTTACGGTAGAAAGGAAAATGAAATTATGAAGGAAAGGATATTCACCACAAAAGAACAGGGGAGGGTGCTGGTCGAGGCCGGCCTTCCTATCTCCACCGCCATCGGTTTCAGAGACAAGTATCTGGATCAATTACATTCTATGGAGGATGACGCTGGTCGTGTAGGACTGATTGAGGCTGTTACCCCTGATGTATTCAATCCTGTTTGGGATGTAGGGACGTTACTGAATTTACTCCCATATGAGATAGATGGTTCTACATTCGAATGTTATAAGCTAGAACATGCATGGTCTGTAACGTATAGAGATATAGATGAGATTCCTATATATTGGAGTAGTGAGAAACTTCTTGTAGACACATTGTTTTCGATGATGATGGAATTACTTAAACATAAGATTATATGAGCATAAAGCAAATAACAAAATTAAGGTACAAAACGAAAAATAAGCCTCCTATAGAAGGGGTTCCTCTTTTAGGATACAACAAAAAATATAGCTGTCCGTGGGAAGTAATGTACAGGAGAGGGGATAAGTACTACACCTGCATGAAGTATGATGCTGAATTTGAAATATATCCACCGGAAGAATATGAATATTTATATCCATGAGAACATGAAGCAAGTAACAAGAATAAGATACAAAACGGTGGATAATCCACCTATGGCCAATGTCCCTCTTATAGGATACAGCAAAAAATATGACTGTTGGGTAGCGTTAGTATACAGAAAAGGGGGTAACTATTACACCAATATGGAGTGCGATGTTGAATACAAGACATCCCCTCCAGATGAGTACGAATACGTATATCCGTGAGAACTAGAAGGGATATATTTATATTTAAGCATGATTAATATTATTTTTATATTATTCATGCTTTTATTTTTGTTTAAATCTTACTTTTGTATCAACATTAAAAACCAGATTATTATGGGTGGAGACAAACAAAAAGTCAATGAACTTACAATGAGGACGCTGGGTTCTCATTATGGCGGATATGCCTATGTAAAGGTAAAAAATCGTCAAGCTGATGTAAAGATAGATTGGAAGTTGTTGAGAGCTATAGAAGAAGGAGAGGTGGAGATAGACAACGAAAAATACCATCTATCCGGGATAGAGTATGTAGCTAAAAGATATCAGGACATGTTTTACGCTGGTCGTGATATTTATTATTTCAAAGGCATAGGAGGGCATGGGATGACCGATCTTCTTAGAAACGCTATAGATGATTTACTAGACACCATAAGTAGTAGAGAGGCTTATCGTAGTGCAGAGCATAGAATGTACGCCCAAATGAATAAACTTACGGAAGCGGGAGCCATGATCAGCTTGGCTATAGAATTACTAACATCTAATATCCGTCATAGTTATGGAGAAATTAATTTTGAACGATATCCAAGACCTGTGGAGGTGGAGGGAGAAGATAAACATTGATGACTTCAAAGAGGATCCTATGGCTGAGGATATGCCATTATATTTCCCGTGCGCCGTCGTATGGCATGTGAATTGGGGTGAGCATGACGCTGATAATTATATATGTTATGGATTTGTTTATGTAGCAGAAATATTAGGGATATGAACATTAAAAAACAGATAATTCTTGACGATAAAGACTATGAGCGATTAGTGCACGATGCTAATCTCAGTAATGATGAGATAAAAAGCAAAATCGCCAGCGCTCTAACCACTGATATGGTATTTAGTTTCGATTTTGATGTAAACAAAAAAGTTACGGGGAATACGAGGATCGAAAGCGCCACCCATAATCTAGGATATAATGAATATGATAATATCGTAAGGGCTAGAGACGAGAATATTCACCATGCTGTTTATACAGCTATATATGATTATCTTGAGAAAATAAAGAGAGATAATAATGAGCTAAGCGCAAAAGATTGGATATTATTCACATCTATAATCTTATCTATTTTCGCAATGGGATTTGCAGGTGGATGGTTGGTATTTAATTGATTAAATCATGGGTAATTTAAAAGACATACAAGATATAACCGGTCTTACGTCAGAAGCGATATTCAATATACGTAAACCTGTTGATTATATGTGCAGTGATATAGATAGCCATATAAAAGATATCAGGACACAATGTGATTATATTATGGATGGGGATGAGGAGGATGTTAAATACTATTCAAAATCAATCAAATCAGACGTAGATTCTTATTTCGAGGATATACGGTCAAAGGTCGAGAATCTCCGTGATTGGGGAGAGCAGTGGAAAGTATTGGCTAAAGACCTGTTTAATGAGTTGTTGGAAATAGATAGCGATGAGACTATAAACAGCTATCTGTCTTATGAGGCATTGAATAAAATCAGGGAACATTTAAAATAAAATTATAAACATGAATAAAAGAAAAATCAAAAAAGACTCCATTTAAATAATAAAGAATTTCAAACCTTATTTCGTTCAGGCAAGAAATACTTTAGATATGCGATAAATAATCTATGTCTTGCTTTTGGATGTTCTTCATTAGAATATTGGATATACTTCTTTGAAGGTAAAAGAGTTGATGGAAATATATATTATAAAAGCATTTCACAACTAGTTCTTAGATAACGATAAATTAACAAAATAAATAGACATGAGTAAATTACTATTTTTCGATTTAGAGACAACCGGGGTTAAGTTCTGGAGAAACGGGATACACCAAATAGGAGGGATCGTGGATATCGACGGGCAGGAGGTCGAGAGGTTCGACATCCGCCTAGCCCCGAACCCTGCCGCCACGATAGAGCAAGAGGCGCTGGACGTGGCCGGCGTTACCTTGGAGCAAGTGCAGTCGTATCAGCCTATGGAAGAAGGGTACAGGCAGTTAGTTGGTATATTATCCAAATACGTGAATAAGTTCGATAAGAGGGATAAAATGTATTTGGTGGGGTATAACAACGCCGGATTCGACAACAACTTCCTACGGGCTTTATTTACCCAATGTGGGGATAAGTATTTCGGATCATGGTTCTATCCTAACTGTATGGATGTATATGTTATGGTGACACCGTTCCTGATGGGTGTAAGAAACGATATGGAGAACTTTAAGTTGATGACCGTAGCCAGAACTATGGGTATTGAGATCGACGAGAATAAGCTTCATGACGCTACTTACGATATTGAGCTGACTAGGGATATTTTCTATCGTATAATCGGTAAAATGGATGTTAAGTTATGAGAAGTATCTTAGAGGCGATGCATGATTATCCGGATGAGGCTCTTGGGCTATTTTTCTTTTTGATAGTGGTCTTCTGGTTATTGTCAGGTATATTCGAGAAAAAAGATGAATGATAAACTCGATAAGATACTGGATCTCCTAAGATCTCAAAATGAAATGATCAAGGATATTCACGACTATGTGAAAGAAGTTACCAGCGAGAAGTATATAGGAGAATCTAGGATGACTAGCTTCTCTATTAACTTGGCCGCTGATATACTTACCGAAGCCATTAGCCCTAAGATAAAAGGGATGATGGTGGATTTATTAAGGAAACAGGGATGGAAAACCGAATGAGACATGGGAACATATGAGAAGAAGGTAAATCAGTTAAAAGATTTGATGGTAAGGAAATACAAATCGACTTACGACAAGTCAAAGGGAATAGATATAGATATAAGCTCAATAATGTATCTCCCAGTACCAAATGAATTTAATGATATGGATATTGAGAATATGTATGTTATTCTCGATAAGATTAAAGATATTATAGATAACAACAGGGATAAGCTCAAGAACCCGACTTGCGGCACATGCGTACATCTGCATGATAATGAATGGGCGAAAAGATATGGCAAGGCATGTTGTTCTATTTGGCAGGTGTGTGACCATTATATAAACCCTAACAGGAAACATAATAGGAAACAAACAACATACGTAAGGCGTCCAAGCAACAAAGCTTGTCCTAATTATGAGTATGGTGATGATAATTTTGAAAACAGAAGAAGATGTATAAAAGAAAAGAATACCCGATAAAGAGCTATGTGCCGATGCGCACCAACAAGGATAGGACGTGTATCTGCTGTGGCGATACGATCCCAGCCGGCAGCAGCAGGATGATACCTAGACACGCCAAGGCAAATCACGGTCTATGTTTCCCGTGCTTCAGGAAATGGAAAGATGTTGGAGGAGATCTTAAGCTTATGGACAACCCCGGAGATGCGAAGAAAGAATATGTCATACATATGTCTAATATCCTGAAAGGGAATTGTGATATAATAAAAGGTCGAAAGCTTTACGTGGCTTTTAAAAAGGCGATAAACGGCGGAAAGAAGATCGTTATCAAATTTGACACTGATCAACCGATATCTATGTCAACAAGAGTCATGAATCCTTCATTCGGGGAGATTATGGATGAGTACGGCAAGGACATATTCCAAGGTAATCTCAAACTGGTAGATGTCCCAAAAGGAGTTAAAGATTTAATAGTTAACTATATAGAAAAATATCGTAAATTGTGAACATAAAGACATTTATATACATGATCTTAACATTCAGAAGAATAGATCCTATACCTAAGAATATAGGATTTATGTTGAGTATAACATTCTGGATATCTATAGTATGGATAATATCCAACTTTGCTATATTGATAATGAGATTAATAAAATAGACAAGATGAAACAAGGAGACGTGATATACAAGAATGGGATGGAGCTGTTATGACAAAGATTAAAGCAAGTATTATTATCCTATCTCTTATCATGATAGGATGTAAGGATAAAAAAAGAAGAAGATGTTGATTATTATCCTAAAACTGTTTATGTAGATGATAGGGGTAATAAAGCAACCATGTTGAATGATTCTATTTTAGTAGTACGCACATGTCTAGAGTACCCAGAGAAGTATAAAATGGAAGTAATTAATATAAAGAACAAATAGATGGTTATAAACAACAAGCAACTTTACAAAATAACCCTAACAAGGGAACAACTGATGCTGATATCCCGGTGCGTGGAAGACATAAGCAGATATGCAGCCGGAGACATGGATCTTCAGCATACCACGGAAACTTTGATAGATGATATGGACAGGACGGAGTCGCTGGGGATAAGAAGCTTTATAGCAAACAACTCGATGGCTATAAGAAGAAGGCTGTTCCCGGATCTCGAAGACTATGAACATATAGGGTATGATGGAGGTAGTAAGGATATGATCAATAGAAAGAAACTTATCGGAAATACCTACCAGATATATAGATCAATACTGCATCAATTGGCTATTGACGAGAACTGGAATAACGTGTATAGCGACATGACGTTACCTTCAGGCGATATGGGGACGATTAAGGTGGAGAGGGTTGACGATGATAAGGATAACGATATTTAACGATACTGAAATATGAGCTTATTTGTATGCGCTAAATGCGGTTGCGTTGATAATACCGCTACGTCTAGTTACTGGATGTTGACAAACGAGTATATGGTCGATAAATTCGACTATGCCAAGGAACTACAGCCGTACAAGGGTATGGGGCTGTGCAGCGAATGCGGGAGGCTAGCTACCTCCCCAGACGGCCGTGATGTCGTGGTGCCCGGTAAATGGCACGGGAAGTTCCCGAAGGAGAAAGCTACCGAAGAGCAGATGAAGAAAGTAGGATACAAAAATCTGATAAGATGAATAAGATAAGAAGAGGAGAAGTTAAAATATATAAAGGGAAAGAATACATAGCTATCCCTGAGATAGAAGAAGAGAGTTGTACGGGATGTTGTTTTTACGACAAAGGGATTTGTTCAATAGATCATGCTAATGATCCTAATTGCCTTCATAGCGGCATGATCTGGGAGCAAAAAGAAAATGGTATGAGCGATATCAAAGAAAAGGCTATTAAATTGGCTATAGAGGCCATGAAACCTATCCCAGTATATTCATCGCCATGTTATAGTATAAACGACAGCAGATCGCCAGAGGAAAAACATGAGGAGGAAATGAGATTTTGTAGGGAGTTTAACGACCTTAAATGCGAAATGCTTATTGACATGGCTAAAAAAATAGAGGAATATTTATTATAAGATATGGTGATTATATACAACCTTAAATATAAGGAGATTATAAGAAAAATGGAGGAGATTGGTAATGATACGTGGAAATAAGTTATACATAAATATCACAAACCATTGTGATGTATGTTGCCCATTTTGTTGTATGAAATCAGACAGCAAAAAGCAATCATTCATGAACTTTGATACTATCCATAAAATCATGAAAGATATGGATGTACCATATATCGTGCAACTAGAAGGAGGAGAGCCTACCACGCATCCGCAATTTTATTTATTCATGGAATATATCTCCACGCTCGAAAAGGTGGAAGAGGTCGTGATAGACACCAATGCCTTCATGCTCGACAGGCATATCGACAAGATCGTCGAAATAGCGGTAAGGAACAAGAAGAGGATAACCGTGAAGTTATCTTACAACACCTACCTTAAAACGGTATTCAACCATAAGTTTGTCATTAAATTCGCCAATTATCTCAAGAACATCATCTCGGCTTGTGAGTTTATACCATATGTGAATTTTGCCATAAACGTAAGAGGATATACCGATAAGGAGCTAGATACGCTTAAGGACGAACTACCTCAAGAGATGATAGACATATCAAGCTTCCACCTATTTAACTCCTACGGCAGGGCTGAAAATGACAAATCTCTTCCACCTTTGAGGATAAACGACGTGTATGATGAATGGCGTTGTTACGCTTCTGATGGCGAGTGTTTTGGACATAATTTGGAAGAGAGGGCAAAACATGAATCTAAATTATAATAAAATGAATGCATTGAAATTTCAAAATATACGAGAGAAGAGGCAAGAATGCTTCAATGTTGACGAATATACGTTTAATGATTTTGACTTTGACGGGAAAAGGCGCAGGGTGTATTCGAACGTTAACCTAAGTATCTTTACTGACGATTACTGCAACGCCAATTGCAAATTCTGTGTTGCCCAGCTTAGGTTCGAGAACAAGGGGAAAATGTATAAGAAAAGCAAGATAGCGTCTGATGATGAGTATCTGTCCAGACTTGACGATATACTTAACAGGCTTAGACCGCTTAATCCTTCGATATCAATCACAGGAGGGGAGCCTACAAAATCAAGAAGACTCGTGCCAATCCTGAGGCTTATCGAAAAATATGGCTACAGGAAAAGAACATTGACTACAAACGGATCAGGCCTGTTTGATATCGTGGAGGGTAAGTCGATACTGCAACATATCACGGATAACCATTTCCAGCATCTCAATATCAGTAAAGCTCATTTTGACGAGGAGATAAACAAACACATTATGCAATATGAGAACGGATATTGTAGCAACGATGATATTGCCCGTATAGCTATATTCGCTAAAGCCAACAATCTCCGTCCACGCATGAGCTGTTTACTGCTAAAAGAGGGAATAAATGACATGAATGGAATTATACGTTATCTTGACTATTATAATAGTCTCTATATTGACAATGTCATATTCCGTGAGACGATGGACTATGATGAGCAGGCAATGAAAAATCATGATAAAATGGCTTATCTCAAGAATAACAAAGTATATCTGAATGACATATGGAAGTGTATTGATAAAGACAATAGATTTACCCCTATAAAACAATTACTTGGATACTACTACTATGTAGAGGTATATAAATATCAAGGTATAGATATGGTAAGCGAAAGCGCAAATCTCGTAAAACTGTATGAGCAAAAACAAATTGCCAATGATGTGGTGTTTGAAATGATTTTTCATCCAAACGGCAACCTTAATGGGAGCTGGGTAGACAATGAGGATATATTACTTGCGTATAATTCTTATAAATCATAGAGATTTACCTTAGGCAAGATAATAAAAATAAATAATTATGGTAATTATATATTATTTAAATTTTTAATCATGAAAAAATGCAAATTGTTAATAACAGATTTAGACGGGACACTGATTGAGACGGTATCAGGGAATACATTCCCTAAAGGTATATGGGATATGAAAATCAAACTCGACGTGTTTGAGGCTATCAAGAATTACGCTCCTGATGATATACTGATAATATCAAATCAAGGAGGTATAGAAAAAGGATTCGTAGACAGAGAGATGTTTGAGTATAAATTCGATTACATATCAAACGCCTTGGAAGATTACACGGATATATCCGTAAGCGCTTATTACTGTGACAGCAATAATAAGCGCAATGCCAATAGGAAGCCAAATATAGGGATGATAAAAGAGTATATGGATTTCATCGAATACATGAATAACGATGAAGATGAGGAAGAAAAGATCGTATACGATACTATCTTGATGATCGGGGACGCTTCCGGAAAAGAAGGACAGTTCTCCGACTCCGATAAGAAGACGGCGGAGAACTTCGGGTGCGAGTATATGGATGTGGATGATTTTGTGGATAAGTATAAGGGCTGATAACAGTAGAAGGATAGGGTGATGATATCCTATCCTTCTATTATTATGTAAATCCATTTTTGGATTACATTAAGCATCAATAGTATAACTATTTATTTATACTCATCTTTCTTTCCTTGTTATCAAACATTCCATGCAAAATACAGTTATCATATATACAATTGTTGATCTTCCCTCAGTAGGGTTTTTACCATTTTGGGTAAAAACTTTATAATCAATATCTTTAATGAACCTATTATCACCAGTAAGCGCTCTCAGCTATCTTCCTCTATCAAAATACCAATTAGCGTCCTCACCGGACTCGTCCTTATCCCTGCCTCCTAAGAAGAATCCCATCGTCATGCCGTTGGTCATCAACCAGTAGTCGGATGTCTGCTTAATATCCCTAGCCGTCTTGATATTATACCATTGCTTACCAAACGAGAACTTCATGAGCTGCCTCCATAGCTTGCTCTCTCCCTTATACACGCCGGTCTGGACGGTAGCGAACGGATCCCAGTTTCGAGGATCGGTGAGGTCGCCTAACTTCCGGGCGGTAACCAGCGGATCCTGTAGCATGTCTATGGCATTAAGCTCCATGAACGGGGATGTCTGGGAAGCGATCTCATTGATCGTCCTGAACCCTATATAGGTAATGAACTGCCCGAACCAGCTATCCTCGTTATCCTCCCTGTATCCCATCAAAGCCCGTCCTATGACCATCATCGTGGCGAATACCGCCATATTGATAATCGATCTCTTGATATTGATCTGCTCGTAGGGGGTAAGCTTATCATACTCTTCCTTAAGCACGTCATATGCCTCTCCCATCCTGCCCTCCGACATCGAACCATAGACGTTCCCGGCCAATCTCCATAACGTTCTCATATATCCCTCCTCGAACTGGTTGGTCTGGAAATTGAAACCGGCTTTCTTATACGCCCGCTGTACGGCCAATATAAACCATCCACGGTGAGGCAGCACCATATTAAGGATAGCGTTCCGGCTAGCCCCCACCCGGTTCTGCTCGTTCAAGGCGCCGTCACAGATCTGCACCATACTCCTTACCCTACTGGACAAGGTGGGTATATATCGGTCTATAATATCCTTGTTAGCCTCGTTCTTAGCCACGATCTTTCCGTCCTTGACATCTACCATGTTCCACATAGAATAATCCCTTAAACGCTCCCAATCGCGTTTAGCCTCGTTAGCGGACATATTTCTGTCTTTCATCATCATCTCCTTGAAATTGGAGTATGACCAGAACTGACCTTCGTATAGGCGGGTATCATCCATGACCGAGATAATGACCTGCGGATCCAACGGGGAGTTAAGAACCTCCATCATCTTAAACGGCAGGTCCCGGAATAAGGTTCTCCAGATCTTGTTATACGCCGCCGATCGTACACGGTTGCGGACATTAAACACGCCTAGAGCTTCTCCAACGACATATAATTTGTTGGTACGGTTTATATCCCCGATCTCCGACACGTACGTACTTAATTGCTTCTGAGCTTCCCCATAGGCGTATTTCATGGAGTCCTTGCTTATATACTGCCCTACCATACCTTCCAAAAGGAAGTTGGCCTGCCCGGTAAGGGCGCCGGTAGCCGCTACGAACGGGGAGAAGCCTAGGTTGGATTTGGATACGAATTTGGTAAACATAAGAGCCAGCTTATTAAGATCGACCTTATAATTACCTATATTCCATTCCGCCCGCTTATTATTTATCCTGACATCGTAGATGCTGGCGTTAACCCAGTCCTGAAACATCCTATAGGCGTGAGTGGCCTCCGGGTTCTTACCGCCGTCGTATTGCGTCTCCAGCATCATGTTCCTGTATCCCATGACATCATCCAAGGCCGCCCTCTTATACTTGTAAGCGGTAGCCTGTAAGGATAACATGGAATAGGAGTAGGCGAAGTCATGGGACACGTCGTTGGCGTTCTCCAACTTACTGAGATAGTATTTGGGGATCATACGATATTTGTTATCGTTCTCGTCAAGCCCTCCTAGGTCTTGCCCTTGACCGTGTATAGGATCATCCACCCTCTCGCCAACAATATCACGTACGGCGTTGCCGATGGCCGCCTTCGGGTCAACCCCGGCCTGCACCATCCTCTCCACGCCGCCCTTGGATATCTGTGGTATTTGGTAGATGTTCCGGAATCGCTCATCATAATCCTCCATAGCCTTACGGCTTATGTTAAGCAGCTCCTTCCTCATCTCCCACTTATCCTTATTGATCGTAGCTTCCTCCCCCTCGTTGGTAATACCGTATTTCTTGAAGAAAGCCTCGTTCTTGTACTTATCGAACCTAGGCGTATGATATCCATAACCCAGATCGGGATTATAATTAGGATTACGGAAAGAACTCTCGGCGTCAGCCTCATCAAGCCACTGGTTATTGATCGTCAGATCGATCATATTAATATCAAACCCGAAACGGGATACGCTCTCTTCCTTAGATATACCATTTTCTATGGCATCAAAGAACTCGGATACCTTATACGTACCGTTATTTATCTTCCTGACAAAGCCAGAATACCCCTTGGGAGAGTATCTCCTCATATAAGGATACAGCCGGGTCCTGGCGTACTCGACAAGGATCTTATCAGCCTTACCCATCGCTATGTCGTTAGCTAGCTTATTATTGAAGTCAGGACCGTATTTCCTTCTCAAAAACGATACCTCCACGGTCGTCCATGACGGATTCTTCCTAGATAGCTTAGCGGCCATCCTATCCACCTGACTCCGGGAGCGGGCAGACATATGTTCCTTGGCGAATTTAATCTCATCCATACCCTTGTCGTATACCATGGCATCCCTCAAAGCGTTACGGTAAGAATCCGTGACTCCACTCTCCACCGTATCAGGCATATCCATCTCAATAGCCTCAGCGGAAGCGGCGGCGTTAATAACGCTCTTAGCCTCAGCCAGACGATCATATAACTCGTTTATCTTTCTTAATGAGGCGGATCCACGTAACCTATCGAAATCATATTCCCCGTATCTCGTGCTATCCCGGTACTGGATAAGCAAAGGCCTTAGCTGGTCATTGATCTCGTTTATTGTCGCCATCGCCTCCTCTACCTTCTCTATTCTTGATGATGATACAGATTGCTCCGTGATCTTATCAACAAGATTCTCGTAATAATCACCCTCCTCTGATCCCCACATATCCTTGGAGAAACCAAGATGACCGCCAGCTAGCAGGAACTCAAACGCAGCCTTGCCGCCCTCGGACCGCTCTATCCCACGAAGTATCTCCTTGAACTCGGCGGAAGCCTTACGACCCTCGTTGGTATTCCCGAACTCCTCGGCCCACGCCTCGTCCCATGCCTTGATCTCCTCGGACATCATCAGAGCCTCGGATCCCTCTTCCTTTGGTGTCCCATCGGAATACCACTCGCTCTTGGCTATAGCCCTGTCACGTAAAATATCCAGATAAGATCTCCAAGCTATAGGATCGGATTGAAACGCCTTCCAATCGACCTTCCCGTTCCTCACGAACTTATCCATAGCCACATACCGGCTCCTGCGGATACGGTTCATGAAATCGGACGTAGCTTGCGATACCCTACGACCCAGTCTTTCCTCGACCTTCTTATTGACTTTCTCGATCTTATCGTAATAAGCCTGCACCATAGGTTTCTCTCGGTTCTCGTCCAACCACCTATTTATCGCGTCGAGATATCGTTGCTGATCCTCGAACGTCATGTCCGAGATATCAAAATTCTGGATGGTAGGTTTGAATACATGATATACCTCCTTCGTAATAGGCTTATCCCCGTCATATCCTACTATGTCGTCACGGGTCTTCACCTTAAGGCCTCTATCGGATAGAAGAAGATCGATAAGTTGTTTCTCGGTCTTACCCGTAACATTCTTAAGATCATATATATCGATAATAGCCTTAGCCTGCTCGGTCCTGTATAGTAAATCGTATTTGGCGAAATCACGGGACGAGTCAAGGTAATCCGAGTTCTTCCCATTTATCTTCTGTATAAGATCCTCATTATCCTTTATCCCCCATCCACGCTCTTTCATCATCCTAGTCATCTTATTGATATTAGATATACCTTCGGTATGGGCTTCATTATGGGCCTTGGCTAGACGTTGGCCTAACATACCTAAAATAGCGTTACCACTATGCTCCAGCGTACCAAAGAACCGGGACATGACATTGATATCCTTATGGATGTTATTTATCAACTTCTTTATCCCATTCCAATCTCTTTCCGGGATATTAAACATCCTGAGCTGTCCATCCAGCCAGTCCTCATTACGATCACTTCGAAGAGCATTTATATCAGACATGGATGTCTCAGCCATACGTAATATATCATCCATATCCTCTACCATGCCAACCTTATTGCTGCCATAATAATCAGCCGCCTGATTATTGACGAATCCACGAAGGTTCCTGATAAGTGGCACGATCTCCCCATATACGTTATCGATAACCTGTATCGTCTCATAATCCAATCCTTTTCCGCTCTTACGTAGGCTACTGGCGACAGTGACCAAATACTCCACCTCAGCCTTGGCGGTCGCTATGACGCTCTTGGTGGATAATAGGTTGTTATTCTTATTTAGCTCACCCCCGACTTGTCTTACCTTCTCGCCTATATCACGTAGAAGGGAGATACTCTCACCGATCCTCTGGCTTTGGCTTGACCTCATCCTCTGCAATCTGGTATATAGTCTTTCCAATGACCTACCGTTCTTGATCAGCTTATTAGCCACATCAACATCCGATAATGAGTACATAAGATGGTCGCTATCCTTTAACAGAAGCACGTCAAATGCGCTTGGATCATCAGCTAACGCCGACTCCTTTATCCTATCAAGAACCTTATTCAAGTCTGATCTTTGGGTAGAGAAGAAATTCCTTATAGCCCGGATTATCCTGCCAAACAAGGAGAGCTGGGCGTCCTCGGACGAGGCCAGATCCTCCACCGCCTGTTCCATGCCCGGTACGAACCGCTGGGCCAACGTCTTACCTAGGATCTCCCGCTTCACCATCCGATCCAGTTCCTCCCCTTGGTATTCCTTCCCATACACCTCATAGTAACGACCGGCGAATTGATTCCATAATGGCGTGTCGACAACAGAGTCCAGAACCTCGTCAATCTCCTGCTGATTACGATAAGTATCGATCAAGAAGTGAGCCACCTCCTCATTAAGATCCTCTACCGTAGCTCCCTCAGCCAGGGCAATAACCCCATTAGCCATATCGGATAAGGCCCTAGCCGAAGGCTCGACACCATTACGCATCTTATACTTATCCATATATTCGGACATACCCATCACACGGATACCTAACGTGGATAAGATGTTGGTGATATCAGTCCTGTTCTGAAGATCCTCCGCCTTCTCATTCTCAATAACCCCACGGACATTACTTCCGTACAAGGCGTTATCCTCCATCATCAACGACAAGGCTAGCTCCATGAACCCATCATACTTATTATTAAGCTCCTCAAACTTACCTTGCCTTAACATGCCCTTTATCTCCGATCTGCTTACCGTAACCTTCTCCCCTGATGTCGTGATAAGATCAAGATCGTTATTTACCTCCGTATCAAAACCGATGGAGCCTAATACGTTCATCTCAGAAGACATACTACCAAACCTGTTCCTTAGTCTAGACAAGGCGTCCATAGCGTTATAGATCTTAAGACCATCAGAGTTGCCGGCTCCGGTAAGATAATACCTATCCCCTAACCTTATACGCTCCCCGCTCAACAGACCTTTCTTGATAAGGTAATTGACAAACCCTCCACGGGTACTTATATTAGAATCTGAGCTGATGCCAAGGACCGGGATGAACGAATCACTGTTGTTAAGGGTTATGGAGGACGAGCCAAAGGAGATGTCAGCCGTACCGGACGGGACGTCGCTCTCCTCGACACTGCCGGCCAAGAACCCGGCCTCGATCCGCCCGCCGGACGAGCCTTTTATGGCGTTGGCGTAAGAGTCGTGTATCTTGCCGTCATCCGATCTAAAGAACAGGCGAGGCTCACCGGAATCATACACCAATCTTGAAGATGGGGGCGTATAATCTTCAATATCATTTAACGGCAAGACATTACCAGAAAATATGATCTCCCCGTCTATATTTCCGCCCTTCACCCTGATATTAGGTCGTTGACCGGTAAAAGCGCTTTCCACGGCCTTCCATAGCATACGGGCTGTTTCTTTAATATCTATATTCTCCCTGATAGCCCTTATATCATCCCATGACGCCTCTTTCAGTATCGTATCACCAATATTATCCTCGTTTATGGAATCCAGATCCACCTCCTGTACCGTAGATGTATCTACCACAGCCATATCATTGACATCACCTACCTCTCCGGAGGTAAGATAAGCCACGACATTGTCGCTATTCCCGAGACTTCTGGCCAACGCCGGGGCATCCATATCGCTTATGGCGGGCAGGACCTTGGCTGACATAAGTTGCCCCCACTCGCTGGCGCTAAGTCTGGCACTTATGGATCTGGCCGCCTCCTTATTCCTTGGCACGGATCTCGTCCAGTCTCCGAACTTGGATCTGAACTTATCGTTATAAATAGTCATATAAGCCTCAGCAGCCTTATCAAGATCACTTACGGCGGCTATACCCGCTATCTTATCGAACAAGGTAGATACCTCGCCGGAAGGAGTCAAGACACGGGCTATCTTACCTTCCTTATTCTTTTTAATTACGCAACTGCTCATAAATAAATGTTTTTCACAAAGATAAATAAAAAGCCTCCACGAATAAGCGGAGGCTGATATTCTTGTATCCATTGTATGAATTTATAGTCTAATCCATATCCTTGTTGTTGATAAACTCACCAACACAATGACCCGCAAAACCGGCTATATACGCGGCGTGTTCATCCTCTCCGACCTTAAATCCAAGCGACATATTACAGAACTGGCACACGCTCATGGCTATATGGAATGACTCGTGACATATATTTCTCATTATTAAATCATCGTCGCTCGAAAAATTCCAAAGTATGGCAAATTTATCATCATCGTCCCTATCCCTTACCAAATTCACGAAAGACGCCTCCTTATCCATATCATCTTCATCTCCCCATTTCCCCTCGTGTTCAGGTTCCATATTCTCGAAACGATCACACAACGTCTTATAATCTAATCCAACCGTGATAATCAAATCCAACGGATATATCACGAAATCAAATTTCTTTTCTCTCACGTTACTAAAATTATTAATTTTATTTATCAAATTCACATTCGTATCACAAAATGTTTACTCTAACAGGGTTAAACGCTAACCCACTATCGATTATCCCACTTATGTAAGAATCACCGAATACTTTCCTGCCAATCCCAATAGCTCCGTTGATATCAGCATTTAGCAGCTTTCCAATAGAGCTTTGAAACAAGCCTCGTTTCTTTCTTTTGCCGAGATAAACATCATGCTTTCCCAATTTTTCAAAAGCCAGATGATCCACTTTGGAGGTATAGGATTCCTCGTGGACTTGAAAGTCTATTCCAACCAACTTACACTTATAGGATATCTTTTCAACAAGTTTTGAGAATGGAATCTCAACGAACTTCTGGTTTATCCTCTTCCCTAGATTTACTCCATTCTTCCATCCTTTATTCAAACCCACAACAAGATTCCCAATATTGTTTTCAATACAGATATTTACAATAAATCTGCTAACCTTGTGGATTTTATCTTCAATCCAAAAATTCCTATAATTATTTAGCCGTCTAAGTCTCTTTGAAGTACCCTTATCGCCAATATACGACATCAACCTAGCTCTCTTCTTATTATACCACTGATTGAAGGATTTAATAATCTTGCCGTTTACAATGAAAGGCTTGATACCTACATCGCTTATACATGAACATAAGTTATTCAATCCCAAATCAATCGAAAGAACATTATCCTTATTCAGGTTTAGATCCTGTTCCTTCTTCTCATAAATAACCTCAACCACATAGCATGTAGCTTGAGGGATTACCCTAACCTGACATAATTTGTTATCTCCTATATTTGTTTTGATTGGTGGAATTATGTTTTTGATAAAATGGATACAACCATCGTTTTTCAATCTGCAAGCAGAAGTCGTAAAGACTGCCATATTCTGCTTCTTGCCTCGTTTGTACTTCGGCAATTTTGGTCTTGATAAAAATTTAGAAGGATTCTTCTCATATTCCTTCTTTGATTTCATCCAAGACTTTGTTACCGAAAACACTTGAGCTACGACTTGTTGGGACACTACTGATGGTAGATTCCTAAAATCAACCTGATTCTCCTTACATAATTTAGTAGAAAACTCATATTCATTTATGTAATCTCCGGAAAATATACCTTGTCTGACGTTGAAAAGAACATAATTATACAACAACCCGGATTTGAGGCATACATCCTCAAATCGGTTGTCTTTTATGATATGTCTCTCAACTAATCTCATTCTTAATATCTTATGCCATAAATATAAACATTCTTTATGAAATAAATAATTTATTCAACTATAATCCCTTTAATTTTTCTATAACCTCAAAACACATCTTACACTCAATCCTACGATACAACTGCCTTACGCCATCTATCGTAGTCCAATAACGACCACCCTCACGGTGCAGGAACTCACTCATTACCTTAGTGTCAGCCACATCATGTAGATCGTATGAGTCAAAACATAACTTACATATATCGTCAAGATCAAAATAAGTAACCTTATTATACGACATACAACGGATTTGTCTCCCATCAGGAACCTGAACATCGAAAACATCTATCTTCTCCATATTAAAAAAAACAGAGGGATGCCGATCCCATCACAGACCGGTATCCCTTATAATAAATTAGCGACGAAAAGCATGGTGATTGACATGCGCCACAAATGTAATTACAAAATTCGTAAAAACAAAATATCAAGGGCAATCACCTATGCATTCGCACGGAGCATCGCTTTTCAAAACCCCATACACCCGATTGTCGCTAGTCAGCCATCGTTTGCCGTCGCTCGTGATATAAGCCTGCCGGCATCCCTCCTGATTCACCGTGAGCGTCTTCTTAACACCTTTTGGAGTTGTTATCTCCAGCTCAAGAGTCCGATCAAGACCGTTGTTCATCACCGAGCCAAAGGAAACGGGGGCGCTTCCGGTCCCGGACCCCGGACTGACGGTCAGAGGCTGGTCCGTTACCTCGCCTACCCCGTCCTTCCAATTAACATTCAAATCACTCATAATTATATCCTTTAGTTATCTTCTACTCACAAAGATAATAAAACAAGAGAACTCCAACCGGCTTAAGTCGATCGGGGTCTGAGTAAGCGAAAAGAAACTGATTATCGTCCCATCATTCTCAATACGGTTCTAGCCGCAGCTTGCGCCCATGTCCAGCTGTCATTAGATGTTACGTTAACCGTCTGTTGAGTACCATTTACATCCAAGTTAATAATCTCCTTGTCAAGCTCGATAGTAGAGTCTCCAGCGGCTTGCGTTACCGTCACGTTGGCTGTCTGGCCACCAGCGGCGGTTACTTTCAATGTAGCTGTCAGTTCCTCGATCGTGACGTTGGCCGGTACGTCCGAGATCGTGATGCTCCAAACGAACTCGCCAGCGGCTCCAGGATCGTCGGCGATAACCGCTCCGTTAGCCGTAGTCTTTCCAGCCGCCGTGTAGTTAGCCGGGAGCTGTAACGTAAGCCCGTTATCCTCAGCCGGCGTGACTGCGAACGTAAGCTTAGTACTGTTAGACTTACCGGTGATGGTAACATTACCGCCTGTCTTTTGCACGGAAGCGTTAGGGCTGTCTGATCTTACCACCTCAGCAGCCGCTGCCTGATTAACTACCAACGCCTTCTTAGCCCCGCCGTTCGTGGTGACCGTAAGGTTGATAGTGCGTTGAAGACGACCGGTGTGTTTCTCACCGGAGAAATTAACCGCCTGATCTCCTGATCCTGATACCGGGTCGACGGTTACGAAACCGAATTTTTGTGATGCCATACTTAAATATATTTACAAATGTCATTTTATTATGCCAAAAATAACTTGTATCATATCACAAGCCAAATATAGGGGGGGGGTAGATACGACTAGCCCTGTACAACCTCAACATACAACCCTACTAAGTCCTTTAGATTATGACTAAGAGGAGTTCCGCTATCCCTAGTGCACTTATATACATCAGCGTTCTGGATGTAATATTTATCCTTGAATATCTCCATTGGAGGGAAATACGGGATAGGATCCCCTATGGTCCCGGTATGCTCCTTATCAATGACCTTGTATAAGGAAGCCGTATTTAGTCCGGGTTCCCATTCCGCTGACAACGTATGTGACTGAATAACCTCATAAAGGATATCCGTATCGTCCTTAACCACCCTGAGGCAGAATCCGGCATCCACCGACAGCCCGAACTCCGCCCCTTCTTGTCCCCATATAGGGAATAGGGCCTTAACATCCAATTTCTCGTTAGGGGATAAAGATATAGCCTTGTTATTAACCACCATTCTGGAGAATCTGACAGCCACTTTCTGAGGATCGGAGACATCTTTCTCCTTTGCCTGTTGCCGGACATAAGTCATGGTGATATTTACCTTATCTGGATAGCCGGACTGAGCGTCAATAGCCCTCACCTGCTCTACGGTAGTGGCTAAGCTTACTTCCCTCTGTTTGGCTCCTAACGCCGACATCAGATCATTATCATACTTATCCATCATCCCGATCAAGATCTTGCCTTCCGTCATATCGAACTCCAGACCTATGATCGTTATCTTACCAGCTATAGCCCCATCAGCCAAAGCGTTACGCCTATCATATTCAGGGATATAGATATTTTGGTCATCCAAGAAAAACTCATGAAGATTATTATTCTCATAAGTCCTGATCTCCTCATACTTAGCCGATTTCTCCTCATTAAGAAGCCTTGAGTCATCCAATTTAGCCTCGATAATCTCCTTAACCGTAGCTTTAGGATTAGCCTCCTTGAACGCCAATTGCTCCTCCCCAAGCTCTATCCATGGGGCGGGATTCCCGTTAATGTAATCATCATAACTATAGCCCTTGGCGTAATTATCATCAAGCGGATCGCCCTGAACTAATTGATTGGGATATATTTCCCTGTTTATATATACGTAGCTCATATCTTATATCATTAATCTTGTTCTTTAACGGCGATACTATACTTACCTGAAGCGTAACACCAGATATTTATCTCGAAAGGCTTGTTAGCCGTAGTGGTTATAGAAGTACCACTCATGCTTACATAAGCCCCGGAGTTGGGTATAGCCTGCGTGAAGGCCGCCGACGGGACGCACCTGATCATCAGCTCCTCCCCTATCTGCATCCCTGACTGCACGGATAGGGTGGTAGCGGCTGATAACGTAGCCGTGATACTTCTCTTGCTAATAGGCAGGTTAGCTAATGTCGTGACCGTATTAACCCCTATAAGCCTGTTCATGGTCTTCTTATCGGCGGCCGCCATCAAACCGTTAGTAGACTCATTGGCCACGGCGTATGTCGTGTTAGGAGGTGTAGCCCAAGTGCCATCTCCACGCATGAAACTGGATGTACTGCCATTAAGCTGTCTCAACAAGCCGCTAGCTGTAGTAGAGGCCAATCCGTATGTGGTATTGGTAGGTACGACCCATGTCCCGTCACCACGAAGAAAGGACGTCTGCTTACCAGCGGCAGGAGCCGGAACTAATCCCGCAGCACCAGCCGCCGAGGCCGTAGCCGCCTTCATATTGGCGTAGGTAGTATTCGTATCCTTATAATAGGGGATACCACCCACGATAGGACAAGCCGTATATCCAGAGGCGCTTGTCACGGTACTGCCGTTCTTGACCAACCCCGTGGACCCGTTAGCTCCTACAACACCATACGTTGTATTAGTATCCGTCCAAGGCACGTTGACATACATCTTACCACTACTATCCAACTCCACCGGATAATTCTTGCCATTCTCCGAATATCCAATCATCACCAATCCTAAGGTCGTGGTATTAGCCTTAGCGTATGTGGTATTTGTCGGAATCACCCATGTGCCATCACCACGCAAAAACGACGCTTGCTTGCCGGCAGCCGGCGCTGGTACCAATCCCGCCGAGCCTGCGGCTGAGGACGTTGCTCCGCCCATGTTGCTATATGTGGTATTAGGAGGCGTTTGCCATGTCCCGTCACCACGAAGATACTTGGCTTGCGCTCCGGCGGCAGGTGCGGGGACCAAGCCGGCCTTTCCCGCCGCTGAGGCAGAAGCGGCTCCCATATTGGTATATGTCGTGTTGGTATCCGTCCACGGGACATTCACATACATCTTACCGTTTCCGTCAAGAGCTACCGGGTAATTCTTCCCGTTAGCCGAATACCCGATCTTAACAAGACCCAATTTATCGCTTGTAGCTTGGGTATAAATCGTGTTATTATCAGTCCAAGGGACATTCACGTACATCTTACCATTAGCCAAAAGCACAGCGTAGTTCTTTCCATTAGAAGCATAGCCGATCTTAACCAATCCTAAGGTGTCGGCCGTGGCTTCATTATACGTTGTGTTATTATCCGTCCACGGAACGTTAACGTAAGCGTTGCCGGACGAATCCAGTTGCACCTTATAGTTCTTCCCGGAAGTCGTATATCCTACCTTAATACCGCCAAGAACGGTAGCGGAGGACGTGGGAGGGGTGAAGGTACTTGGTTTGCCCGTAACCCCGGACCAAGGCACGGAGGAAGCCTGACTGGCCGTGTAAGGCTCATACCCATCCTCACTGTTTAATTTAGACTCGTCTTTTATCAGATACATCTTACCTGTAGACGTGACCTTTACCGTATCACCGCTTTGAGCCGTAGCGGTGGTAAGGGCGAATCTAGCCGTATCGTCAGCCACCACGATCAATCTCTCCAAAGCCGCCTTAGGTAACCTATCTATGCTGATGGTTCCGGACGCGATCTTAGAGGCATCAAAATTAGCCAATGTCGTGGAGATAGTTACGTTGCTTCCGAAGTCCGATGAGACACTACCGGTAACAGCCCCGGACAGCGCTATGGTCCTAGCCGCCTGTAATTTCGTGGCGGTAGGGGCATTATCCGTCTTAAGAGCATATTTGGTAAGATCAATATCATTAGCCTTATCCAAAAGCTGATCTATCCGCTTACCATTGTATTTACCTTGAAAATCTTCCATATCAAACTTATTTTTTGCTCAAATATAGTTATATACATAAATACCAAGAAATCGAGGGGGGGGGAGATACGGGTAAGTGTCAGAAACTGCCGTCCCCGTGCAGGAATCCGCTACGGAATATAATAGCCTTGTCTTTAAGTTTCTGGACAGACTCCCATTCCCATTCACCCTCACAAGGCTTAACGACATACTTATTCCCCCATGTCTTAAACTTCCTCTCTATAACAAACATCTCTGGGTCTTTTAAGACATGGAAGATACTTCCGACAGGGAAATACTTATCAGTTCTCAATATAACTCGATGATGTCTCTCGTCATATTCAGGATCGCCTACGATACGGGCCTTATAAAACTGAAAATCGTTTAACGTCTGATCCACTGGCTCTATCCAATAATACCCCTTACCCATTGCAGTTTGTATTTAATTATCTATATTTGCGGTGTAGTAACTCATAATGTTTTAAGTAATTTTCAACCAAAGGGGAAGGGTGTCCGTGAGGATGCCTTTTTTCATTCCCGCCCACCCTTCCTATGAACAAAAGATCTACCTCGAACAAATGTAATCATAATAAGGCTACGATCAAAAAGAAACCCTATCGGTATTCTATTGCCGACAGGGTTCTCCAACGTTGTATCAAACTAAATCATATCACTCCATTTGATTGTGTCACCGACGAAGCACCGCACCGCCAGATACCTTACGAACGCCGTCCCTTCCGGGGCGTCAGGGTCTTCCAGATAAGCCAAGACAGCCTTGACTATTTTCTGGTCGCAATCCAATACCTTAGGAAAGTAGTCGCTATAGAACATAGCGAACAGGTATTGGATATCTCCCCAAGTGGCGTTATCAGGTTTCTTGGCCCCGCATTTATCGAACATCTGCTTAGCGTCCTCCATCGTCCATCTTCTCTTGGACCCGTCGGCGTTAAGCATCTTGTCAGCGGCTTCTCTAGCCAGCTCCTTGGAAAAGTGATATCCATGGGTGTCTATATACCGCTTATAATCCGGGTCATCGGCGTCTGCTCCTCAGTAGTAACGACTCCTGCGTCCCCTGCGCATATACGGTTCGGTACCATCGAACTCGTCACGGATGCCACGCTCACCGAACCATCCCCTGCGATACATCTCGTCCTCACGTTCATGGAGTCTCTCGCGTTTCTCAAGCTCACGCTCGTCACGTTCCAGCTCCCTCTCGCGTCTTTCAAGATCACGCTCACGGCGTTCTAGCTCATCCATTCTGCCGTCATGCTCCTTGCCATAATGGTCATATATTCCACCACCATAACCCATGTAAGTCCCATCCGAACGTCTGCTACGTCCACGGCCGCCTCTACGATCGTAGATCTCGTCATTGTAGTCCTCTTCGTGACCGCCGCCTAAATCTATAACTCTCATCTTAACCTAATTTTTTAATTAACAACTCTTTTAGCTCATCGAAAGAGGATCCCATCCTATCGACTTTCTCCTCAAGATTCTTGATCTTCCGGTCTTGATCCTTAGTCTGCTTAAAAGCCGGATTGATTTCCTCAAGGATCGAATCACAAGCCTCTAGTGTCCTCCTATGCTTATCGATACTATCGAGAATATCGGAGCTGGTTCTCTTAGCGGCGTTAAGCTGGTTCATGATCGGATCGACCGAGCAGGCCAAAGTTATGTTATTGGACATAGCGACATCCCTGCTCTCCGGTACGACATAGGTCATGGAAGACCCGTTTATCTCCACGGTAAGGTCTATCACCCTATCCTGTAGTTGCTGATATTGCCCCATCTGACCCATCTGGGGTTGCTGGAACCTAGGCTCGGACACGTTAACCACATTCCCCATCCTGAACACCGGAACATCGGACGTATCCAGCGTATATACTTGAAATCCTTTCTTTAAGTCTCTAAACATATCTCGATTTTTAAGCGGGAGGGAATACCCTCCCATTAGACATCCAATCTAACCTATCCCTCATCAACAGTCGTCTCCGACGCCGAGGCGGAAGTTGTAGGCACACAGCAATCCATGAGCCTCAATACACCCCTTACCTTGTTGAAATAAACAAGGCGTTCGGTGTTGTTAACCATAGCCGCTCCGGTCACAGCCACGTTGATCGGATTCACCACAGCCACGCCGGTTACCGGGCAGCATGTGTCATCACCTACCGTGGATACGGTGCTGTTCGCTGGAATAGCTATCTGCACTGGCAATGTCTCGCCTGTTGTCGGAACCACCTGCCGGATTTTCAGCAGCAGAAGGCCCTCGCATGGCAAGGACAGCCATATCCTTGGGTTGATGCCGAAGATGGTGTTGGTAGTAGTCACTACCACGTTCTTCGTGACCAACTCATAAAGAGACCCTATTTTAGAAACACAAGCCATAATAGCCTCCTTCCTTTATAGAGTTAAATAGCAGCGTTTCCGTTGTTGCAGCATCCATTGTTGCACCCACATCCGTAATTACCTCCATAAAATGCTTGACCCCATCCATAAGTCTGGTAAGGAGAGCATGAAGGATAAGCCGGCACAGGGGTAGGTCTCAACTGGTTGATCAAATTCTGAGTCTGTTGCTGAGTCAACGCGGAGGCTTGGTAAGCCGACCTTTCATCACGCAACTGATTGATCGTATTCTGCATCTCACGCATTTCCAATTGACAGAATTTATCATTAATCAAGGTTGTTTGAGCATCAATCTTAGCGCTCAAGATATTGAACTGCGTAGTAGCCTGCTCACGATTGTTTGTCAATCCTTGGTTGATGTTACTCTGAAGAACATTGGTTTGCTCTAACGTCCGTAATTGATTGTCAAAGCCTTGCTGCGTTATCATATTTTGAGTAGCGCACGTGCTTTGGTTGATCAAAGAACTCAAATTGCAGCAGCAAGAGCTAATTTGATTACCGATCTCACAACCTTGTTGCTGTACGGCGTTAATAACAGCCTGAGAGGTCATACCTACCTGACCAGCTACCTTATCGATAGCGCCTTGTACGTTACAGATAGCGCTTTGCAATTGAGTGGTAGTACAGTTCAAGGCGTTAGCGATCTGCTCGATAGCGCTTCTGTTACCTTGGATGGCCTGCATCAGCAACTCACGACCATAGTCGTTATTTCAATTGAGCGGGAAGACCATTAGCGCAATTCTCACCACCGTTACCAAAACCATTGCCAAAGCCACGGCCGCCCCATAACCAGAACAGGACGATGATCCACAACCACCAACCGTTAGCCCCTCCGAACTGGTCTTGGTTGTTACGACCGTTCATCAACGCAGCGACTAAATTCGGATCCATCTTATTACCACCCAAAAGGCTGGTAAACATACCCGGAATCATAGATAATAAACCATTAGCGGCGCTACCGCTCCCGGAACCCATGCCGTCTAACAGCACGATTTTGTCTCCACTTGTACCCATGTCTATTTATTTTTGAATTAATAATAACCCCACCTGATAGTGGGCGTTACAAAGTTCAAAAATTAATAATCCTAGGATCGTGATATATGTCATCATCAAAGCACGTCATGTCATGCAATTGGTATTAATAAGAACCGGTACAAGACAAAAAATCCGGAACGTATCACTACGGCCCGGATTCATGCAAATCTATAAATTCAATGTTTCAATGCTCGAAAGAAAACGTCTCACGACGTCAAAGAGAGATTAACTACACGAAAAATCTCGCATCAACTTATTTGTATTAGCAGTGTATTCATTAACTATCTTACTGGATGAGGGATTATCCTCTATCCTTGACAGTCGGTTATCGTCACTCCTTACCGTAACGTCACCCATCCTTCGTACCATGTTTTCTTGATATGATGATGGATCGGAGTATATAAGATCATCAACGAACCTGTATATCGCACCATCAACCGTCTCACCTATCTTCTCATATAAGCCGGATTGGAATGACACGAAACCATCATACCTCCCACGAGCCAAGAACGAACCGTCCGGTCTCGCCTCGACACCGCCGTTGACCTCCCGGAGCAGGCCCGGATTCCTTTGGTACAGATACCTATAAAACCCGGCATCCATCATCCTATCCTGTCTATCCAGATAGAAAAGGTTTCTCATGCTACTGTCACCGGACTCGATAGCCACGTCAAACAGAAGATCCCTTACCTGACCTTCCGGCAACGACATCTCCATGCTTTTTAACGTACCTCTGTCATGGTGATTCAAAGATACATTATAAAATCCATTAAAATCAAGGAAACGTAAGACATTATTATATAAATCCGATTTTTTTAACCTTTCCTTGATCTGGATCTTCCTTAACGATGTACAGGATTTGATAAAATCCCGATCCTTCCCCTGTCTAGCCTCGTATCTCCTGAACTCCCGATCGATATCGGCATCATCCATCTCAGGGGTAACTGGATGCTGGTATATCAATCTGGCAAGGATCATGTTCTCGGTATTCGAGGATGAGATGTTGGACATAACCAGCTTTTTTATATTATCCTTGACCACGCCAATATCGGAACGGGAAGCCCCGGCGGGGACCACGCCAGCCGGCAAGTACGAGGGCCGCTCTATCCCGATATTGGCCAACATCTCATAGGCCTGATCGGTGTCGGTTATCGGAGCCGTGTTATGGTACGTATTCCTACTAATATACAACATGCTCCTATCATACATATCGGAAGGGGATGTATTCCCGGATCTTACATACACCATCCTATCCCCAGTAGAATAAGTATCCTGAACCTCGTATATCGGATTCCCTTTTCCTGTTATCCTATCAAGATCGGAGATAAAGCTATCGTATACCGAATTGCCGGCCTGTATGGAAGACAACATGACGTCCAGCGACGCCATAAGATCACGGATATCCTCAGGTCTGGATATAACCATCTCATCGCTGATCGCCTCGCTTATATCCACGCCCATGTCGGCAAGATCCATGGCTATGTCATGCAGACGTCCGGCAACGTCCTTGATGTCCTTAAAATCATCCATATCGATTATCTCCCCAACCTTATCCCTTAGACCCTTCATATCCTTAGGCATACTGATATACGGTGTGGTACTATTGAAGTACGAGTCGGTAATCGTATTTCCGTCCTGACTCCGAACCTCCATACGGGTCATATTACGATACGTGTCATACATCCGATCTGCGTAATCCTGATCCTCCTGATACCGGAGTGCCAAGGAAGGGTATGGGATGGAGGCGAAAGCCTGATCGAACTCCCGGCGGTCGCTGATACCGCCTACCGCCCTCATGATCGTATCCCTTACCTCTATTGGATTCAAGCCCCTTCTCTTTCCTAACGAGTCATATGTATCCTCATATATCATATAATCATCACCAAGGCCTGACTCGGAGGACAGGAAATACATATCCTTCTCATTAAGATTCCCCTCAGACATAAAATCGACAATCCTCCTCATCATATCCCTTACCCGCTCATACTCCGATCGGTTAGTCATGATATTATCAATCTCATCAGCGTCATACATCCCAGATCGCTCAAGATTGTACCTATTGAGGAATATATCACCGCCGGAAAGGAAGTTAGATACGATCATATCATTAAGATCATTGATATTATCAACACCCAAGGAAGTAAGAGTATTATTAATATCCTTAACCTCATCAGCCATGAAATTGCCGGCGAAATAGTTCTTCCGCTTGATAAAGGACATGACATCATCATACCTAGGTTCCCCATTACTATCCAGATCATATTCTGATGGCATGGACATCCAGTCGCCAAAGAAGGACACGAAGTCGGGGGAGTAGGCCGTACCCCAGACCGATAAGGCCTGCTTCTGGTCGCCAAGCACCTCCATCGCCCTTTGGTATAATCCGGATGGTTGGTTATTAGGGGCAAGGACATTATCTACCCTACCCTCCTTATTTTTTATAACATAACAAGATCTGCCCATTACTAAATCGTTTTGTTACAAAGATATAAAATCCCATCTACTCTCACGAGCGGACGGGATACCAAAATAACAACATAATAACAAACCTTATGTTTCTACTGAAAAGTACAAATCATTTTGCCGATCCTCACGGACAGGCAAAAGCTCAATCCTAAATTACAAAAAAAAAATGGAATTTATCGTTTAGCGAAAATCTCCTATACGATCAAAATATCTTTTATTATTTTCTACAATATTAAAATCATGTTTTTTAATAATGTCTTCGACTTGATCTTTCCTTAAATGGAACCATTCTCTATCAATATTATATACACTATATTTAGAATGAAGAATAGACTCTATATCCTTATCTACATATGCTATCATGTGAAAATACACATTAGCAACCCTCAACGCTTTCTCTCTTGCACATATATCCTTAGATTTACCAATCTTTACAAGACCATTGTTTGCATCTAATCCAATATAAGTAAATTGCATCTTTTTATTATCACTACGTGATATTTCCCTTAATGAAGAAATAGCACACATTGTAAAATCGTATAAATCATAAATATCAAAACTCATACATCTAGGCATCATTCTACTCACAAACTCGGCCAATTTTCTATTAGCTTTCAATTTATTGGAAATAGTGAATTTAATGCTATCAATGTTACTATCCGTATTCAATATAGTTATATTATAAACAACGCCATTAAACATATGATCTATGCACATCTTATCAAGAATATATTCTCCATAGCCATATTTATATAATTCATCCTCATATTCTATAGCTGCCGATATAAAACGATTGTACAACATCAAGGTATAATCGAAATCAAAATCACTATGACCAAACAGCATTATCAATGCATAATGAATAAAATTACCATAATCGCTATCACTTGAAGTTATAGTGCAATCCTTGATAATTAAAACGTCATTATTATCAACATATTTAAGATCGTCTACAAAATTCCTTACAACAACATATAGTTCTTCTGAATATAATGGAGGATCAGTATATTTCAACTTTCTCTTTTGACAAAAATAATTCAAATCGTCATATAACTTCAAAATATGTTCTTTATCCATAATATAAAACAACAAGGACCATTGGCGTCCGTTATTCCACCAATAGCCCTCATCTATCGCCTACGCCTAGGCGAGTTAATATCTTCTTATGGCCCAATAACGGATGGACACCGCAAATATAAAACCTTATTTTGAAACTACAAACAAACAGGAGATATTTTTACAAAAAATGTAATCAGTTATATTTATCTATCATATAGACGAAATATAACTGTATCTATCCTCCATCATCATCACCACCTTCTTGATATCAGATAAGGTTAGTTTCTTTATCTCCATATTCCTGCTATCCATCCTGACAAAAGAGTTCTTGAACTCCTGCTCGGTTATAGCCTCCAACCTAAATAGATTGTATTTTATAAGCAACTGGCTTACGTCAAATATCAGGATATTAAGATCAATATCATCCTTCAACTCATCAAGAAGATCACGCATCATGACTTTGATAGCATCAGTATCAAGTTCCAGTTTATCGGCCTCCTTCATCAACTTCTTGATAATACCATTGTGCTCGATTATGATGTTAGCGTTATCATCATCGGTAGGTAGAAGGATATCCATCGTACATTTTATACCAACCTTATCACTAAGTCTTTTATTGAACTCAGTCATATAATCAAAAGCCTGATCCCTGCTTAAGGCGTATGTATGATCAAGCAACTGCTTTTGTCTGACCTTGACAAAATAGTTACTGGTGTATAACATCATCAAGACCTTCACTCGCTGGATGCGTAGGTCTTGCATGATCTTCCGATGTAAAAAAGAATCTAGTTGCATAATATAAAGAGTCCCCACCGGGGCCATCACACACCCGACAGGGACCAACTTTTAAATATCTTACTCGTCAGGTGATGGACTGACGCTGCGAAGATAAGTCAAGATATTTAATTTAGCAAGGATTTTCCGCCTCATTTTCTCCAGATACTACGTTGCCGTCGGAAACCAAAGACTTGTCCTCGGCCGCCTTCGTAGGCGAAGCGGAACCCGATTGGGAGCTGGACGGGTTGACGAACGGGGTCTCCGTATCCTCGAAGAACGTCTCATCCCTCCTAATACTCATCCTGAACTTAGGAGCTATGAAAGGATCGTTATTAAGATCAATGTTGATCGTAACGTCATTCATCAAAATATCCTCCTTAGTTCTGGAATCACCTATCCATCCTCTTACGTCAGCGGTCATAGGCATCCTGCTAGCCGCCTCCTTAACAGCTTTAAGCCGGTTCTTGATAACACCCACGTCCCCAGCCAGCGGGATCATATACGTCTTATTATCCAACCCAGATCTGGCTATAGCGTTATTAAGATCCATTATATCATCAATACTTACGCCTCCGCCTAGACCCTCCGTAATCCTATCAGCCATCGATTCGATCATGGATGAAAATGACGATATATCCTGATTTTTCAATCTTACGGGGTACAGGTAATTTCTTCCATTTCCTGTCTTTATAGCTACGACCGGAATACGTGAATTTTTATAATCACCATACTTGTCCCTGACGATAGCCGTACAGAACGGGAATATATTATACTTAATATCATCCCTCATCGTAACCTCCCCATTCTCTATATATCCTACGCTCTCGACCTTACCAGCCGTCTCGTTGGTAAAGTCATTCTCGGATACCATCAACGTCCCATTATCATCACTTATGCTAAAATTAGGTCTTCCCGGCAAAACACTGGTGACTGTGCCTACGAACGGTATATCAATCTCACCCGCGACGGATCCTACATTATCCCTATACAACTCAAAGGCCATACTCCTTAAATCAGCGTTACTCCCTTTTGAGTCTGGATCATTGGCTTTTAGCACCGAGACAAAATTACCATCACCATCCACGATCTTAATAACCATATTATCAACCAGCTCTCGGTAAGCCGACTTAGTCTCATCAGAATTAGGGTCAACGGCGTTAAGGCTATTGTATTTATCATACAATTCCTTGGTATATGGATCTAACATATCCATCTTAAACCTTACCATATCACCCTTGCGGAGGCTAGCCGCTGCTTCCTGATTCACCGACTCGTTGTTAGATCCAAACGTATCACCCGTATAATAAGGGACAATAGATCCATCCTGCCCCTTGCGATACACCATGAACCAGTTGGAGGTCGATAAGGCGGTCTGCCGCCCCAATATGACACCGGTAGCGTTCTCGAAAGCCTGAGCGTCATCCTCGCTAATCATCCATCTTGAGTGGTTATTCGACTCTATAACAGTAAATATGTCGGTTCCGTTGGTGAAATCCATCACCCTTCCATTATCAGTATCAGTGGCATCAGATCTTTTAAGCCCAAGACTGTCCATAAACCTATCAAGTCTCATTCCGCCAACCTCATAATACATGACCCCACCGATCTCTCTCTTCTGGGCCATCAACACCACCGGGTTCTGGGCGGCGTTAACTTCCGTCCTGCCGGTGGATGTCCCGGGTTCGCTCTCTGTGAGGACATCACCCATAGGTATGGATTTATCGTAATCCTTGACAGCTATACTTCCGTTATCATACAACCTCATCCATTCCACGAATTGAAGAAGAGGCCCATCGGAATAATTATTGATAATATCAATAGCCTCATTAAGCTTATCCTGATCAATCTCATTGCCATTGTCAGCCTCATTCATAAGATCATTATAAGTCTTTATAGCTTCTTTGATCTGATCCTGATCAAGACCATTGATATTCATATCTACAATATCATCAACAGCGTCCTTGATATTATCATAAATATTATCATGGATCTTCAATCTATCTATTATCGATCTAGCCTTATTGATCCTTGAAATAGGATTATCCCCAAACCCGTTAACTAGACTATCGACACGAGGCTTGTTATTATCATATATCTGTCTCTCCCTAGGAGATAAGACATCCTCATTACCGTTCCATATCTTTATAGCTATATTATTGATTCTATCGTCAGAAGGATTTATGATATCCTCATCATCAGGAACCCTCTCGACTATATTACCTTCATCGGTCTTAATCTCGTTCTCCATAGATCTGGCTATCATATGATTATATGTCTTGAACATAAATGCCTCATCCTCCCCTATAAGACCATCTTGGTAAGCCTTGTCTATAGCTTGGTCGTTGGCGTAAAGATCATTGGCATCAGGATTATCAGTATTCCTGAAATCGTACTTGCTATCATCCTCCTCATAAGTCTTACCCCATACGTTCGATAATATCTTCATGAACCCGCGCTCCTGCGCCCGGATGAATCTTCTGTCACGCATACGACGAAGAGACTCGTTTATATTCTTATAAGCCACAAGATTATGACGATACTCACTAAGCAATGCCATAGCCTCCTTATAATTATCAACCCCACGGATAGATACGATGTTTTCAAAATCAGCTATAGTATCATAAGCCGCCATAAGATCAGCGGCACTGATCCTTGAATCATTTCTATTTAAGAACAACTTAGATATATCAGCCTCTGAGTTAATTAACGTAGTTAATTTCCTCTCCAATGCGATCCTATCCTCTGTTAATTTAAGAAGCCTATCATTCTCCTTGACCAACTTAGCCTTATCAGATTCAAGAGCGTCCTTCGACGCGACACTTTGTTGAAGCCTCAAGACATTCTTCTCCATCCTCTGTATATCATCCGTAAGCTTCCTGAGTTCTTCAAGATCCCTGCTCGAATCAGGATTAAGACGAGAATATATATCAAGAGCGGGGCCTATATCCGTATTGTATATCCTTCTTAACTGATTGGCGATATCGTTCAAATTATCCTTCGCCTCAAGGCCATTATAAGCCATATTGGAGATATAGGCGTTAAACGACCTATTGGATATACCATCGGTAAGGGAGTCGGCGAACCTATTGGCCATGGTAAAATTATCCACCTTCTTATTAAACTCACTGATAAGATTAGACTTATACTCATTGACCTGCTCATCCGTCATATTCATATCGGACGCTATATCGCTATTAGGTATAGATTCGACTACCGTCCTGAAATTCTCCTTCGTATCATCCAGCATCCCCATCTCCGAATCATAACGAAGACGATTGAATACGGCGTCACTAAAATCCTTATTTATGATCCTACCATCACTCTCGTACGATGTGTCTATGCCGGATAATTGAGCGTTAAGAGCCATACTGCCACGAATAGCACGGACAGCGGCGGTGGTCAAGGCGCCGGCATTGGTGTTGTAGGCCTCCACCATCCCCTTGTTACGGGACATGTCTTGGCTCCATTCCTTTATACCTCCAAAGGTCTTTCCACCCATAACCGATCCGATAATCATACCGATACCGATCTCCTTCCAGCCTTGACTAGACCCGTATGTTTCCTTGAACCCGTTCTTTATAGCCTCCATATAGCCTATATTCTGCCGGATAGCCATAGGATTGTATCTTGATTCTACCCAATCCTCGGCGGACTTACTAGCCACTCCCTGAAGACCCTCCTCATACAGACCCTCGGATACCGGACGTTTAATGATATTGAACGTATTCCCGGCTACCTTCTGCCATTTCTTTGGTGTTATGGCTCTTAACATACCGTTATCCATCCTCTCAGCCCCTACGCCAAATATATTGCGTTTTATGAACTTATCCACGCCAAGATCCATACCAAACATATCACCGAACATAGCTATGTTAGACAATGTAAGAATACCGATATTAGCGGCAAATATAGTATTGGCGGCATCGACGTTGTCATTTCTGAACCTCATAAGCTCCTCATACGAGGCTTCTCTACCATAGGCATTTCTGTAAGCCTGCTTGAAGTTTTCCTCAGACTCCATCAACCCACTCCTTGACTCTACCGAAGCCTCCCAAAGCGTTGACGTGCCAATAAAGGTTAGGTTGTCCAAACCCTTGCCTATGCCTCGTCCTATGCGGGCGGCCCTCAGCATGGAGTTAAACCCGCTCTTCGTGGCGGAAGCAGCCCTACCTAATCCAGCGACAGTCGCTCCTATCCTAGCCCCCATACGGGCGGCATTCATAAGACCAGCGCCAGCGAAAGCATAAGACGACAAGATAGCCCCAGCCGTAAATGCAGCCCCCGACAAAAGATCATTTGTCCAGAAATTGGTTGTAAACATACTTTTAAGAAATCCGGCATCTCGCTCCTCCTTACTATAATAATGATTAAGCGTATAATCACCACGCTTATCCATATCATCCAACCATCTGGCAAAACTGTTATCATACATAGCTGATAACGTCCCTTTTGTAACAAGCTCCTTTAATCCATAAACAGACTGACCTACTCCACCTATTCCATACAAGGCAGACTTATAAATAAACTTACCTAATCCTCTATAAGTTTTCTCCCAACCACTTTGACTTCTCGATAGACGATCGTCATTATCTATATTATTGATATAATTCTCATATTTAGGAATCCACTCACCTGTTGATAACCTATATCTTGAATCACGAAGATTGATCCTGCTCCCAGTTATATCATAATTACCCTTAGGTATACCTACCTCATTTATCATCTGGAAAAGCGAGTTTCTGGCTCTTACGTCATCATGATAAGATGTCTCTACAGATTTTTTTATACCCTCAACCAATGACGGTATGCTTCTACTTCCTTCCCTGGATAAAACATCATTATCCATATCCGATGAACTACTCATCCCGACAGGAATAGGGATAGAAGAAATATTGTCCCCAGAAATCATAGGGGATGGAATGGATGGAGTCGGAACATAATATCCCTGATCCCTCATCACATTCCCCATATCATTATTATTGCTGTTCATTTTTACCATCTATTTTATCTATGGTCTCTTTATCCAACACCGAAAGAAGATTGCTAAGGTCAGAATGCTGTTCATTAATATCCCTACCCTTTACAATAACATCCTTATTAATAGCCTCAACTACAGCTTGAGTAAGATACATCTGAGGACACATATTTATGATTTTCATGATATTATCAGCATAATCAGTATTATACTCTAATACCTTAAGCGGTGTCCCAGTCTTTGCTTGACCATGGAAATAAATACCAACTTCAACCCCTCCTGGGAATCCCTTAGCTTTGACATCATACGACTTGTAATTCCTCAAAACCGTATTAATTATCCTAATAGCCCTCTTATTAAGCTCAGATGTAGCTAGATCATTACTCTGAATATCATACTTATCAACCATCCTAGAAGCCTCCTCCGCCGCATTCTCGACAGTAGCGAAAGCGCCAAGCGAATTAGCCTGCGCCCATTTCTGGTAAGGTCTATTGGTTGTAGCAGAAAAAGACACAGGAATGATCTTGGATTCATAATCTTCCGATCTCACATTTCTTTCCCTTTCATACAAACTATACCCCATACTATCTAATTCTTCTTTAGTAACTTGAACCGTAGCGATATTCTTTCCACCAGCCATAGCTACCAAATCAAATGTATTAGGATTATCTGTAGGACGAGCATACAATATATAATTATTAAGTCTACTATCTTTATCTTTATTCAAGAAACCGGCTCTCGCCAAAAGCAGACTCTCTAATTTAGCATGCATACGCCTATCCTCTTTAGAAGCGTTGGTAGAATTGGAAAATGACCATGATCTTGGAGCAAACTCATCATATCTTCTTTCATAGACTGTTTTAGAATCCTGAACAGCCTTAGCTATATTACGACCTACATTGGAAGAAGACCATTCCCTTCTAAGCGTAGGGCCATCAGCTCTAGACATATTCTTACCTATGATCTTGATCATTTTATCCCTATTAGTCATATTGGCATCATCACTATTCATTATTGGATTATCTACACGACTATAAGTTTTGGCTATATTATCTATATCATCCAAAGTGAAATTTTCTCCCGAATATCTATTTAACAGATTTATATAAGATCTCATCAACTCCGTATTAGCTATAGACCTATCCGTGTAGTTGATGTTTTCGCTTATCAATCCAACTATAGAAGAAACTTTCAAAGCGTCTTCCGGAGAATACTCCCTTCCTCCAATAACCGCTCCATTCTTACCAACATCCCTTGCGTTAACCATACCATTATCAGTATATGTATCAATACCACCAGTAACATAGTTTTGATCTTTGATAGCATCATTAAGGATATTCTTCGTAGCGACATCAAAAGCATTCGTAAGATAATCAACTTCCTCGTCCATTATCTTACTATATTTCTTCCTATTATCATTCGCCGCCATAAGGGCCTCATACCTACCTACCATTTCTGGTGATGATAACACAGAACTAGACCCGCCACCGTTATTGGTAATCCATGCCATAATATTCTCACTATTAACACCACCTGGATATATAGAGGGATTGTTTTGTATATCGTTCTCTATACCTCGTAAATCAACAGGGTTTAAAGACGATATTAAATCCTTCTCTCCTGTTGATATATTGTTTTCATTCTGAATATACTGATTGTCAAATATATTTTCAGGAGTGACATTAGGCTGAACTTTTTCTAGCTCAATCATAACACCTGAAGAAGCTCCGGAACTGTTACCACCTTCTTTAGTCATTATCTCCCTAAGCTTAAGATTCTGATCTATTTCCTTGGATTTTTGTCTCCATGAGAACTCCCGCTCCTTGAAATCAAGATCTCTTACTTTAAAATAATAATCATCCGCACTATAACTTTCTGATGAATTATTGTATGACCATCTAGCAGATACACCATCAAGAAACTCGTTACGGACAATAAACTCCCCTGCCCTAGCGGGATTCATGTTGTTGCCAATAAAGGATGTAGCTTCCTCCACTAACGCACGGCGCTGCTCCCGAACCTCCTGCAACGAAGCCTCGATAGCCGCCTTAGCGGAAGGGCTGGCCTCCGCCCCTTTGAGCTTGGCTAAAAGAACGCTCTCTTCAGCGTCAAACCCAGAAACATATTTATTAACAAACTGTTCAGTAGTCATACCACTAAACATGCTAGGATTGGTCATGGCTAAATACTGTCCCTCTATCTGCATCTGAGCTTTAGCATTCTGAGATATAGACCTAGCCGCTATTGATCTAATTTGAGATTGACTCATCTCATCAACAGTAATATCCCTCATCCTCCCTGTAGGTTTACCATCCACTATTTCAGGAACAGAAAACTTCTTTCCTTTATTAAGACTAACGAAATCTTTCATCATCTTATTCATTTCCTCATTATAATCCGTATAAGGAGTATAATGAATAGGATTCATCCTTGTCCCAACCTGACCATCATTAACCCATTCATAAAATGGCAACAAAGCGACAGCCTCATTTATAGCGCTATATTGCTTTGGATTATTGAGTTTCATATCCTCGATCTTCTGCGAGAAAGATCTATATTCCCTAGTGCCGGCAATAGCGTTCAACACACGGGTATCCAGAGCTTCTCCAAGACGAGCCTGTATACTTCTGGCTATACCGTCAGAAGCCAAATTAGATTTACGATACACGTTATTCACGTCCTGTATCAATCCATTTAACCTATTCTGAAGATATTCCCTATCCTGAGGTTTTATAATGTCAGAATTGATAATATAATCAGCATACTCGTTTATAGCCTGCCGATTGGTATCTATCTTCTGCTGCATGTACCCCATCCCCTGCATCATGACATCCATGTTGTAGGGCGATACATACTTGCCGTAATTCCTTAATATACTATATTGTGAAGCCATCCTTTATCCTTTCTTGCCTTTAGTTACTTCCTGAGCAGGATATAATCTCCTATAACTCAATATATCTCCTTGAGGATCAGCGATCAACTGTCCATTAGAACCGATCTTGACATCCCCGAATATAGACCTTAATGTATTCATGGTCGTAGCCGTATTCCACTTCTGCTGGATCTCGTCATTTACGCTATCGAAATACCTGGCCCAGTTCTCGTCATTTATAGCCAATCCCTGCAATATACGTTGCTGGTAAGCTTGACGTTGGGCTATATTCTTATCATACGTATCAGCCCAAGTACGGGCGTTTACATTATCAGCCCAAGCCCTTTGAGCCACGTTCCCTTGTTCTACCTCATTAATGTATCTACCTATATTGGAACTCATGATAGCCTGTAAGTTGGATGATAAAGCCCCTCTCTGGGAATCCGGGACATTACCCATCTGATCCAATTGTGATTGGAAAGCACGATTGGTCTCAACCATATACTGATCAGCCGATCTCAACACCGGATCCACGGCAGGAGCGTAATGCCTTTCCAGACCTTCCGTTGTCACGGCTCCCGGGGTCATCCTAAATACCTCGGGGAAGTCAAGACCGCCACCCACTATATTCCTGCCTCCATTGCCGCTGTTCGACTTACCGGCATTTGTATTGGTCTTAGGGAGCGTATTGGGATCAATCAGCTCAGGCATATCCAGTTTAACATCAGGTTCCTCCACATCACCTATATCCATAGGACCGGGAGCCACCTTATGAGGATCAAGTATAAAATCAAGACCTTCCATTCCTTTCATGGATCTCAATGCCTGCATCTTAAGCATATCCTCGCCAAGTATCTTATTAACGACATCCTTGTTCTTGTCAGAGAATAGTTGGCTAAAATGAGTGATACCAGCGTCGTTAAGAGCTTTATGCTGTTCCTCTGTAACAACATCCAGACCGATCATAGGACGAGATGAGGAATATTGACCAAACTTATTGTCTCTCATCCTATCATGATATGAGGCTTTCTTATCTTCCGGGTAATTACCTTGGCTATCCTCGCCTCCAAAGGAAACGAGTGTCGTATAATCCCGAAGCGCCTCTGCGTTGGCGATGATCGGGTTCTCCGCCGTGGCCAAGCCCATCCAGCCACCAGTGGTGTTATATATAGCATCCTGAAGAGCTTTGGCGGCAGTAGCCTTAGGCGCACTCATATAAGCATCATAAGCCAAAGGCATGAATGTCTTATAATATTCCAGTCTCTCATCAGCATTAATGCCGCCATAAGAACCGTCCTGACCTTGACGTTGATACCCAAACGTATTATCCTTATTATTATACTTGTTCTCAACAGGACGGAAAGTAAGGAGATAATCGAATAAAGAGCTACCACCTTTCTCCATCTTCTGACGAATACCAGCTACTTTCTTAAGCAGCTCTTTCTTAGCCTCAGCTACATCATCTTCTGTAAGACCATATTCTTTCATGGATCTGGATATGATATTATCTATCTCGCCTCCCTTGGCGAAATACGTATCCTCATCCTTCTTCATCTTCCGGTCTTCCTGCTCCTTGTATATGACATTAGCGAAGTCCGTAAATCTTCCTTCTAAGCCATTAACCGTCTCGTTACTGTCATTTATAGCCTTGGATAATACGGAAGCGTTTAAGCGCCTCGTATTCTCGTCATCTATCTTATCGTTTTTCTTCAGCTTCTCCAGCGCCTTTTTCTGATCATCATAAGCTGATTTAAGACCTATCTTAGCCTTATACCTATCCATTAACGTGGCGTACGTATCCTTTGGCGTAGCCTTGATCCCATACGTATCCCTGATATATTTGGCGAAATCCGGTTCTATGGTGGTGTCATCGGTAATAACCTTAGTCCCCTGCTCCAAGGAAACGGGGGTACCACCATCGGCGTGCTTCTGCCCCATGGCCTCCATCGGCGCCTCTCCGGGCTGCGTCACGTACTCACCCTTTTCGACCTCTACGTTGGCTTGATCTTCCATCGACTTAGGTAACGGATACAGGTACTCACCGGTAAGGCTTCCGCTATCGAACCTATTATTAGGTCCTAGATAAACACCACCACCATCCTTATACTGCATCTGGGATTGCCTTCTTTGCCTAGCCTCCCGCTCTTGAGCCAACCTGATATTAGTACGAGTGCCTTGCTCTGACGCTATACCTGAGAATATATTCCTTGCCAACCCTAAGACACCGCCGATACCTGACATTACAGTACCTACGACATTAGCCGTCTTAGCCCCGGTGGATAAATCACCGTACCCCTCGCTTCTCATACGCCCTATACCACGCCCCATCTGGGTAAACCTAGATCCTATATCATCAGCGCCATAGTAAGGGATGGTGGTAAAATCAAAAACATCCGTACTACCAGACTTATCAACCTTCTTATTACTGTCAACCAAAGCGCTCAAATCACTTGTATCAATGGTATTAATATCAGGCTGCTGAATATCAAATCCTATCTGGGTAGACGAAACCAAAGGCTCCACTCCAATACCCTGAAGACCAACAACATTACCGGGCATAATAGGGGTGACTTCCCCGGCCTCTTGATATTTAGGTATCTTCCTCTTGATTACATACTTGCTCATATCAAATTAATTTCGTTCTGACACAAAGATAGTTTAAAAAAAATAGAGACTCATCATTTCACAACGATGAGTCTCTCAGCAAATGCTATTATTATGGTACAGAATTAAATTCTTTTTATGAATAATGATCCTATGGCCTTAACTAAGTCATATAGACCAGCTCCCGAAGCGCCAGCGGCCGCTCCATATAATAGCGCCTCCCACCATTCACTACCAATCAACAATGGCGATACTTTCAAAGCCCATACTAATACACAGACCACCATACCTATGACTATAGCCGAAACCACCTTAGCCCATTTATGGGTGTCAATATACGGCACAACCTTAGCCAATTGAGTGGCTAACATAGTAATAAGAGCCGCAATTCCAGTAAAAGTAGTCAAGTCAATCGTAATAGATCCCCCTGGCTGGATTACCTCTTGAGCCATTAACGCCATTGGCGCCAATAGCATAACTAATAGAAACAATAACTTCTTCATATCAAAAACGTTTAATTACTTCACAAATATAGCATTAATTCTGGGTTCTGCTCATACCCTTTATATTCAGCATCAACCCCGGTATCATATTAAGCACCAACTGCCTTTTCGCCTGTTCCTTACGCATACGCTCGGCCTCCGCTATCTGCGCCTCTGATTGAGGATCATTCTTAATATTATTAGCGATGTCCTCTATAGCTTTCTTGTTAGCGCCGGATTGAGCTAGCATCTTATATAACAGGTCTTGACCTTCCTTCTCCCACCAGCTATCCATGGAAGGGCGGGAAGCCAAAGAAGGATCGGCAGGGGCTACCGTCTCAGGGATAGGCTGCTGACCTCCGTCCCCCGTGCCCGAATCCCGCTGCCCGAACTCGTATCTCATTGGCTCGTTCTCCGGGACACCGTATCTGTTGGAGAACATATCGGCGAACTCAAACCGCTTCTCGTTTCTTAATGTCGATCCAAGGGGTCTTCCGTATCCTTGATTCCATGCCACGGTAGCGTCCTTATAATTCGTGGCGTTATCAAAATCAGCCTTCGAATACATATAGTAATTATAAACATTGCCTTGAGCGTCCTTATCAAAGAACTTGCCTTGGTTCATGTAGTTCCAGCCTAGCCCCGGTACACGACCTTGATACTCATCCACAAGATAATCCAACTGCTGTGTCAAAGTCGGTTTCTTACCATACCTACGCTGTAGCTCTTTATTCCTCGGACCAAGCCATTGCTGGATACCAAAGTCACCGGCGGCTCCTAGGGCTTCGGTGTCCCCTCCGGACTCGGCGGCGATGTTGGCGAGGATGCCTACCGCTTGCGTTTGTGGTATTCCCTTCTTTTCTGTCAGATAGTCCCATATCTCATCATACACAACCATCTTGTTGTTGTCCGATCTACCGGGATCAACAACATATTTGCCTTCCCCATATCCTTTATCAGTATCTACAGGTCCACCATCCTCTTTCTTGTCTTTCTCATCATCGGCCAATGTAGTGGATATCAACCCTATATAATAATCAAGATCCCTATGAATATTATCCGCTACTTTCTTGGCCGCGCTTTCAAACCTCTCCTTATCCTCCTCGTCAGGTATCCTTCTCCTTATACCCCTCAATGTCTTCCCAAGATATTTAGTAAATATCTCATTAGGGATGCTGGCATAATCGTCCAACTTATCAAATACCTTTCCATAGATGCTAGACTCCCATGGATTGGTAAATACATCTTTACCTACCAACCCCATCTTATAAGACGGGGACAACCTCATAGGAACACCTCCAGTAAGGACATCAAATTCTGGATGGACGTCTTCCAGCGGCCTATCATTGAGTTGCCCATAATATTGAGGGGACTGACCGGATATAACGCGATCAAGATCCGACCTGTACATTTTTCTGGCTATATCCTCTACAGGACCTCCCTCCGCATACTCATCGAAACTCTTGAAATAATTCTTATAATTACCCGTCAACCACTCCGCTTCCCGCTCAGAATCCACCATAATAGTGTCGCCGTCAGCGATGGCACTTTCAAGAGCGTCCCACTCACCCCTATTATTCTTAGGATCAGTGAAGTCGTATAACTCACCATCTATCTCCCTGACCGAAGGATATATCACATACCGACCATCCACGCCAGCGTAGCCAAGCTTATGCGTGGCGACATTCCCATCGACCTCCCAGTCAGGTATGGTTTTCCTTTTCTCATCCCTTAACCTCCTGGCGAAATTGGCATCGCTGCTCTTGATGAGGGTTATAAGTTTATCCTTGTCAATCTCACCTCCATCCTGTTTCTCCTCTATCTTCTCTCCCCAAAGACCGTATTTCTCCCTAGGCCAGATACCGTCTATGGCATCCACATAACCAACGGGATGCTCCCCGTCCAGACGCCGGTTCCGCCGCTCGTCCGCAGGGTACAGAGCGTTGGCCAACGGCTGCGTGATATGACCCAACCCCTTATCTTTGGATCTCGACATAGCGTCCACCACAGTCTGATATATAGGTCTTAATTTCTCAGGCAAATATAACCCCGCCTCATCAACCAGCTCGCCTATCTTCTTATTTATACCCCTAATGCTGAAATTATAATTACCCATGCCATTATTCAACGGAGACAACGCACCTCTTATCCCATTCATACCTTTAACTGCGGCTCCTCCGCTAAGGACATCAAACTCCGGGGATACGTTCTTTAAAGGACCATCATTCATACCCCTAAAATACATGGGACGCTCACCTCTTACAACACGATCAAGATCTTCCTTATACAAATCCTTTATCCATGAAGGAATCTTCTCCGGTCTATTTTTCTTAGCCATAAATCACGTTTTTCCACAAATATACGCACAATCAAACGGATATTAAAACACGAGACGGGAACATGATCCACATCACATACCCGCCCATGATATCAACATAAGACCAAACCCCGCCCCATTGAGGGCGCTAGCGTGTCAACTAGCCATTCTCCCAATCCAGAAAATCACCGTCCACTCGCTCCTTCAATGACTTCCTGTCATTCAGAAATACCTTATAGGACTCGATGTAAGACGAGTCAAGTATGCCTAACTTGGCGGCGTTATAGTCGTTCAGCATCTTCTGCTCAACACCGCTACCCCATAGGGCGTCGATACAGGCCTCCAATATCTTGTTGGCCGTCAACGTAGGCCATACCCTGACCTCGTTGTAACTATAGGAGATCACGGGGGCCATATCGTCACCCATCTCCCTTGTCTCCTCTCTAACGTCCCACCGGTAAAGGTAGGATCCGTCACCGTCCTTTTCCATAGTGATCGGTATAGTGTCGCTATATGTTCTTTTCATGTCTTGTTATTTAATCGTTATACAAAAAAATTCCCGACGTGAGACGTGCGGCTACGCCGACGTTTTACGATATTCGGGGAAAAAGCAAAGGCGCGAAC